TAATCAAGAGAGCGATGTTATCAGAGTATTAAGAAAGGACTGTCCGCCTATTGACTTTCCTGTAAGTAAATATTCGGGCTTGCCTAAAAAGTAAAAGTTAACGGTCATTTGCAATACAATGCGCCGACTTGTTCGGAGGAATACAATCCTATGGCTATAAAATCACCTGGAAAACTAAGTGACCCACTAGAGAGAAAAGCTAGAAGGGAACTTAAATACGAATGGACTGCTCTATACGGAAACAAGGTAGAGTTAAAACAGTATGATGAAAAAAGGGGCTTAGTTCACAATTTCAGGCATATAGACCAAAAGAAGGTACAAGAGTTTGTATTAAAATCGAAAACAGGGATGAGATTCACGATCTCTGTTAATCTTTTGACTGGACTTTTTTATATTAACGAAAAACCAGTTAAAGAGATTTTAATAGAAAATACTCGCATTCCTCTTGGTCTATCTTTTTTTGGAAAAAGGATAGAATCCCCTTGGGGAAGAAAAGCGAAGTTAATCTATGTGCGACATGTTAGGAGAGATTTCAATATGGGTTTTGGGACAACAAGCGTTGCGATGACCTATGAACTGGGATACGAAGCAGAAGTAAACGGAGAACATGAAAAGCACACCATCGTTATTGATGAAAGAGGACATTTCGGAATCCCTATGACTCTAGAACAAGAAGGCTTCAAAGCATTGTAGAATTCAAATAAACCAAGTATAGGCTCAGTTTAAGGCTAGTTTTAGTCTAGACTGAGTTTTTTTAATGAACTAATATGTTTAAATCTTTAATTTACTTTACCCATACCTAATATGGCATTTAAAGACGGACTATCAGCATTTTTGACTACCTGGAGTGGTGTTCATACCGCTTTTTCGTTTAATCAATCTAATGCAAACACTGGTACAGATACTAGCCATGACAGTAATGCGGCAAGTTTTTCCCAAGCTGATATTAGTGACTTCCCGAATTATGGTCAAAACGCAGATTGTAATCCCGCAAGTGGTGGGGATATGGACATATATTCAGTTGTTGACAACTGTATGATGTTGTATATTCCAGCCGCCCTTTCAACTGGTGTATATGGGCTTTGGTATAACGGTGGTGGAACAAACGCTCAGGGTGCTTTTATTAAGTCTGAGTCTAATGGAACGACAATTACGCTTGCAATTTCACACAACGCTAGTGGCACAAATCAGGATTACGACACCTATGTTATTACTGAGCGTGGCTGGGTTTGTGTGGGATTTCAGTTCGAAGATAACTCTGGCAATATGGCAATTTGGGTTAATGGGGTCAATGTTTCGGAAGTAGCTCGCTCTTACAATTTACTTTATGGTTCTGGAAACCCTGGCATTGGTGATAATAATGGTGATGGTATTCCCGGTTGGGCTGCGGAAAGTACAATAAACGGCTCAGGCATAATTATTGCTAACTTTATAGCCGACAATAAAAATGATGATAATACCCAACCCGCCGGAAATGGTGATAGTTTTTATACAGATTATTATGATGAACATTTAGCTGAAGAGACGATTACACAAACAATAACTGCTAAAGGGAATATTGCTGTTTTCATAGAAAAAATAAGAACCGTTACTGCAAAAGCGTCTATAAAAATATTTGCCCAACCAAGAACAATTTCAGCAAAGGCAAGTATTCGGTCAACAATAATTGATAAAACAATTTCTGCTAAAGCGGAAATTCATATGTTCGTAGAATTATTTGATAGTGATACTTATAAAGATGCAGGAGAAACAGACGCAGATTGGGACACGGCAACTGAACGTGTTTATCTGCCCTTAATATAATATGACAACATTAACAGTTTACGCCAGAGCTCATATTAGAAAATCTGATGATGCCTATAAGTTTAGAATTGTTCAGTCGATTGCCCTTGATGATCTTAATGGCTGGGCTCCAACTTCTTCGACAGCTCAAGGAGCTGGAAGGGTAGAGTTTGACCCAAGGCAATACCCAGGTGGAACCAAATTCTACTTTTGCGGATGGATAAGGCAAACTGGTGCCGGAGAAACTGTCCATGTTGAATTATGGGACGATACCAATGGAGCAAGTCTTGGTGAAATAACAACCACTGCAACCAGTCTTGAATATAATGTAGTCGAAATTACTAGATGGACAAATGAAAGCAGAACCTTAACTCCAAGATTCTGGCGATCAAATAATGGCGGAACCGTTCAGATGTATAACGCCTTTCTTTTGATTGTCGTCCCAACAGATAGAGATTTTCTATCTCTTTGGTCTTCACAATACTGGATGTGTTTTGGACAAGAATCAATTTCATCTACCGATTATGACGATGAAGAATCGCAAGGATTAGGAAGATTCTACTACGACTCAAGTAAGTTTAAGGGGACAACAACAATTCGTTTTCAAGCAACATTTAGTTTTGGTGATAGCGATACAGCCTACGCACGGCTTTATAACCTAACTGATGAGTCAGAAGTAAGCGGATCTGAAGTTTCTCACACAGCAAGCAGTGGCACATTTTCTGAACTATCAGACCCAATTACTCTTGTTACTGGCAAAGAATACATCGTTCAAATTAAATCGGACAATGAAGATTGCTATCTGAGACAATCAAATTTGATTATTGACCAGGAAGATGTTGCTGGAGATGGGTCAATCAATCAAGTAAGATCATACGAAAAGATAGTTAAAAGCGGAGCCACTTCAGGGACAACATGGATAGAGAGTGCTTATAATGCACTCTCTACTAGACCAGATCCCTATACATGGCAATTGGTTACTAGAGAGTCATTTTTGCAAGCCTTTATGAAGGTGGCAGGAGCCAGCGATGGCGGTTCTATAGCTGTTAAAGATGAAGACGAAGGGATTTATACAATTATTGGGGGAATTCTTGAAGAACAGCCATTAACGATATCTTTTCAGCGATTTACGACTAGAGTACACAGATTTCCAGTAACTTCAGTTAAATTTAATGCCCTGTCTTATATCAGAGAAAGACATGCAGGGGGAGCAAGTGATTTGTTTTCCTTCTCTGCTTTTTACATAATCACTGACTCTTATCTTAATGGAAGCAGTGCTCGCTATGTTCAGGTAAAAGCTAATATTTTTGCCACAACGCCAAGACCAATCACAGCTAAGGCAAGAATTTTAAAACACGATGTCGTCCTAACCACTTACTATTTTGATGCTTCTGATGCTGGACCAAATGATCCAGATACCGCCTGGGCTGATGATGCTAATGCTTTTAACGGAGAAACAGAAAATTATGCTTCTTGTTCAACTCGGAGAGTCGGAGATGATAATGGATTAAATGCTACTGGTACAAATGCCCCTGCCAGTCACGAGAAGTCGGCGATTCAATTAGTGAAAATGCGGTTCTATATGCAGACTCCAGAAGGAACATTTGATTATCTTGATTGGAAAGTTGAATCTGGGGCAGAGCATTTAATCACTACTTTTGGAACTTTTATAGATTCTTACTATACATCAAGCACAGATGCCCTTTGGACTCCTTATTACCTTATAGAAGATCCAGCTGATGGTTGGACATGGGCAAAAATACAAGCATTAAAAATCACTCTTTGGAATGACAACTGGAATGATGCAGAAGATCGAGTATTCAAAGTAGAGATACTTGTTTATCACAATACGCCAACCCCACAGACGATTCAAGCTAAGGGAAGAGTTGCTAGCTATTCTTTTCCAGCGACAGCCCAATCAAGTGCAATTAAGACATTGGCAGGCGATCTTCAGTTTGCTACCGCAACCCTGACAGCAGTTGATAGTATTCCCGCTAATACTTCAATCACTTATTATCTTTCTGCCGATGGTGGGAATAATTGGGAAGAAGTTACAGATGAAGTAGAGCATTCTTTTGTAGATAAGGGCACTGACCTAAGATGGAAGGCAATTCTCACAACAACCGACTCTAAAGTTACCCCATATATTGAGACAGTTTCCGTTGACTGGACAACCGAATCGGCAGCAGCGGCAGAACAAACTATCACAGCAAAAGGGCGAATTCAGAAGCAATTTACACAGACGATCACCGCCAAGGGTCGAATTCAAATAGTCACAACTCAAACAATAAGTGCGAAAAGCCGAATCCAAAAAGACAGAACAGAAACAATCACGACTAAAGGACGGATTCAAATTGGCTTAACTCAGACAATAACTGCCAAGGCCAATATAAAAGTTACTTCAACACAAACGATTGAAGCAAAAGCCTCATTGATGAGGGAATTCAGTCAAACGATTAGTGCTAAAGCAAGAATTGGCATTTCTTCATCCCAAACAGTTACCGCAAAAGCCAGAATTAAAAAGCAGTTTAATCAAACGATAACTACTAAAGGTCGAATTCAAATATCTGGTTTACAAACTATAACTGCCAAGGCTTTAATTAAAAAGGAAACAAGTCAAACGATAACTGCCAAAGGGGTAATTACTAAGTCTTTTTCACAAACAATCGAAGCTAAAGGAAGAATCCAAATAACCTTTACCCAAACAATCACTGCAAAGGGTAGAATTACTATTGCTTCAAGTCAAACCATCACGGCAAAGGGGAGAATCACAGCTTTGCAAACACAAACAATAACGGCAAAGGTTAGTATTAAAAAACTATCTACTCAAACAATTTCGGCTAAAGGAAGCATAAAAAGAGAGTTTGAACAAACAATTAGTGCCAAAGCCAGAATTGGACTTTTAACAACTAAGACAATTACAGCAAAGAGTCGAATCACAAAAGAATTCACACAGACGATAACTGCCAAAGGGAACATAAAAGCAACGCAAGATCAAACAATCGAAGCCAAGGCCGCCATTAAACTCACAACCACACAAACCATAAGTGCAAAAACGGCGATCCAAAGGACACTTACACAAACCCTAACAGCAAAAGGTCGAATAACTATTAGTGGAAGTCAGACCCTAACTGCCAAGGGGCGGATTCAAAAACAGTTTAGCCAAAGCATACAAGCAAAAGGACGAATAACGATTTCTAGTACTCAAGCGATTAGTGCAAAGGCTTCTCTTGAAAAACCAACCTATCAGTATATTTCTGCCAAAGGACGGATCGAAGTACAAAGTCAGCAAACAATTACGGCCAAGGGAAGAATAACTATTTCTAGTGAACGAACCATCACTTCTAAGGGTGATATTAAAAAGCAAACTACCCAAACAATTGAAGCAAAAGGAAGAATTCAACTAGCGGGAATTGGGGTTACGATTGATGCTAAAGCAAGAATTGAAAAAGAAGAATCAAGAACAATTTCTGCAAAGGGAGCAATTTCACGAACGTTCGAACAAACGATTTCCGCTAAAGGCAAGATTCAGAAGATCTTTACTCAAACACTATCAGCTAAAGGAAGAATTAGAGCGACTACGAGTCAAACTATTCAAGCCCTAGCTTCAATAAAGCGATTAGCGGTCACTAGAACCATTCAAGCTAAAGGAAGGATACAAATTGCCACAAGTCAGTCTATTCAGGCAATAGGTCGTATCCAACAAGCCAGAACACAGACTATAGGCGCTCTTGGGCGCATCAAAAAGCAGTTTAGCCAAACTATTGAAGCCAAAGGAAGAATCGGAGTTTTTGGCGGAAAAACAATTGATTCTAAGGCAAATATTAGGACAAGTATTAGTCAAACAATAAATGCAAAGGGAAGAATAACTGATGTAGGAACTCAAACAATAGAAGCCAAAGGAAGAATAACAATACTTGGTTCGCAAACAATTCAAGCAAAGGCTTCAATACAAAAAACATCTAGCCGAACGATTGAAGCTGTTGGGCGAATCGAAACGATTAGTACACAAACCCTGAGTGCTAAAGGAAGAATTCAAAGACAATCTAGCCAAACAATAAGCGCTAAGGGTTACATTGAAATTGTTTCTGAAAAAACAATCAGCGCAAAAGGACGAATTGAGAGAAGTCAAGAACAAACGGTTAATGCAAAGGGAAGAATTGGTATTGTTTCTCAACAAACGATAGATGCAAAAGCAAATATCACAACAACAATAACTCAAACAATTAGTGCTTTGGCGAGAATTTGTCGCGGTCAAACAATCGAAGCAAAAGCAAACATAAAAGCGGTAGCGACTCAAAGCATTTCCGCTAAGGGAAATATTCTTCTAACACAAGAGAAAACTATACAAACAAAAGCAAGTATATTAAAATTATTTGCAAAGACTATTCAGGCCAAGGGTTACATAATAACCTGGGAAGTTATCGACATCATAGATCAGGTAAGAGATCAAAAGATTGTTGATGAAGTAACCTATGTCAAAGAAATTACTAGAGAAATAAGTTATACTAAGGTTGAGACAGTCAACATCGTTGACGAAAGGTCACAGGTTAAGGATCTTCCTAGAACAAGGCCAAGAGTTATTGAAATCACTGACCTAAGCAGAACCCAACAAATTAAATGGATTACTGCTAAGGCCAGAATAAGGAGTTAAAAATGCTAGATCAAATTTTAAAAGACACGGCTGACAAAATCGAAGTTGATATCTACTACAATAATGTTTTAACTGCACCCGATTCTATTAGCATCAGAGAAATCAGAGATCCTAACGGAGTTGTTATCCTTACCAGTCAGGCAGTAGTTGCAGGATCTACAACGGGAAGATATGAATACACAATGGCATCTGCCTATACATCGGTTTTGGGAGTTTATACTGCCATTTGGAGATTTGTAATTAATAGTGCGACCTACGAACACACCCAATCCTTTGAAGTAGTATCTACGCTAAGACAAGGATATATTGTTCCCCAGGAAGTAAGAGATTTGTCTGTTTATCCAGAAATCACTGCCGATAAACCAGTAGACGCAGTTCTCCAAAAATACATTGATAGATCCACTAGTATTATGGATGCCTATTTTGGAAGTTCTATAAACTATGCTATTTACACAGAAAAAATTCGGTGCGTTTTAGACAAACCACACAATGGGGTTCATATTCAGCTTAGACATAGACCAATCATTAGCTTAACAAGTGTCCAATTAATGCAGGGGCCAACCAATACCTTAGATTTAAATGTCGATTATATTAGGATCAACGAATTGGCGGGCTATCTTGAATACTTCCAAGATATTTCTGTTCCTACTCTAAGAATTTGTATTTTTGATCCAACTAAAACACAGATTATTCCTGTCGCTACGGTTGTTTATACCGCAGGCTATATCACCGTCCCTGACAATGTAAAGATGGCGGCGGCGATGATAGTTGAAGAATTGTATAAACAGACCAAAGGGGATGACCAAAAGTTAAGCAGATTTAAAATTCAGGATATTTCAGAAACATATAAAGATTCTAAGTCTTTACAGCAATCGAAAAAGGAAATAGGAATGGAAGGGGCAGATACAATTGTTAAATTATTAAGACCCTATGTACAACCATTTAGAAGATTTGGGTTTGCAGGGCCGTTAGGATAAAATGTCAATTCGAAGAATACCAGACAGGTATCTAAAAGATACTCTTTATATTTATCGTGAATCGGCAACTATTGATGCAGTTGGAGATTTTGATACTGTTAAAAGTCTTGCCTATGGGCAAATGAAGGCTAATGTCCAACCCCAAACTTCCGAAGCTGAATACGATATTCAAGGAACGATTCATAAACAAACTCACTCTGCATATTTCAATAGATTCGTAGATGGAGTAAAAAGAGAAATTATTTTGGGAGACATTGTTTTGCGCGAAGATACTGGAAAAAGTTTTCTCGTCATAGGAATTCAGGAGTTAGAAGGGGCTAACCCAATGATTACTGATAGTCATCATTTCAAACTAATTCTAAAGAGAACAACTGGATATTTTGAAGGAATCACTCAATTTAAGATGGTTACTTCAAGAGCAAAAATAGTATGAAAATAAGTTTGTCTATCTCAAATGTAAAAGAAACATTAAAAAACCTGAAGGAAGCTGGAATAGTTATTAAAAAGGACTTCCAGGGTGAATTAATCGAACATGGCAAAAGCCTTAGAGATCAGGCAAAAGAAATTCTCGAATCAGAGTCTCAAATGAGAACAAATAAGAAATATTGGACAGGAAATTTAAAAGATTCGATAAAAATGAATATTATCGAAAGAGACGACGAAGTGGTTGGAATTTCCGTTGGTCCCGATATGAGAGTTGCTCCTTACGCTGAATGGATTGAAATTGGACATTTTACTGGATACGGGGCAAAACATGGGGGACAATGGTGGGAAGGTTATCATTATTTAGAACAAGCCTATCTTAGGGTCGCACCTGAAATAACCAATCAAATAGCAAAAACTTTAAGAGTTAGTTTGAATCGGTTCGAAAGAACCCATTTTAAGAGAACAAGACATAAAACAACTGGAAAATTTGTTAAAGGATTTGGAAACCTATAAATATGCCAACATACGATAAAAATCTACACTATTTAAAAGAAGCAATTTTTGCCAAATTAAACGATGATGCTACTTTAAAGAGCCTATTGGGTGCAACTGGAAGAATTTACCATAGAAATCCACCAAAAGCTCCCCAATACCCCAGCATTGTGTATTCGATCATCTCTGATAGAGACAATGTTTTTAACGAAGATCGAAGCACTGGCGAAGTTACTGGAACATATTTCCGTACCACAATATTTAGTAAAAGTAAAAAAACAGAAGAGTTAGACAACTTAGAAGCGAGAGTAAAAGCGCTATTGCATGGTCAAACCAGCTTGAATACAAGTAAGGTAATCTGCTATAGTTGTTTTAGAGAAAATCTTTTGGAACCCAGGAAAGATCCCGATTTACAAATTTGGATTTATCCGATAAGATATAGAGTAGTCTGGGCAGTAAAGTAAAAATAGTATTAGCAAAAGGAGGAAGTATTATGACAAGCAATCTAAAGGTCAGTTCTGAGAATAAGGGAGCTTTAATTAAAAAACCGTCTTACCTTATTGAGATGGAAGCTAAGTGGAAAAGGTGGACTAAAATTGACGATAAAGAAGCCTTTGAAGCCTTAAAAGATTTAACGGGCGATCTTTGGGGAGAATTGAGAAAGCTACAAGCTATTCTTTGTAAAGAATGCGAGAATAGAAAACTCCCAGAAGATTTTAAAGAATTCGTCAAAGTCCAGATTCGGGATTCTTGGAGAGACATTATCGGGCATCAAAAAATTGGTTTAGATAAATTATGTATTGTCGTTCGAAAACATTTAAAGGAGGAAGATGGCAAGGAAGAAAAGAAAGTTTCATAGAACAATAAAAGGAAAAAAGACTGCCATTAGATCGTCTTTTGATAAAGTGAAAGTAAAAGAACCTAAGATTAAAGTAGAACCCAAAAGGGTTACTAGAAAAATTATCCGACCTAGAGTACAATATAGAGAAATAGTTTATGTCGGAACCGCTAATAAATCCACAGTAGTAGGAAAAGTTACGGGCAAAAAGTATACATTTTTGAAGAATGCGTACAACATGCCAAAACCTACTAAAGTGAATGAGAGTGATTGTTTAGGTATATTAGCGATTAAAGGAAAAGGTTGTGCTCGTAGGAATCCCGAAGCACTCTTCATGTCAAAGCTTGATTGGGATCTCGAGTCAAAAGGTTAAGTAAAAGCTAAAGGATTAGGACTAGATTTATTAAAAAATATAGGAGGATTCTAATCCATGGCTGTAACTGTAGCCAACATTAATGTTAAGGGCGCTGTGGTCAGAGTTGGGGGAACTGTCGCTGCCGATGGCGGAAACGCTGATTGGTTCGATGTTAGCCCACAAGGAACTGATGTCGGATGTACCCAGGGTGGAGTGACTGTAACTTACACTCTTGAGCAATCTGATATCTTCTGCGACCAAGTAACTGCCCCTGTCGATGTTGCTGTAACGGGTGAAACGGCTGTAGTTGAATTCTCGATGTTAGAGTCAACCGCTGAAAACATGAAGTTGGTTCTAGGCGATTTTGCTTCATCAGAAGACGAAGCAGGAATTGCTTACTGGCTTGGTGTCGGGGGAATTAATACAATTTCCTACACAGCGTTGGAACTAGAAGTATCGGATAACGATACAGGATTCCTAACTACTTGGACATTCTTTAGATGTATAAGTGGTGGGATCGAAGCTAACTTCGAGAGAGAGAATCCGACAGCATTTGGTGTAAGCTTTACTGCCTACGCAGATACAACACATGCTAGCGGAAAACAGTTGTTCCAAGTAAGGCAAAACAAAGTATAAACACCGACTGAGTAAGGAGGTTTTTATGAATGAAGTAAAAGAACCCAAGAAAACTGGGACTATTTCTAGTGGTAAAAAAACCGCAGAAGTTACTTTTGGAGACAAGAAATATACTATTCACAAACTGAAAGCTGGCAAGTTCTATGATGCCATGCAGGTTTACATGGATATTATTAAAGAGATTGCTCCAAGCGTACCCCATGTGGATTCCAAAAAAGAAGAAGGAATTGATCTGGCAAAACTGATTGTCAGCATGTTCAAGACTTGGCCAGAAAAGATGATAGGATTTATCGTTATTTGTTGTTCGACTATAGATATGGAAGAAAAAATAACGGTGGAATTTGTCAAAGAAGAAGCCTATCCAGAAGAAATTTCGGCTGCTTTTAAAGTTTGTGAAAAGCTTAATAATGTAAAGGATAATCTAAAAAACTTCGTCGCCCCTATGCAAGAGTTGGGGGCCACGATCACAAGCCAAGTAAGAGCAAAACCCCAAACGAAAGCAGAGTCCCAAAAGTAGCTTTCTTTCTTTGGTGCATTGATTCAATAGCTTCTCGATACGGATGGACTAAAAAGTATATAGAGACAGAATTATACTGGGAAGAATTTTGTGACTTAGTCCAATTAACGGCCAATTTTGCAGTAGATGAAAAGAATGCTGATCTAAAGTTTCATTTCATGCTACACGCTGATAAGAAATCGGCAGGAAAATGGAAGGATTTTCCACTTCCTTTCCCAGAAACAAAGGATAAAGTAAAAGTAAAAGAAGATGTAAGTGGGGTATCTCAATTACCGCCACATTTAAGAAAACTTGTTTTTAGGGAGAAATAATGGCAACAGTCGGTCAACTCTTAATATCTCTTGCAGGTGATTCAAAACCGTATAGTCAGGCTATTAATGAATCAGGTAAACTTCTTCAAAGTTTTGTCAAGGAAGTAGAAAAAGCTGGCAAAAAAATAGAAGAAGTTAGCTATCAGTGGATTGCTGCACAAAAAAGATGGGGAAGCGATGCAGGAAAAGTCTGGAAGCAGTATAGCGATTCTTTGGGTGGCGTAAAGCAAGGACTCGTAGATACGGGGCGTGCGGTATCTTCAACACAGAGCGGAATTACCACTCTTGCCACTAAGGCAGTTACCGCCAATGAAGACCTAAAACAATTAACTAATACCCTTAAAGGTGTTTCTAATCAGCTATGGTTAATGACAATGGGTCTTCAGCAATTTGGAAGAACCATGACCACGGCCTTTACTGTTCCACTTGCCGCCGCCGCTGGACTATCAACTAAAGTATTCATGGATTGGGAAAGCGGATCAATCGCTATTCAAAGGGCGGCTGAAATTACCACCGAAGAAGCAAAAAAGATTACAGATGCCTTTATAGAAATTTCTCAACAAGTCCCTATCACTGTTGAAGAATTACAAAAAGCGGGATACGCCGCCGCTCAAGCAGGAATTACAGGAGAAGAAGGAATCACAAACTTTGCCCTAGCAGCCGTTAAATTAAGCAAAGTTGGTGGTGATGCTTTTAGGGATCTTCCTATAGAAAAACTTGCCAATAATCTTGCCAAACTTTCTATCGCCTTTGGAGTCGCCGAAGACGACATGGAAGCGATTAATAATACTTCATCAATGATGCTAGCAGTCGCTAAAGCGGTTCCTGGTGGATTAGGAGAGATCGTAGAAGCAATGCGGAGAGTGGCTGGATCAGCCGCTACCTATGGAGTTTCAATGGAACAGGCCGCCGCCCTTACAGGAACGCTAGTGGCCGCAGGTGTACCCGCAGCGAGAGCCGGAACTGAACTGGCTAGAGTCTTTGAGAATATGGTTTCTAAAATTGATTTGGTTGGAGAAGTAATGGGATACACAGGAGACGAATTGATGATTCTTAAAGAAAGAATGGAAGAAGATATGGGTGAAGTTTTGAACGAATTGATCGGGCGATTGGGAGCAACTGAAGATATGTGGGTCAAAAATGCCGTTGCTTCAGAGATTTTTGGAGAAACTGGTAAAAAGGCACTACTTCCACTAATTAATAATTACGACTTGCTTCAGGATTTACAAGCAAGGGCTAATCAAGAATTAGAAAGTGGCGCTTTGTTATCAGCGGAATTTGATCTGGAAGCGAGTAGTTTAACGGGAACATTGAAAGTTTTTGCCAATAATCTGAGAGCCTTGGGTAAAGTTATTGGTGATGACCTAGCTCCCTATGTAAGCTACTTTTTAAAAACTTTTACATTAGGAGTAGTGGGACTTATTAAAGCATGGCAAAATTTAAGCCCAGCTTTTAAATTCGCAATCTTTTTACTTGGAAGCATGTTGGCGATAGTCGGGCCCCTGGCCCTTGCTTTAAACACAATGTTTCTTGCCCCGCTTTCAGGATTAATAACCTTCATCACCCATCAGGCAAGATTATTGGTTCAATTGGGAATTCAAACAGCCTTAACAAATAGTGCCGCCGCCGCAAGTATTGGTTTTGGCGGTGCGATGGCCGCCGCCGCTACGGGAGTATTAACACTGGCTAAGGCAATGGCAATCTTATCATTGAAGTTTGTGGCAGTTTTGGGAGTCATAGGACTTGTAGCGGCAGCTCTATACGGAATAGGAAAACTTCTTGGAATTGGCTTTAAATTGCCAACACTGCCCAAAATCAATTTACCTAAATTTAACAAACTAAACCAACCTAAACTTGTTGGCGAAGGGGTCACAGGGGAAGAAGTAACCGAAAAAGATAAAAAAGCGGCCAAAAAACGACAAAAAGCAATCGAAAAAGATCTAAGAGATAAAAAGAGAGCTAGACAAAAAGAATTAAGAGAGTTGGAAAAGAGCATTGATGCTTATGAAAAAATTAGAAAAGCAGAAATTAAAATAAGACAAAAATTGGTTAATGACCAAAAAGATGCCTTAGATTTAAGAAAAGAACAATGGGAAGATGAAAAAAGAATTGAAGATGAAAAAATTAGAGCCCAAGAAGAAACACTGGAAATTACCAAGGCAACTCTTAAAAAATCTAAAAGGGCATTAAGGGAATTGCAGGACGCACAAGATCAAGAATTAGATAACGCTGAAAATAAAGCTGATTACGCAGAATTAAACTTAAAGGCCGCTCAAAACGCTCTTAAAAGAGAGAAGATTCTTGGTCGAGACGAATTTGATGCTAGTTTCAGAGCCGCTGAAGCTAGGGTTAAAGCATGGGAAGATGCGGCCCAATTAGCCGATGAAAATGTAATTAAAGTCAAAAGAGTTTATCAAAAACAAATAGAAGCTCAAAAAGATATTGTCGAAGCCAATCAAGATCAAGCCGATCTTGAAGTGGTCGCCTTAGATGATTTGAGAGATGCCCTAAAAGCAAGAAGGGCAATCGTAGATAAAGAAATTGATTTACTCAATGATGAGTTAAAAATTAGACAAAAGGCACTAAGCGTAACTAGAGATAATACTCAAGAAAAATTGGATTTACTAAGAGAAGAAAAACAGGTAAGACAAACTGCCTGGGATGATGAAATTTCCATTATTCAAGACCAGTTGGACGCAGCCAGAGATCAGGCACAGGCCATTTCTGATATGCCACTTCCCGAGCTACCCGATATAGCAGGGAGCTGGCAGGACATAAATGATGAGCTTGAAGATCAATATAAAGAATTGCAGGGAACAATGGGAGCATCATTTGATATGGGGGGACCAGAAGTAATTACTGGTGGATTAATAGATGATTATAAAAAAGCATGGGGAATGGCTAAAGAATCAGCCGAGATAGAAGGCAAAAGTGCTGGGTTTATATATGTAAAGGCCTTGTATGACAGTTTGGCTGAAACAACTAGACAACTACTTGAACCATATAATAAACTTTGGATGGACTTTTTATTCGGTAAAGGGACTTGGGATAGATTAAATGAAGAAGCAGAAGAAAAAGGCAAATCACTTGTTGGATACTTATGGGGTGGATTTGTTGAAAAGATCGGAATCCTTTTATCTCAAGTAAAACAAGCGGGCAAAGACATTGTCGGCAATATCGCTCAAGGTATTTGGGATGGACTCGGTTGGGTTAGAGATGCAATCAGAGCAATTGGAACCTGGCCTATGGATGGATTAAAAAATGTAATAGGAAATGCTAAACAATGGGGCAAAGACATGATTGGCGGTTTTGCTCAAGGAATTTGGGATGGCATGATATGGGTTAAAGATGCTATTCGAAATATGGCTGATTGGATCAAAGGAATTCTTCACTTCTCTGAGCCAGATTTTGGACCACTAAAAGGAATGAATAGTTGGGGCAAAGACATGATAAAGAGCTACATAGATGGAATTGAAAGTGAAATACCCAATCTAGAAAATGTGTTAAGTGAAATAAATGTTGATAAAAATACTATTGGTAATAGTAATAACCTAGCGATAAAAAGACCAGGAACAGATTCAGCATCTACTCCCGTTGCACCATCGGTTGTCAAAAATTATTATATTCAACCAGGACAGATGATAGCAACAAGGGGAGAAGTTAGAAGTTTTGTAAGATTACTGAAAGAATATGAAACATTTGAAAAGGACAGATAATGGCATCAATAAATAAACCAACGCTTGGGGCGGCAACAATGCCTTTCCCAGATGAAGCCAACATTAAGCCAGATTGGGTTTCTGCCGAAGTAACAACTTTAGGCGGAAAAACTCGCCGAGATGTCATGGCAAGAAAATATCAATATACTCTGAAGTGGAACTACATGAAAGTCTCGGATTACGATTCTCTGGAGACAGTGGTTAATGCTTTAGTTGCCGCAGATTTTACCTATGGCAAATGGCCCCAAAGCGCAGTTGCAGTAAGTTGTTTAGGTGCATTATCTGAAAGAAAATTAATGCATGGCGTTGGGGATTCTGCCTTTTTTTCTGGGGTCACACTAACATTAATTGAAGTAGAGAGTCGTTTGTAAAAATATATGTCAGGATTAGACGCTAATACAAAATTGTTGCTTCATGGCGACGGAGCAGATACATCCACTAACTTTCCAGATGTTTCTCCTTCGGGTCATACTGTAACAGCCAATAATGGAGCAGAAGTAGATACCGCAGAGAAAAAATGGGGTACTGGATCTCTTAAATTAGATGGTGTAGATGATTACTTAATTTCTGCTGATAATGCTGACTGGGATTTATGTGGTAGTAATTCAGATGACTGGACCATAGACTTCTGGGTAAAACACACCGATCATGTTGGCAATGAGGCCTATCTTTCACAAACAGAAACTATTAATTCTGATGAATGGCGCATCATACATCAGCATGGCACTGGTTTTATTTTTACTTTAAAGTCAGGTGGTGGTAATGTAATTATTTTAAGTGGTGGCGGGGAAATTACTGATACTGATTGGCATCATATCGCTTTTATTAAGGTTGGGGATGAGTACGCATTCTATAAAGATGGTGTCCAAGTCAATTATGTGCAAGATAATAGTATTGATACCTTTGCTGCTTCATTGGGAATAGGTGTTCTCGAACCTGGGGGGAATAATTACGATCCCTTAGACGGATGGATGGATGAAATTAGGATTCAAAAATCTAATTATTTTGGTGCTAGTCCAAATGCGGGAATTAGCAATACGATCACGATTCCAACAAAAGCATACGAATATAAAAGTGCGAGTTTTATTGATTACGGACCAGAATATAATTTCAATGCTGAAGAAACCTTAACTATTGCAACTGTCTGGTTAGACAGTACTCACTTTGTTGTTGCTTATTACAGTAATGTTGCCGTTACGGGTATTTACGCCAAAGTCGGAGTAGTTTCAAACGGAAATCAAATATCCTATGGATCTGAATATCTTATTGATAGTAGTGGCTTTGGTGGAAGTGGAATTAGATCATTCGCCATAGATAGAATAGATGCTAATAATTTTGTCATTGTCTGGGTTGACGGATCTGGATTCAAATATGGTTTGGCTGCAATAGGAGTTGTCTCAAATGGTGATGAAATTGCCTTCGGAACCGCAGTTAAATTTAATAATGCGGCCACAGGGACAGATATTGATGTTGCTGTTCTAGATACTACACACTTCGTAGTGGCTTTCAGAGATGATGGGGGAAGCGACTACGGAATCGCCATGATCGGTGTTATTTCAAGCGGAGATGTAATTACCTTCGGAAGTGAATATAACTTCAATGAAACTAGCACTTATTGGATTAAGGTTGGAAAAATAGATGCTACTCACTTTGTCGTCATTTATGACGATGATGGTGGAGATGGTTATGGAGAGTCTAAAATTGGAACTGTATCTAGCGGCGATCAAATAGCCTATGGAAGCGAATTTACCTGGACTAGCACAGATAACCCCCAGCATCTTGGTATGGCAATGTTGGATTCAACACACTTCGTCATTGCCTATAGAAAAACAGTTGATACCTGGGATGGTAGAGTCAAAATAGGAACTATCAGTGGGGCTAATATTAGCTATGAAAGCGCCACTGTTTTTCTTTCTGGTTCAAGTCCCACAGAAACTACTGTTTGCGCATTAGATGCTACCCACTTTGTTATTGGTTATTCTGACCTTGGAGACTCTGGTAAGGGATTTTGTGTCTTTGGAATCGTTTCAGACGGAAATACAATAGCAGCTGGAGATGCATATGAATATAACGCAGTAGACACAAACTACAACGCAATTACCAAACTAGACGCTACCCATTTTGTAATTGCCTTTATGGATGATGGCGGTAGTGATTACGGAATAGCCAGAATAGGCGATATTGAAAGGAATTTAACTGCCAAAGGAAGTATCCAGCGTTTAGGAGTTCAAAAAACGATAACCGCCAAAGGAAGAGTTCAGCATACCAGGACAAATTCAATTACTGCAAAAGGGCAAATTGGAGCTGTTTCAACATCAACCATAAATGCTAAAGCAGATATTCTCGCTACTACGTCTAAGTCTATACAGGCAAAATCAGCAATACAAAAATCTTTCTCTAGGGAAATTAGTTCTAAGAGTCGAATAGAAAAACAATTTAGTCAGTCAATTCAGGCTAAGGCAAACTTATCCGCAGTCTTAACTCAAACAATTACTTCAAAAGCAAGCATATTTAAAGGTGGCACTCGAACAATATCGGCAAAAGCAGCTATTCAAAAAGAATTTACCAAAACAATCACTGCAACAGCATGGATTCATAACCCGCTAGTTCCACCAACACCATTTATAGAAGAAATAAATAAAACAGTAAGACAATTATCATTTAAAGTTGAAATTCAATGGGACGGAATTTCTTGGACAGATGAAAGCACCTATTTCGTTAGTGCCAGGGGAAATGAAAAGTTATCAAAAACTTCTGGAGAAGGAATCGCCGCTACCTTAGATGTTGAGCTAGATAACACCACAGAAAGATTTACTCCTGATAATACATCATCACCACTTTATGGCTACTTGAAACCAAGAGTCCCAATTAGAATCTATGTTACTGCTGGTGGATACGATTATAGAATCTTTACTGGCTACATAAAAAATCTTCATCCCGATACAAGAAGTAGAATTTGTAGTCTAGAATGTTTTGATAATCAAGTCCTGGTTTACAACAAAAGAGCCAATGGAATAGTCTATGAAGATTATAGAAGCGATCAATTAATGGAAGCCCTGTCTGATCTAGCTGGCCTAACGGCAGATCAATATATTTTCAATGTTGGTACTCTTGTGGTTAATTTTGGTTACTTTGAAGATAGAAATGTTTGGCCGGTTATGGGAGAAATAGCAGTTGCAGAAAGAGGAAGAATCTTCTTTGATAGATATGGAATCTTAACATTTTGGAATAGAGATAAATTACATAATCAATCAGCACGAGCTATTTTACCTACAATTTCTTTATCTGAATGGGTCGTAGATTTAGATTATTCTGTCTCTGAGCATGAAATTAAAAACACTATTATTGTTCAAGCTAAACCTAGAGCAAGTGCTGGAGTACAGGTCGTTTGGTCAAGCGGAAATGCCGAATATTTAGATCCATACCAAGATACTCTAGTTTGGATTCCGGCAGGAAAGACTCAAATTGCCTTCCTTGAATTAGAAGACCCATGTACTGCTTTCATCACTCCCGTTGCTAATACGGACTATACAGCTAATAGCGCCCAGGATGGCTCAGGAGATGATTTAACAAGCGATATCACTATTCACGAGTTCATTAACTACGGGAATGCAATTTTCATTACTGTGCTTAATACAGGAGCTCAAGATGCTTATCTAACAAAATTCCAAGTTAGGGGCAATCCTGCTCAAGTGGTAAAATGGATTAGAGTTACTGCCACAGACGATACAAGCATAGCTTTTTATGGTAAACAGGATTTCAGTATAGAGAATCACTTTATTGATAGCGAAGGGGCAGCTACAGCAATCGCCAATGAAGAATTGTATCGAAGAAAAGAAGCAATTAATCTTTTTAAAATCAATATTGTGGGTATTCCGCATCTACTTTGCGGTGATGTAATTAATTTAGAATATCGATCAGGCGAATTTAAAGACTACATGGTAGGCCAACTTGATTGGACATTCGATAGCGGCGGATTTAATCAAAAATTAATATTAGTTAATCCATATATTTTCCCAAGCATTCAAACAGTTGATGCTAGGGCAAATATCATTTAAAAATGGCAATAGAAGTCAGAGTACCAAGCGGATCAAAAATTCCACCCCTATTTACACCTGTGGAAGTTTTTCAAATAGGGAATCCAGGGCAACCAACTCAGTTGATTGTCCATAACGGAATGCTTTATGTTTATAATCCCGCAGGACAAACATTAATTGATGGTGGAATTATCCAAACCCTGGGTGTAGCAGTTGGGCTAAAGGCTTGGGTACACGATATAGTCTTTAGTGCTACCGACCAAGATACTGCCGACTGGGCTAGTGGGGCAATTTACTTTGGAGATGGTAGTACTCAAGCTATTGATGCTGGAGATACTGGAGATATCGGAGCTAAAACCTATATTTATTATGATGGAACTGCCACTCTCAAAAAGACCACTAATGCAAACTTTATAAGTGATAGTTTTATTCTTATTGCTACCGTAGAAGAAGGGGCTGCGAGTGAAAAATGTGTAATCACAGTTTCCCAGCTTCCTGGCGGAACAATCTCGGCGGAACAAGTAGTTACTGGATTCCTTGATGCTGACCGCATTGAAGCTCTAAGTATTGTAACAGCTAAATTGGCAGTAGGGGCTGTAACTGAAGCTAAACTAGGAACAGACTCCGTTACAGGATTAAAAATAAAAGATGGGGAAGTTGTAGATGCCAAAATAGGTTCTATGGCGGCAGGCAAACTTCTTACTGGAACTCTTACTGTTGCGGTAGATGTTGGAGAAGGAAATGTAAAAATTGATGGGGCTAATAAAAGAATTCTTATTAATGATGGAACAGATGATAGAATTTTAATGGGCTATCAAAGCGGGGGATTTTAATGGGTAATTATGGAGTCAAAATTACGAAAGATGGATTTGATATTGCTGATGGCGGATTAACTATTGATGATCTAGTCTTTAGTTCTGCTTATAATATTTTTAAAATAAGAGAACCACAAATAGGAACTTGGGAAGTTACAAGCGGGAATCAATTCGGTACCAAGTCAATTGTATTAACAGGATACACAACCAAGCCAATTTACATGATCTTTGTTGAAGTAAATGGTAAAAATTACTATGTAGGCAATGGTGGATATATTGAAAATGTTGATGGAGCAAATGATATATTCTTATACACCTGGATAGACGATAGTATTCCGCCAGTTTTGAAAATTGGTGCTTCTCCTAATGCCAATCCTATTTTTGCTGACGATAGAGATTTAGATTATCTCTTATATTTAGGGATTGACGATATTTAATATGGCTAACTACGGATTTAAAATCTCAAAACCAGGATTTGATGTAAAAACTTGTACCGATAAACAATGTATTTTTACTTCAAAATATGGCTCAATGAAGGTAAGAATGTCTGGCATAAAAGCGTGTACTGCCGGTGTTTGGACAGATATTACTCATAGTTTTGGCTATAATCCTAATTATTTCTGTTTTATTGATGATGTCGATTCGGAAGGCAGTAACGGTATTTTTCCAATGGGATTTCTTGATACAGTTTTTGATGCGGGGCTTTATTTACATACCTACACTACCACTGCAAAATTATATTTAAAGTCAAAAAATACAAAAAACGTTTATTATTATTTATTTGCCGAAAAAGGTGCTTAAATGGATTATGGGGTCAAAATTTCTAAAGCAGGAATAGATGTACTAAGCGCAGATCCAGAAGAATTATATTTTTCTTCTAAATATTTTAATTTGAAAGTAAAGAATTCAGGGGAATATAGTTTTATTTCTGGACAAGAAACGACTTTAAGCGCCAATATAGATAATGCTGTTACCACTATTCCAGTTAATGCTCCAATCACCGATTATCCTAGTACTGGTGTTATTTGGATTGGTGATGGGGGATTTGGTCATTACGAAGCAATAAAATATACTGGAAAAACAGCTACGAGCTTCACAGGCTGTACAAGGGGACATTGGGGAACATCAAAAGATTCTTGGAGCAGTGGAGATGATGTCGCACCTGGCTATACTAAAAAAACTGTTTATACACATTCATTAGGGTATTCTCCTGTCGTCTTTTGTTGGGAAACAAATGCTTTAAATGATTTTACATATCAAATGCCAATATTCACCGCTACTTCAGCTTTTTATTACATTATCACCACTAATACGATAGAAATTGCTCTGCAAGTTAGTGCTTATATTAGTATTCCTTCAGGTGGACATGAATTTACTATAAATTATAGTTGTATGTATGATAAGATAAAAGCATGATTATCTTTTATGATAAAAAATCAGGTAAAATAGTCGGAAGTATACTTGGACGAGTACATGATAAACACACCCTGGAAAAGTCATGGGTTGGAGATAAGAAAAAAACAAAAAGATATATCATTCCTTTTGTCCCAATTATTAAAGAAGTAGAAGTACCAATTAAAGAAATGCGTGTGGTTGATAAAAAAACATTGCGTGTTGAAGAAGTGGTAATTGGTAAGAAAAAAATAAAAGTTAGAAAAGGAATGAAACCTTCAGGTTGTATAAAAGATTTAGTTTTGGATTTTGAATCTAAAAAGAAAAGAATATTTGACTACAGGGCAAAATTAAACAAAAAGAAAGAGCTTATCGGTTTAGTAAAAATTTAATTAGTTTATTATAGAATAAGGAAAGGAAAAGTGGCAAGTAAATCAGCCTATCAACGTATTGCCGATGCTACAGAATTAATTTCTGGAACATTGGGAAAGATGGAAGAAAACCTAAAAACACTGAATGACTCAAATATTTTACACCAAGCCAGAGTAGAAGAAGAACACAAAACTTTTGGAGAAAAGTTAAAGGAGTTGACCACCAAATATTGGTATCTAGTATTAATAGCCTTTATTCTTTTGGCTTTGTTAGCAGGAATTAAGGAAGCGGTCAACCTAATTCCCTTAGCCACAGGAGGGGGCTAACAAATGGAGCAGTCAATGATGCTCGACCCACTTTTTAAAATAGGTGCAATAACCGCTCTTGTAGAAAGTTCTGTTTTGATAGTCGCATCAGTTTTATACTGGGGAGCATATAAGGAAATGAAGCGCTCTCCCATTATTGGTTCGATTGCTACAACAACAGGGGCAGGAGCAATTACCGCCTTTTTAGTAGCAGTAAACTGGCTCTTTCCTGCAAAAATTTGTCTTGTCATTCTTTTATTTTCGAGACTTGTCTTGATAGTTAGTGTTATAATGTTTATTAAATGTTCTCTAACTTCTGAGCCAATGAAAAAATTTGAAAAAGATATTAAAAATATAAAAAAGGAGAAAAATGGAAAGGCCTAAACTAGAAGCTCTTAAAACTCTTGTAAGATGGACGCTCTTTTTTCTTACTGGTGCAACGCTTAGGGGAGTTTTAGTACAGTTAGAAATGCTTCCTGAGCTACTAAAACCAACAGTTAGCTATGCTGTCCCGCTTTTGATCGGTGCTTTAGACAACTATAAGCACGAATTAGGCAAAGCGAAGGTAAAAGCATCGCTAAAAGCCAATGAAGTAGTTGAGTCAAAATCTTATGGAATTTTACCTTTTTAAGAGTAAAAATTAAGAATAAAAGCAAAAATAATCAAATTACTCATCAATGAGTGAAATGATGCTTGTTAAGCTATGTTAAAACGACCCGTTGGCAAAAAATACAGAGTTTCACAGAAATTTGGCAATAAACTATACCTAAATGGTAAGGATATTTACGGTCAATGGGGTTTAAAGGGTCATAATGGTATAGATTATGCTACTCCAATAGGGACACCCCTTTATGCCGCTCACGATGGAATTGTCAAAGAAAAAAGATACGATACCAATGGATACGGAAAATACCTAAAAATTGAAAGCGCAACACAGGGTTCAATCTATGCCCACTTGTCAGATCGAAAAGTTAATATTAATCAAAGAGTCGAAGAAGGACAATTAATTGGTTATACGGGGAATACTGGATTTTCTACCGCACCGCATTTGCATTGGGGCTGGTATCCAGTTCCAAGAAATCGCAAAAACGGGTATAATGGCTATGAAGATCAAGAGCCCTATATAGAAAATGAGGTGGATATTATGATTCGCAAATTTCTTGTTAGTAAAGGGTATATTAGTCCTAAAGCCCATCTTGGTGTTGTTAAAGCAATGCACAAGTCAGACTTGGATTTGAAGTCTGGAAAATATATAATAAAAACGGAATGCGAGCAACAACTTAGAGCAACGGAAAATAAACTAAGAAGGGAATTTAAGGGAGAAACAGAAAAAGCAGTTGAAAGTGCTATTAAGCAAGCGAAAAAGGATTGTAAGGATGAGAATGAGAAACAGACAAAGGAAATAAAAGAGATCAAAAAAAGTACTGTCTATAAAGTGGTAGTCTTTATTAAAGGTCTTCTTAAAGTATTAAAGATTCAAGCGTTAAAAATTATTAAAAAATAGGAGAAAGATAAATGGCCGATACTGTACCTGGAAGTTTAACATCTCAAAGGGGCCAAGTAACCAAATATCTTTATTATCGGGAAGATTCGGAACTTAACGAGCCTAACTACAATCATAATGCCGAAGCAACGGGGAAACAGGGAAGCGATTCGCTTCAAGGTATTCCACAAGCTGAAGTAGATGCTTTTTTGGCTGCCTATGGTTGGACTTCGGGTGGAGAAGTTTTATCTTATAATCCGATAACCGATAGATATGCGGTTAAAAATGGTTCGTATGTTTTATAGCAAAAGGTTTAGTTTTATTTATTAATTAATCAGGAGGAAGATATGACTGGAAGTACACCAAATACTCCAACCAGAATGCCAAATGTCCCAACTGGGCCAAGAGCGACTTCTAAAGGATCTAAAAGCAAGGTCATGCGACCTATGCCAAAGGCAGGGGGAACTACCATGGGTAAAACTCCACCTTCAAACAAGAGATCAGTAAGTCCTAAATCCCAAAGTCAGACCGTTCAGGGTGGACCAAAGAAATAATTCTTTTCATTAGTGCACTGGTGAGAAGAAAAAAGAATAGGGTAGTTTTTAAGCTACCCTATTTTTATTTCACTTATTGATGAGTAAATTGGAGCTAGTGGTTGGTCTCGAACCAACTGCCTTCTCGTTACAAAGGAGATGCTCTGCCAGATGAGCTACACCAGCTTATAAGTTCTTCCTGGGAACAAGACTGTAGCAATGTTCCCTGCATTCGTATCATAAACCACTATAAACTTCTTTCCTAGTAGAGAAACTTGATGGACTGTTCTACTAGGTGTTTGTCTTCCTAAAAAGATACTAATTCCGTTTTTAACCTGTTGGCAAAGTTTTCGATATTCTTTTCCGCTAATCCTAATATCATATCTCTCTAATAATCTTCTCCTAAAATGGATATGATTATTTCTCTTTTTTGATCTACCCATGTGGGACTTTGTGGAATCGAACCACAGCTTTCTGTTTTTCAGACAGACGCGCAATAACCAACTACGCTAAAGTCCCCTTTGAGCCCTGAGTCAGAATCGAACTGACGCATAGTGGGTTTGCAAGCCACCGCGTTAAACCACTTCGCCACCAGGGCTTAGTGACCCTACGGGGTTACGATCCCCGCCTTCTGGTTAGAAAGACCAGCGTCCTGCCATTAGACTATAGGGCCTGAGTGACGCTACAGGGAATCGAACCCTGCCTGCTAAGTTGAGAACCTAGTGTCCTAACCGATAGACGATAGCGCCTTAGCGGAAGCAATAGGACTCGAACCTATGTTGCTGTTTGACGAGCAAACCAGTTTAGCAAACTGGCACGGCTAGCCTTCACCGAAACTACTTCCATGTAGCAGCGATAGATTTTGTTCCAAACCGATCAAAATTCAGAAGTGTTCTCTATCGTTGCTGTGCTCGATGACGGATTCGAACCGCCGACGCTCGGTATGTAAAACCGACGCTCTGGCCACTGAGCTAATCGAGCATTGTAGGCCAAGTTGGGATCGAACCAACGACTCCCACTTCATCAGAGTGGTACTCTGCCACTGAGTTACTGGCCTATGTGTGCACCTAGTAGGACTCGAACCTACAGCCTACTGTTTCGAAGACAGTCGGCTCTGTCCAATTGAGCTATAAGTGCTTTGTGAGTCTGGATGGATTCGAACCATCGACACCCTAGTTAAGAGCTAGGTGCTCTGGCCAACTGAGCTACAGACCCTTGTTGAAATGATATCTAAGCCACCATTTATGAATCATTCTTGACCAAAAGCCGTTTTTAGGAATCCTTTTATTTTTCCTTGTATTCCTGCTTTTGTTTTTCTTTTTATGATTCATGTGAGTCCAGATGGAATCGAACCATCGACCTGCAGGTTAAAAGCCTGTTGCTCTGCCGGACTGAGCTATGGACCCAATTATCCGCTACTTAGGAAAATTCCTGGCATACAAGGACATTCAAAAGTATAAGGATCGCCCTTGACTTGTTTCAGCTTTTTTCCACAATTAGCGCATTTATTATTTTTTACTAGACTAAGAAGGTACTTGTTTGCCTTTTGGCAATCTTTACAAGTATCTTGATTATGCCCCTTTTTCTTGCCAAGATTTTTCGTCAAATGTTCTAAACAAGGCTTAATTTTTTTCGGTGCATGCTTAATCATGGCGGAAGGTGTAGGACTCGAACCTACACGACCTTGCGGCCTGCTTGTTTTCAAGACAAGGGCGATATCCAATTACGCTTTAACCTTCCTTTGTCGCTAGGTCGGGAGTCGAACCCGAACTTTCAGATTATGAGCCTGATGTGCGGCCTTTACACTACCCAGCATTTGTGCCTGAAAAGAGATTCGAACTCTTACAGTACCGGTTTTAAGCCGATTGTGTCTACCAATTGCACCATTCAGGCTTTAGGCCAAGGAGTCGTAAGACCTTTCGCCAGAGCTAATTTTTATCTAGAAACAATTAGCAACTTCATCATCCATTTCAAGATGCCTTGGTAGGCGGGGCAGGAGTTGAACCTGCTTCCTTCTCTTTATAAGAGAGATGCTCCTTCCGTCAAGCTGACCGCCTATAGTGCCTTCAACAGGAATCGAACCTGTAGTCTACTCCTTAGAAGGGAGTTGCTTTATCCGTTAAGCTACAAAGGCTTAGTGCGCCGACCAGGAATCGAACCTGGGTCTAGGGCTTAGGAAGCCCCCATTCTATCCGCTAAACTACCAGCGCATTCCTTGGCTTATTAATAAGTGACAGTGGCCGTCTGTCATGCAGTGGGAACTGCTCGTATTTTTTGACCCAGTGTTTCGCTGGGCTCCTTGGCTGTGCCTAAGATTGGATTCGAACCAACACTGTCGGGGTTTTGAATCCCGTATCTCTACCGATTGGATTACTTAGGCTTAAAAGAACTATGGGGGCGACAATCCCCATCGTACCGCTTTCGTTATCTTGCGACCTACTCACGACCCGCAGTAGAGCCTTTCTGCATTTATAGTTCTTAGTAGCCGATACAGGACTCGAACCTGTAAAACCTTGTTTCTAAAACAAGTATGTATACCAAATTCCATCAATCGGCCATAAAGTGAGATATTATCAAAAAGAGAGATATTTTAAAGTGCAAATGTGCCGCCTATAGGAATCGAACCTATCTGGCCTTACGACAACAGCTTTACAGGCTGCCCCACCTCCTTAATGGACTACGACGGCATTAATCTATTTTAACACACCATTTCAATTAACCGCTTAAAAGAGACTCTCTAGTGTGGCTACTTCTACCATTCTAGAGCGGTATGAATTTATCGAAACACGTGAAGGGCAAGTACTTCCCGACCTTCTCAAGCAGTCTCATCCAAATTGTTAATTACTTTTTAACCCAAAGTCCATATTTCCCACAATTAGGACATTTAATTTGATAATGAGTTTTGCTCATTTTTTCAGCCCATGCATGAAATTGAATATATCCCTGTGGTTTTTTGGTATGTTTACATTTCATATTGTCAATTGAAAGAAACAATCCCAGGGTAAGCATAATAAAAGTTACGATGATATCCCCGCGGATTCACCCAAACCGATTTTATTTTTGCCATTCGTATCGGACAAAACAAAACCGATGTCATTTCAAAGAGCAATTCCTTCTTACTTCCTTTTATCATATTACTTATATTATATCAAAAAGAGAGATATTTATCACGAGTTAGTTAGGCTTATGAGGGAGACACCACCCCACGCCTAGTAAATAATTCTAACAATAGCCCCCCCCGTCTAAATAGCGAGCATTAGCTAGTCTTTTCGTGAGTTTGAGTCCTAAGCCCTTATTTTACTTATAGGCAGTCTTGCTATGGAATAGTTTTATATAGTAATTGACAGTTGATTCTTATCTCCCCATTTGATATGATATATATAGAATACAAACAAAGCAAACAAATTAAATTACTTTTATCTCAGCTTATGAAAGGAGAATTATAAAATGATTGCTAAAGATATATTCAAAGTTCAAAAGGCGCTTGCGCAGCAAGACGAATTTTACGAAGAAAATAAGTATATTTTTGAAGAAATAGTCAAGCTATTAAATGCAACAAGTCTTGACTTAAAGTTAATTAAAAAATAATTCGAGCTTGTTTTAGCTTACTAGCAATAGCGAGCTAAGACAAATTCAAATAACATAATTATTAAATTCAAACTATGAAAGTAGCAGACTTAAATATCAATCAATCGCTGAAAACTAAACGCATTCTTCTTCATCTTGCTTATCTTCTAGAAGAGAAAGTCAAAAACAAAAATTGTAATTGCAAAGAGCATTACAATGGCATTATCAAAGATGCTTACGAATTAAACGATTTCTTTAATAAAAAGATTCAAGCTTATAAAGACGCAAGAGAATAAAAAGATAAATAAACAGATTGGGGGTGAGACACAAATATGATAGTAAAAGAGTTTAAAGCAAAAGCTAAAAAAGAAAACGGCTATACAGCTAATGGCGAATACAGAAAGTTCTATAATCAAGCGAAAAACGAGCTAGTTAAGCGCCATAACGACGAACACAAAGCGATTATGCTTGAGCTAGGCTATAAACCAGCGCCTAAGAAAGTAAAGAAAATAGAGAAGAAAGAAGTAGTTAAGAAACAATAAGAGCTTTATCTAGCTCTTTATACGCATAGAGAGCTAGGATAAGCCCCTTAAACTATAGGCTAAAACAGTTTTATGGTTTACCCCTATAGAAACTTAATGAATTAGGCTTAAAACGAGAAATAGCAAGAATTAACTATAGGATAACAGAAAGGAGATAATAGGCGTGGAATACACAAACAGCATATTCGTATTAGCTTTTACAGCAGGACTCTTTTGCTTAATAAGCGGAATAGAGATGAGCGTAGCAGACGCTAGAAAGAAACTTAATAAACGCAATTACATGAGAGCTTATAGAGCTAATAAAAGCGTTAAAAGCGTTAAAATCAAGGCTAAAAGCGTTAAAAAAGATATATTAGTAAATGATTTTAATGGAGAGAGTTTTAAGATTAAAAGGATAGCCTTAGCTTAATTTTACAATCCTTTTACTCATTCTCTATAGTATTCTAGGTAGCAGAGATTAGCTATAAAACCTGCTACAAAAGCGTCATAAGACGAAAACAACGAGTGACTTTTTATCTCGGCTTATGATAAGATTATATAAATTAACAATCTATAGCTAAAAAGAAAGAGGTGACGACTTTATGCAGGATACAGACAATTTAAAGAAAGAGATTAGGCGATTTCGATGGTTGCTACAAGTAAAGAAAAATGCTGTCGCATTGCCATCAAGGACGAGGCGATACTTAAATAGTGCGCGAGATAAACAAATTCTAGTATTGAAAGGCCAAGGGCTTTCCTATCACAAGATTTGCGGAATAGCTAGCCAGAAACAAAGCGAATTAGAATTGCTTTTCGATTAGGGTTTTCCTTTGCCCATCTTCTTGGTGGGCAGAGATAAGATTCTAAAAGAGCTCTTTAATAATTAAATACTAAAGACGAGAGAAGGGAGAGTCTATGACAACTTGGCAAGAAGAAAAAAATGCAGTAACCAAGGCACTATTCAATGAGTTAAAAGCGCTTACAAAAGAAAAAGTAACGCTTGAGAAAAAGGATGAACTCTTGCGTGTTAGGCTAACCACTGATTATCCAATCTATGTTAGACCAAAAGGCTACGACAATCGATATTCTTTTACTTTAAGTAATCAACTACCTTTTATTGGTAGCGGAGATTTTGGTACTAAAGTAGAAAAAGCGCCCAATAAAGTAGGAGTCCTGAGTGCTAAGAAGATTAGTGATTGGGTTGAGTATCTCAGCAAGGGCCATGATGTCTTAGTCAAAGAGAGTGCAATTCGCGGAGCTAAGGTCGACGCTTTTTTGGTTAGAATCAACAAGATAAAGGGAGTACGCTTCGGGGACGACAGTATGTCGGGCGAAATTATCAGAAACGGACTTGTATTCAAATTTGAGATCAGTAATTGTGGTTACATTAGCCAGAAGATTAAAGTCCGCTATACGATTGAAAATAATCTTGATAGTTTCTTGAAACTATCGAAGAACAAGCTCACTTAGTTATTTTAAAGCGCTTGTCTTTAGTATTTAGCTATTAAAAGGAAAGGAGAATATGAAAAGCTGTAAACAATGCGGAAATGCCTGTAAGAACGAGTCAGTCTTAGAGTCTTGCGGTCAATTTTGCTCTATTAACTGCGCTCAGATCGACTACGAAGATAAGTGCCTACAAGATGAATTAAGATCGAGTAATCCAAGTATGGAAGGTCTAGAAGAAGCAGTTATGAGAATGATTTAATTAAATCAGATTGGGGGTGATACGAGTATGATGACAGCAAAAGAATTAAAAGAAGCTGGTCTTTACAAAGAAGCAAGCAAAAATTTATTTGTGGCTGTTGGGAAAAGTCTTAATGCTATGATTGATCCTTTTTGCATGAGTCAATTAACTTCAGACGAAACAATAGTTCACCAGCCTATAATTAAAAAGTTTGTTGATTTTATTAAAAGCGGTGGAAGCTGGGAGTTTAAGGGTTAAAGTAAGGATTTGACTGATAAGATAAAATAATTTGTCTTATCAGATGAAACCATTACCAAGTTGATTAGATCGGGGTGATTACAAGTATGGAAAAGACCACTATTGAGTATTACGCTAGGCAGAATTATGGAAAAACCCAGTTCTATATCAAAAACGAAAGAGAGAATAGGATCATCGGCCAGTTGTTAAGGCAGAAGACGATTAGCAGAGATCAGATTAGATCCTTTGAGCAATTGGGACTCAAGTTTGAGTTGGTTCTCGAATGATTAAAATTAAATTGAGATTGGGGGTAAGAATTTATGAAATGTACTAAATGTGATGAAGACGCGATTAAAGTAGATGACGAGTCTCACTATTGCAGTGCTTGCGAAAAGTGTTTTCCGCCAACCGAACAAACCTATGTCGAGAAAATACTTAACTGTAGCGACACTAAGGCTATTGAAAAGGAAATAGTTAATTGTGGCTCGACAATCGGATTTCGAGTGTGTTAGTTCAATTCACTCTTTGATGAGTGGAATCAGAAAGGAGAATTATGGCTACTTATAATGTGATTTGGGAAGAAAAGCATAGTGTCAATGTTGAAGCCAAGAGCGAAAACGAAGCGATTGATAAGATTCACAGAAGTGATTACGACCAGGGCGAAACATCGGCAGAAGTTTCTGTACCGCCTAAAGCCTACAAAATGGATTAAGGGCTTGATAGGGGAGCCAAGGCTACTTGACTCTCCTAATGAAGCACTTAGTTTCCCGAGTGATTTTTGGGAAAAAATAAGTTATAATTATTATTAGAGAATAGAAAATTTAAAAAGGAGAATTTAATGAAAATTGATCTTCAAGAATGTAAAACTTCCGCTCAAGCAATGATTAAGCTTGGTTTTAATGAAGCAACTCGCAATCTCCAGTTTCGTGTTAACTGCGAAGATTTAAGTGATTTGAGAAATTGTGTTTCTCTTATCAACGAATATAACAGTTTCAATTGGATAACAGTAAATAAGGCGATTGATTCTTTCCTATCCGATAAACATCATTCTAAAAAGGAGTATCTCCTTGATTTCGATATTGGCAGAGAGTTTAAGCCAGTATTGTATGTCAAGTGCTGGGCATACGATATCTCCAAACAGGATTTTGTTAAAAAAATGGAGACTTTTATGTCTGTGTCTGGGGCAAACGAGTGTGAATTTAATTTCGAAACGCCCGTGCCCGATAGCGATCAATTCAAGTTTAGAAAAGCGCCAGCTTTAACTATAAATAGATTTGAGTGTCGTATCTGTTGGAATAATTAGAAAGGAGAAACTATGGCCGCGAATCACCCACTTAAAAAGGAATGGGATAAGGCAGGTGGTAAGCTAGCTCGTAAGTGTAGAATCTGTGGAGTAGAGTTTAAGCCCGAAAGATGGGGAATCACTCTCTGTGACTCAGAGCTTTGTAAGAAGGTTAGTTTTACTATTTCGCATACTCTAGCTAGTATTAAGCGCTTTCACGCTTCGTCTAAGGAAGCTAAAGACGTAGATGCTTATAAAATACTAATGAGTGAAGCAAAGCGCAAAAAGATCAGTCTAAACCTAGAAGGGAGTAAAAAATGAAGTTTATTCAAAAACAAACAGATAAGGAACTAAAAGAATTGGCAATTAATTTGTGGAGTTCAATCTATCAGACGGAGTGTTATGGAGTGAAAGACTATCAGGTTTACTGGATGACAGTCGCAGAACTAGAGAAACGTGGCTACTCTCTAGAAGCAAACACTAGACTGACCATTAAGCACCTTGAAAACTAAGAGCTTGATAGGGTGCGTTTGCCAAAGCCCGCAAGCGCGTCCTAATGAATCTCTGAGTGATTTTTTAGGCAATTTAAGTTATAATATAAAAAGAGAATAGAGAATTTAAGGAGAATTTATGTCAAAACCTATACATTATAACTTAAATGGCTCTACGGAAGCCATTTTTTTATTGGAAAGGATGGACAATGAGAAAAAATAGTCTAACTTTTTTAATAGAAATCAGTTTAATAATTTGGGCCTTTTCAAAATCAATAATTTTAGGAATTTTTATCTTAGTCTATATAATTCACATAAACGGACACATAAAAAACTTGCTAGAGCAGATACTAGCAGGGGATGAAGAAAAGAAAGATCCAGAAGATCCTTTCCGAATCCCAAAGATGACACCGAATAAGATTTATCCTTACCGTGGTTGTGTCATCGAACACTATCCGAATCTTTTTTTAATTATAAAACAGAATGGGCAAAGATTAGAGCGATATTTCTTCGATATAGAAAAGGCTAAAGAAGAAATTGACTTAATTTCCCCTAGCTCTGAGAGAGAAAGAAAATGACTAAATTAAAAAACAGATTCTATCACTGTCCGAAGTGTGGGCTAAAAACATACTTGTATGTAAAAGTAGTTAGGGGATATAAAAAATGTCCTATCTGCAAAGAAAATATAATGCATCAGGAAAAGGATCATGGTGGAAGCCAATGTAATGCTCATTATGAGAAAGACAAAAGATGAAATTTTTGATAAACGTACACCTAGGACTCTTTATAGTTGAAGCAGAAAGTGCAACAAAAGCATTGGCTAACTATCTGACAATACAAAAGCCAGATATGAAAAACTCGTTTCTTAATAGAAAAGACTTATTAAAAATGGGCTACAAATATCTTTTTACGACAGCACACAAAGAAGTGTTTTATTTACGAAACTAAAAAGGAATAATTATGAAAACACACTATGTACAATCGCACAGTGATCCAAAAGTAGCTTACAAAGTAGAATACTATCCAGAAGGCGATAAGTTTGTTTGCAAGTGCAAAGACTACAAGCATCGCTCTTACCGCTTTGATAAGTACGAATGTAGGCATATTAAAGAAGTAAAAGGAGATTTGAAAAAATGAAGCCAACCAATGAGAGCGTAAAAAGAATCATTCTCGAACTTAGTACTGGCAAGAAGTTTAAGATTAAAAACCCTGCAGGGTCAGTCGTAACCTATACTACAAAAGAAGTACGCAAACTGGCTACAAAAAAAGGCATTCAAGCTGTAAAGGGTGGAATTCATTTCTTTGGTACAAAAGACGATATTCTATTTAACCTTTTTCTACTAATCCAGGAGTTAATAAAAAAGTTTGGAGATGAATCAGTAGTTAGGGTATTTAACATTATTTTTGATAAAAAAGTTAATAGTATGAAAAAAGAAGCTTTAGTACAAGCAATGATGCAAAGATCGACAGAAGAAGGGAAAGTTCACTAATGATAAAAAATATGCCTGGTGCAATTATAGATATACCAACAAAGCAAACTCTTTTAAATCAATTTCCTGAGTTCGAAGTGATAGTAAAACGGGATGGAGAGACTATCTATCACAATAAAACCTATGCGGTAGTGATGAACCTAGTGCAATCAGTTACTAAACTACACATGGATACAGTTGAATTAGAAGGTGACACTCAGATTTTGGGAGTAGGCCACCCAATTGTTCAGTATTTCGCTCTACTTCAGTTAAGAGACAAGATGAAAAAGGCAGGAATAGTAAATATGGCTCTTGGTATGATAAACCAAGTTATGAAGAATCCTAAACTAAAAAAGAAAATAGCGGCAATCGCTAAGAAAGTAAAAGATGGGCCAACTACATAGATGTCATAGTTGCAATGGCTCTTTCCCGGACAATATGATGGCCGATTGGACTATTTGTGCAGGATGCAAGCAAAGAGAAATGGAAAAAATTTCTGGAGAATCAGTTTTTGTTGATTCTCTCGGAATAGCCTGGACTAAAAGCGAACTGGAAGAAGCTGGCGGAATGGATGAAGTTGTAAAAATGGCTAAAGAAGCCGATGTTAGAAATAATTTTAATAAGGAGTAAGTATGGACAATTTAGAAAAAGCATTAAAAAAATTGCTAGATGCCTGTAAAAAACTAGGAGAAGACAAGGTACTCAATGCAATCTATGAAGCGTATGATAACGGAGCCAAAGCCGAAGAAATTATTTATAACGCAATAGAATTACTACCATAACAAACAAGAAAGGAATTATGTCTATCACAAAATGTCACCTTTGCAAGAAAAGGCTTGTCGGTTTTCAGAAATGTCTCGTAGTAAAGAAAAAAAGAGTCTCTTTTCATATACTTTGTTTTGATAAATTTTTAGCTAGAAGAAAAAGAAAGGTAAATTAAATGTCTTACAACATAACAACTTTAGATATCAAAGAATTGAGCGTTAATGTTCCGCTTTCAGAATTTCTGATGGAATTTATCGGGAGTGCCTTTCGTGAAAAATATTCATTATCAGAGTATTGTGGAATGACGTGGAATGAAAAAGGATTTGTTTTTTCTTTAGATGGAGAGAATGAGGTTCACGGAAAACTAAAGGATAAAGACACTATTAATATTTTTGATCTAGGTGTTTCATCTTCCTACTCGTCAGACTTGCTAGAAATAGTTAAAAGCTGGTGTAAGAAATATAAAGGCACCATAAAGGGTGTTGCTGTTTGGGAAGGTGGCGATAGCATAGAAAAAATTTCTATTAAAAATGGCACAGTTAAAAAAGGGAAATAGATTTATAGAAAGAATTTTATGTCTTATACAAAAAGCAAGATAGAAGATTGGAAAGAATTTGAACGAACTTGTTTAATAATAGAGATAAGAAGCTGGGAAGAATTTGAACAAGCCTGTCTGATGTCAGGCATTGACGCAGAGAGTTTCTGTGACACAGATGATCTCTTTGAAGAATTCGAGAAATATAAAAAGTGGAGAGCAAAGAAAGGTTGAAATGAAAAAACAAAGATTTTTTGTCATATCTAAAATGGGAAGCTACGATACACTTAATCCTTTAATTTGGTTTGAGAGCTTAGAACATGCAATGACAATGTTCAAAATCTTAACTGAAGGCAAAACCATAGAACTTGGAGCCAAAGATATTAAAAAGGTAAGAAAGAAGAAAAATGAATTTCGCGACTACGATACATTTCGTTTTATGAAAAGGGACTCGGTTTATCACTTAGAGAGCAAATTTGTTGATGTTTATACTGAAGAAGAACTTAATAAGACAAAAAAAGCAAGGGAAAGTCAATTAAAAGATATAGCCAAAGCTAAAAAGGCTAGGAAAAGGAAAAAAGTAAAATGACTTTATTTGACAAAGACAAAATGAAACTAGAAAGTGTAATTGATGTTGGCGAGACAGTGCTTTGCGACATCTGCAATGCTGACTATAGTTATTCTGAAAGAAAAGGCGGATTTCTTTTTAATAGCAAGAGTGTTTGTCCAAGATGTGAGCCCAGAATGAGAGAAAACATTGCCAAGCACAAAGAAGAAAGGTTTATCAAAGCAGAATGTCCTAAAGAGATGAGTTTTAGAGAGTTTGTTTTAAAATGTCGCAAGGGAGATAACACTATTAAAATTTATGTTGAGAAAGGGAAAAATGAGTCAAGCAAAAGTAACCAAAAAAGCTATTGAGAATATTTTTAGTGGCATATTGTCGGGCGTTTCAAAAGAAACTAAAGAAACATATCCAAGGCTTATTGAAATGTTGGGCAAACTTAAAGATGCAGACGATTTCTATATGACCTTTATGTATCCTGTCGAAAATTGCCTGGATGAAGCAATAATAAAAAGGATTGATTTTGCTAAGGTAAAAGATGTTAATGATTCAAAATCTAAGCTGGGTTTTATATATCGCAATCATGGTTTTATAGAAAACCATCTAACAAAACTTATAGTTAGTCTTGAAGGGAGTGCATGTTCGGCTGATAAATCGAGATACATTATCAAGGCTTATGAAAAGTATTTCTTTGCAGGTGTGCCACTAGGACTTCCGAGAAGCAAGAAAGATGATAAAAAGGGTTGCTATTGGAAACCCAAATTTTGGAATGATAAAAAATGGTTAGAATATCTTGGAACGTTGGTTTCGTTGTACTATGGAGAGTTCAAACCATATGTAGTGTTTATAAAAGAAAATTATTTACCATTACTCACGAAAGGAAAAAATGAGTAAAAGATATGTTTGGTGGATTGAAAATAATAAGGGTGGATGGGGACAATGGAATACTGAAAAGAAGGCCCAAAAAGCTATTGATCTTGCTGTACAATACGGCTTTTTAAGAGAAGACTTTAGATCGGTTAAATATGAAGCCGAGCAGTGTTCTTGTGGCAGATATACTAGAAAAGACCTTTTAGAAAGTTTAGGAGAGTGTTTGTGCTGTGACCACGTTCATGGTGATGTTACATGCGAATAGTGAGTCCAGGGCGGGTTTGAGTGTAGATAACACTTAACTCGGACCCGGCCTAGGCTCACTATCAAACCTTTTAATTATGGGAATTATACTTATGAGTACTCAAAGATATGTTTACTGGGAAAATACCGATAATGGGCATAGTAAGTTTTGGGCGGCTCAAATTATTGAAAAGAGAGAGTGTGCTGGTTATTCAGGCAGGGTTGTTAATGGAGTAAACATAGTAATCAAATATGTTCTAGTTAGAAAGTGGGGAGCAATAAATACCAAAGGACAAGGCATGGAGCAAGAATTTGATAATAAGATTGATGCACAAGAAACTCTCAATAAATTAGTTTGGGAAAAAGAAGCTAAAGGCTACACAGGAAAGTTTTAATATGAAAAAAGTAGATAGAATTAAAGCACTAGACAAACTAGCCGATAAACTAGATGGTAAAAACCTTTTAACAAATGGGGTTTGGTTAATTATGGACAAAAAAAGAGGAGTGGTAGCTAAGGGTGTACCAAGAAATAGGTATCTCTGTCTAGTCACTGATCTAAAAGACCGAAAAAGGCTTTTAACATACAGTTCTGAAGCAATGGCAAGAAATGGTTTTAAACTTAGCGGGTTCTATAATGAAAAAGGAGTAAGTGAGTATTTTCAGAAGACATATGGAATAAGCAAAGAAGCTTATCGCTCTAGTTATAAAAAATATCTTGAACCAGTAAAAGCAGTTTTATCGATAAAAATATGAATGAAGAAACTGGAAAACTATTTAACTATAAAGGAAAAGACATTGTAGTCAAGCAAGTTGACAAGGGCTTTTATATTGGAATAAAGGGTAAAACAACGATTTGGTTTGAGTCAATATTATATAATAGCTTTAAATTAGTTAGTACTAGCGGGCGAGAATATGCTCGAAATATGATCGACAAAATGCTTGTCGCTAGAAGAAGGGAAAGACATAATGAGTAGCTGGGATAGATTATTTGAAAGTTGGGCTGGGTTCAGACCCGACAATGACCTATATGCTCAAAAGAAGATTAAAAAAAGAAAAAAGAAAGGAAAAAATCTAATGAGTAACAACAATGACCCCTTGATAAGTATCAATTGGTCTAAAATAAAGCGCTACCTGGGCGCACTATTAAAAACAGGAGTAGGTTTAGTAAGGGGAGTAGTAGAAGGGATAGCCAAGGGAATTTTAAAGATTCTGACACTCTTTGTGCGTGGCCTTTTCGAAATTTATAAAGGCTTTAGCAAGTTTGCCAAAAGCAAACAAAAGGGAGTCTGGATACTTCTCTTAATCTTTTTTCTATTTTTCTTAGCTTTTCGGGTTTATGCTCAAGGATCTGAAAAACAAGACCTACAAAAAAAGTTAGAAATTAGAAACGAAGAGTTCCAAAACTCGCTTGATAAATATGACGAGTTAATAGATACAATAGGAGATTTGGACGACAAGATTCAGGTGTACAATACCCAGAAGCAGAAATTGGCAAAAGCACAGGCGCAACTGGCATACAGTATACCTGAACCAGAATTGAAAGCAAAAATCACCAAGTATGCCATTGCAAACAATGTTAATATCCCGATGAGCGAGTGTGTTGTAATGCGTGAGAGTGGGGGACGACCAAACGCCGTAGGAGACAATGGAAAGGCTGTCGGGCTGGCTCAATACTGGTTAGCCACTTGGCAAAGGCATAGACGACAGATGGGGCGTTCTACTGAAGATTTAAGGAGAGATCCTGATGAAGCCCTAGATACTATGACTTGGGCAATATCTCAAGGTATGGGTAGAGAATGGACTGCCTATCGAAAGTTTTGTACTTAAAACTAACGATTGATTTTTACTCATTTATAAGTTAAAATAGATATTAGGAAAATTAAGACAATATATTAAGACAATAAGGAGAATTTATGACAAACCAGACCCCCATTATTCCAAGCGATCTTTTCACAGGCAAGATTTTAGGTCTTGTTGATAGAGAAAGAGAAGTTAAACAATTCATGTATGCTCTCTATACTAAGGAGCACATGATTCTCATGGGACCCCCAGGAACAGCTAAGTCTCAATTCGCTGTTAACGCATTTTCGGCTATTGCCAAAGCAGAAACTTTTCAAATCCACCTGACTAAACAAACTACCGAAGAATATGTCTTTGGTCCTTTGAATATACTTGAGTTAAAGAAAGGGAATCTTGTTCATAATACAAAAGGCAGTATGCTTACGGCTGACTTTGCTTTCCTTGACGAATTCTTTGACGCTTCTGATGTTTTGTTAAGATCACTGCTCGGCATTTTAAACGAGAGAGTTTGGTTAAAGGGGTCACAAAGAATAAAAGCCAAATTGCACACGGCTGTTTTAACTTCAAACTACCAAAGAGAAAATAAAGTTACCGAAGCCGTTTTAGATAGAATCATTTTTAAGTGTGATATTAAAGCTATTACTGCTCGCGGCAAAAGACTAAAAGTCTATCGAAATGCTATCAAGCATCCCGTTTTTAATTCAAAGCAAGTCTTGGATCTAGATAAGCTAAAGAAGTTTACCGATTTAGTAGAAGATCCTAACTCTGTTAAATTCTCAAAAGAACTTTTGGGAACCTATGACCGATTTTTGGGGGAATTCCAAAAAGAAAGCAAAAAGTATATTTCTCAACGAACTGCAAATAAGGCTCTCAAAGTATTAAAAGTATCGGCTTTGCTAGACAACAGGGACGAAGCTAGTTACAAAGACCTAGAAGAACTGCGCTATGTTCTTTGTGTCTTAAATCGAAGAATGGAAGAAGCAATCTTTGACGCTGTTTATGAGAAACATATTGGCAAGGCAGAAGAAGAAAGAGTTACGCTTCAAGACCTAAAAAATGTAGAAGAAAAAGTCAAAAAAATGCCTGATAATTTCGATGGTCTGCCAGATAAAGAATTTATTGGCAAAATGAGAGAATTGAATGAGTATGTCCACTTACTTGAAGGCATTGATAGTCCAACTCAAAGGACTTCGCAAAAAAGAGATACGATTCTTACAGAGATAAGAAAGTTAATCGCTGACAATAGGGACAAGTTATTTAAAAAACAACAGGCAAACCCAACGCCATAAGGAGAAAATATGAAAAGAAAAACTTTAAATGAAGATAGGGTTCCATACTTTTTGCACGCTGTGATAGATTTTATTGCTTATTTCACAATATACAAAGTATTTGGCTTTGAAATCTGTGTAGTTTTTGCCCTATCCAATATTAGCACAGACATCTCAAGAAGAAATAAATGGCTAGGAAGGTAAATATCTATGAGTAATACTTGTATGACAAAAAAGGAACAGTTGGATTGGAGCAAACAAAAGCATAAGGAAACTGTTCATAACACAATTTGTACTTTTCATTTAGACAAAAATTGTGGTTGTTTAAGATGCAGGGGAAAACATGAAAAATAAAGACAACAAGTCCTATATATTCAAAAGAATGGACACCGTAATAGAGAAATTTTATCGTGATTGCGATAATTTTAAAGAGAAGTTAAGTGAAAAAACTAAAAAGGAGAAAACATGAAAAATAGTGCTTGTGATTGTAGAAGGTGTAAAAATTGTTGTTGGCGCAGTATGGGATGGTTTGGATCAATTAAAGAAGTTAGGAGTGCGGCTAAGATTCTAAAAATGTCGGTAAGAAAATTTGCTAAAAAATACTTAATCAGAGAGTGGCACGCAGGGAAAGACGAGATAATGGTTCCTGCTCCTAGAAAAAACTTTAATAGAGAACCAAAAGCAATAAAAGAAATGGAAGTAGAAGGTAGAGATGCCTGGAAAGATGAAAAATTAAGGAATGGTAAGGGATTTATTCTGGCTAGTTGGGGACACAACCTTATGACAGGATTCGCTTGTATTTTTTTAACCAAAGATGAAAGATGTGGCATTCATAAAAGTAAGCCAACAGAATGTAGGGAGTCTTTTGCTTGTAAAAAAAGTAGCTTTAATAAAAGAAAACCCCTTTTATCTTATTGGAAAAAACATCAGGACTTTATTAGATATTTAACGGAGTAAACATGAGAATAACTAAAAAAAGACTGCTTAAAAGAGAAGGCAAAAAAATAGTCAAAATGGTTGATAATCTAGTGACTGTTAAAGACTTCACTTTGTCCGTTGATTTTGCCAAAGATGCTTTTGCTCTATTCAAAGAAGAAATCAGCAAGCGCAAGATGCTTAAAAGCTATTGGGAACTCTTTCAAGATGTTCGAAAGCTATATGCTAGGTATCAAATAGGCGACTTGATTAAGAATGTCAATTTTTATGTGAAGACTCGGAGTTTTTTCCGCGACTTCATTTATTCTAGCCTATTCCACGAGCTAGACAAGCTAGACCCAGTGGAAGCCTTAGAGAAGTTTCTAAAGATGTTCCAGCCACCACCACCGCCGCAACCACAGCCTAAGCCACAACCAAAGAAGGGGCCAAAAGGGGGCAAAGGGAAGGGTAAGGGTAAGGGAAAAGGGCAAGGCCAGCCACAACAAAAACAGGGAAAAGGGGGAAAACAGGGGCAAACTCAGAAACAGGGAAGCGGCAGTCCAAGCGGTAAATCACAAGACAAAAAGGGTCTTAGTGCCAACGAAGCTAATCTGCCAATCGACATGACTAAATTTCGCAAAAATCTGCCTAAAATAGAAAAGGCTCTTGATAGTGGCATTCTTAATAAGGGTGATTTTCAAAAATATTTAAGTAAGAGTGCCGGAATTGGACATAAAGAAATCGAAATCGGGAATATTGTTAAATTAATTGAAAAGATAGCAACTGAATTACATGAAAGGGAACTAGATATATTTTATATTGCTAGAAAGAAAGAACTTACAGAAAAGTATCGCAGGGAAAAGGTGCTTAAAAGCGTTCCTTTTCCTGACAATGAAATGTCAGTTGATCGTCTTAAAAAACATGAAGATTTATTAAAAACTGTTCCCACACAGTTTGCTCTTGACGATGACCTTTTCTTTCAGAAGTTCTTAAAGAAGGAGCTTCTAGTAAGAGACTATCAATCAAGAAGACTCAAGAAGCAGGCTCTATACATGCTAATTGATGTTTCGGGAAGCATGAGATCTGCGAGAAATACTTATGCTTCAGGAGTTAGTTTATCTCTTGTTAGACAGGCCATTGATGAAGGAGCGACATACTTTTTAAGATTCTTTGATGGTAGTCCGCATGATCTACATAAAATCACAACTAAAAAGGAAGCAGAAGAAATGGCGAGTGTTTTAGTGAAGCAACCCTATTCAGGTGGTGGAACCAATATTGAAGCGGCTATTGAAAAAGCGATAATAGATATTAAGAAAGATCCTATCAAGTTTGAAAAGGCAGAAATCATGGTGATTACTGATGGCGAAGATGGTGTTAATTTAAGTAAAAAAGACTTAAAAGGGATCAAGGTTCACTCTACTATTATTGATGGGGATAACAGTGGCTTAGAAGATATTTCAGAAACCTATACTAAGTTGGATTCCAACGACATTGAAAATTAGTAGAAACGTTGATTTTCACTTATAAATAAGTTATAATTAAAGCAGAGAAGGAGAATTTATGAAATATAGAGAAGCAGATTTGGACTACATCTTCATAAGAGCCCAAGACCAAGACGGTAAGTGGCAAAACCTATCCCTTAATGCAATTTCTGACGAGCAATTTCTTGATTGGGCTGAAAGAAGGTTTGGGATAGAAGTTAAAGACGATGCTAACGCAACTGGAACCCCTTGGACATCCGCACAAAAAGTAGATTTCCTTAATGATATGAATAAGCGCTTAGGCAATAAGCCTTGTGTTACTATGATTAGAAAAGAAGCAAGAAACAAGTGGGGTAAAAATGAAAAAGAAGGAGCCTAGAAAACAAATTAGCCTAGACAATGGAGTTTTAGTTACTATCCCTGTTAGATTCAGCTACGCTAGTTGTCGGTGTGGAAAAAAAGATATTGTTTGGGCGATAACAGAAAAGAATAAAAGGCCGACTCCTGTTCGCTGGAGTGAGCTTAAAGAAGCCTGGATTAGCCATTTTGCAGATTGTCCATTAGCAAAAGATTTCAGAAAGAAAGGAAACAAAAAATGAGTTTTAAAAAAGGCGATAAGGTTAAAATAACTAAATGTACCCATGTGTATGAAAATGGAAAAGACAATAGGCCTTGTAAGCTTTGCAAGGGCAAAGAAGGAACTATCAAGAGCGTTGATCTTAGTGAGCTCTGTCCTTATACAGTTAAATTTAAAAAGGAAATTGCCATAGGACACAGTCCGATATACGAAGCAAAAGAATTGCAATTGCTTAAAAGAAAACAAATTAAGTATGTTGTTCTTTATGACGAAGAAGATGGAGATCCAGCTAAAACATTCTCTAATCTCTTGAGTCTCAAAACTTGGTTATTTACTGCTCTTTTCAAAAGTGAAATTAAATACGAGACAATTCAGATCTTTGAAGTAAAAGATGAGTTTCAACCAAAGAATGTAGTTGGTTTAACTAAAATGAGTAATGATGAAAATGTCTAATTGGCTTAGACACTCAGTTCAATGGTTTTTAGAATTAATTAATAAATTAACAGGCTGGCCGTGGGGAGACAATGTGCCAGAAATGAAATAAAGGAGACTATTATGGCCTATATGCGCGGCACTTGGTACATTTTTAAAGATTGGAGTGAAATATTCCATATTCACGGACAAGATGGAGAATTTTATCTTCCAAAAGAGATATTGGATCAACTTGTGGTAATGAGATTCGCTCAACTGAGTCCCGAAGAAGTAGAGAAAGCAGAAAAAAAAGCTGTCACTAATCACGCTGGAAATATTGGTTGTGATGCTCTTTGTAAAAAGCATGGCCTACCAACTGCGACAGAAATCATTGATAGAAGAACTGAAGAAGCATTAAAAAAGAAAAAGAAAGGAAAATAAATGGAGAATTTAAACGCTCTCACAGAAGAATTAGGACTAGACACAAATACTATAGTCCCTATTAAAAGAAATGTTGGCTTGATCGCCTATCGAAAATACCTTTGGGCCTTAAAGTTTATCGGGGAAAAGGTCGTTAAGTTAAAGGAATACCGATCTCAAATCGTTGAAGATGTTGATATTGAGATTAAAAAGCAAGAAGCGAATATCGACAGGATCAAAGAAGAAATTAAGCAAAATGCTCTCGTTGATCCAATATCCGAAAGAACAAAAACAAAGGGAAGAAAGCTAGTTTTGCCTGACATTGCAACTGTGTCGGTAAGCAAAGAAAATAGAAAAGTCGACATAAACGATTCAGAAGCAGTTTTGGACGAATTAGGCAACGAGTTCATAAGAGAAACAAGGCCATCTCTCGATACTACTAAGGCCAAGCAACACATTTTGGAAACAAATCAAGTTCCAAAAGGGGCAACCATAGAATCCAGTCGCACATTATCAATTAGATTTAAGAAGTAGTTGGGTGTATCAATCGTATCCTGAGAAGTCGCTAGATTCACCCTTGTGTATCCCAACGCTTTTCGGGGTACGGTTAATGTAAAACTATGCCAGAACCAATAGCCTACGAAGATTTAGACATAACAGAAAAAATTCCGCTTTGTCAAAGGTGTTATAAAAAAGTGGGCTTTAAATTCCATAACGAAGTTTGGCTTTGCAAAGGTTGCTATAAAATTGCCGAAAGAAAGGATATAGTTCATTAATGGCTGGTAAGTCTAGAAAAAAGAAGAATCTTGCTAAAAGAAGAAGGAAAAGGTTAAAGAAAAAGTTAAAAAAGTTAGGAGTTAAATAGTATGAAAGGTGAAAAAGTTGTTGCCCAAAGAATTCTGAAAGATTTTATTTGGCAAGTGACTAGCAAAAGAAGGGTCATTTGTCGTAATAAAAAATCAAAAGGATACTTCGCTTTCGACATTACTCGATACATTTCTTTTCTTAAATTCGCGCCTAGTGTTTTGAATAAGATGCGAATAGAGATCAGCAAAGAACTGCGCTTAAATTTAAGGGGAAAGATTCAAGATATCAGATTATTGAGACAAGATATCAAAAAACTGAAAAAAGAGATTCGGGAATTAAAAAAGGAAGTCAGAGTAACGAAAAAGCAAAGACCAGTACAGCAAAGCGTCTTTGCTCGCGCCAGAAAGGTTAAAAGTGAAAAAAGCGATAATAATTAAAAAGTTAGAAAAAATGCTTCGTCATTCTGAAGCTCGCTGTGCTAATCTAAAATGTAGTCAAGATGGCTACGAATTTGGATTAGAAGACGCATTACAAGCTATTAAATCCCAAGGAAGGAAAACATGACTGACCTAACAAAAGAAGAAAAAAAAGAAATAGACACAGAAATTTTTAGTATTATTCGTTTCCACTTAATGGCCTTAAAAATGCCAGCTACAAAAGAAAATGTCAACGCAGGAACTGTGATGTTTATTGAAGGCGTTAAGTACATAAGGAAAAAATTAGAAACAGAACAAGAAAAGTTATTAGAAGGTTTTAGTTACAAGAAAAAGAAAAATGGGAAGAAAAGGACTACTTAATTACACTACTCAAATAGAGCCTGGAAAAACGATTGCCGAGATTCAGGCTGAGTTGGTAAAGCACGGGGCTAAGTCTATCATGTGCAATTACGATGATGATGGGAAAATTGAGTCTCTTTCTTTCGGTATAAAAATGGATAAGAAGGAGCTTGGAATAAAGCTCCCTTGCGACCCTGGGCCAGTTTTAAAGGTGCTAGAGCAACAAGTTGAAGAAAGATTGATTCCTAGAAGTTTTGCTAACGAACACCAAGCTCTTAGAGTAGCCTGGAGAATAACTAAAAACTGGGTAGAAGCTCAAATGGCTATTTTGGAAACAAGGATGGTAAAAATGGAGCAAATCTTCTTACCTTATGCGATTATGAGAGATGGAAAAACTTTGTTTGAAACTATGAAAAAGAAGGGGTTTGCCTTACTAGAAGCTAAAATTACAACATTTAGGCCTGAAGCCGAAGAAGGAGAAGTTGAACATGAATGATTTTTTTTCAAAAATAAGTGAGTTTGTCGGCATAGCATTAATAATTCTTGCGTCGGGTTTTGTTCTTTGGATAGCACTGCCATACATCTCAAACGAAAGCGAAAAGTTTAAAAAGACCATCGCTCAGACTTATGAAGATGGATTTCGTGATGGCTGGAGAAACAATACCGACATGGAATTGTGCATGTTGGGTGGCAAGTTTGCAGTAGAATCGCTAGAAATACCTTTTTATAGAGATTGTATCCCATTGGAAGACAAAGAAGGTCACTCAGGTTCTTATTTAACAGATGAAGGCCCAGAATAAAAATGAATTCTAAAAATTTAGTAACCAGTTTAAAGCTCAGTAAACGCCTAGCCAAACTCTTGAAAGAGAAGGGGATGGAAGTGGAGACTTTATTCTCCTATGCTCTTTGGAACAAAAAAGAATGGAAATTGCAATATAATCCCAACATTGAATTGCCCACGCTTCCAGAAAATACTATACCCGCCTTTCTTTCAGTAGAGTCAGGGGAGTTGTTGCCAGCAATTCTAACTAAAACAACCTTAAATAATTATGAGCTTAGAACTCAAAAGCTAGACGATAATGGAAAATGGGAGTGTTTTTATAAAGATTGGAATGTTCCTGAAATCGGACATGGACACCTTAAAGGGCAGACCTTTAAAGCCAAAACCGAAGCAGAAGCCCGTGGCCTGCTTTACGAATACCTACTTAAAAATAATTTAATAGAGAATGACAAATAAACAAAAGTTCAAATTCTTAATAGGAGACTTCCTAGTAGACCTACGAATACTAAGAGCCAACATTCCCATCACTAAGGGGCTAGGCGGTGGCAAGATAGCTAGGGGAATGATTAAAAAGTTGATTGAGAAGTGGGAGAAACATGAAAAAATGACTGGCGGCTGCCATGGTTACCATGATGTAGGGGAGTTTTATAAAGAATGAAAAATAAATCAACTGTAAAACTAGAGTATGCAAACCCAGACTGGTTCATAACCATTGGTGATAATGATGTTGAACACACCTGGGCTGTTTCAAGCGAAGAACTGGCTGAACTAAAGCGTAAATTAAATAATATTAATTTCGATGAAAACTAATAAAGAGCTGATAAACTGGGAAAAAGAATTTGATCAAATAGGCTTCGGCAATCAAGCTAGAATTGTCGGGGTAAAGAGAGTAGAGCTAAAAGATTTTATAATAGAAGCCCTGGATAGAGCAAGAGAAGAAGGCTGGCAAATAGGACACAAGCAAACCAAGGAAGACTATCAAGACTTCCTAATAAAGATAATCAAAAACAACACAGATAGACTCGATCAGGTAGACTATGACGGAATAGCGAAAGATATTATAAAAATAGCGGAGGGAAAATGAAAAACAAACTGTTGTGCTTACTGCTAGGTCATGTTGTTCATACATATAATAAGGGTAGACCTGATAATCCGGAGCAGGCATGGGGTTGTTTGGTATGTGGAAAAGAGTTATTAGGTGAAGAGAAAATAAGCAGTTTTTTTGAATATATAAAATACGTTAAGGAAAAAAGAGAAAAAAAGCTTGAAAAGGTGAAAGATTCAGAAAATCTCCCATTCTAACAGCTAGAAAGATTATTAAAATAGCAAAAGGAGGATAAGGTGATTATAATACACAGTTGTCCGCATTGTGGTTCCGGCGATATTCTCTCTAACACAGGTGGTTATTATTGCAATTCATGTTATCAGTGGCTAGGGCTTGGACAACAAAAAGAAAAGCACTTTATGAAACGATATTATGAGAAAACAAGTGCCATTAATAGCTAAAACAAATACTATAAAGATTTAATTAGTTATACAAAATGAGAAGAAAAATGAAAACAGTAGAGAAGATTAAAGAATTCAACAATGGAGTCTGGAATGCTGGTGGCGGCCCAGAGTCGAGTATTAGTCCGAGTGGTTTTTTGACTAATTCTTCATATAAGAATAAGCAAAAGTTAGACATGATTAGACTAAAGATAAACGAAATGATAGGGGTTCTAAATGAGAAAAAATAAAACTAAGAAAATGAAGAAGAAAAAACTTACAGAACAGATATTAGCAGAACTTTGGGACGTTATTAACGAAAAGGGACTAGGTGTTTGGGGGAATATAGGGTCAGATGATTGGAAGTTGGCTAGAGAACTATTTAGGCTAGAAAATTTAAATAAAGAAAAAATAGAAAAGAGTATCAATGACTAAATGTAAACGCAAACTAAAAGGAGGGGAGAAAATGAAGAAAGTAAAGAAAAAGGTTATCTTTGGGAAAAAGTGTAGCCTTTGTAGAAGGGAGCCAATAATTGGGTTGATTGACTTGACTGAAAAGGGAGACAATATTTGTTTGTGCGAGAAGCATATAAAAGAGTTTTGTAAAAAAACACTAAAATCAAAATGACCAACTGTAAATGCAAACCAACCGACATGGCGACAGGAAAAAGTATTTCTGGGGAGTGTCCGGTGTGTGAGAAGGGGAAGGGGAAAAATAATTGTCCCAGGTGTGGATCAAAAGTTAACTGGATAAATAAAAATGTTTATGTTTGCCCTGATTGTAATTGGGGGGAAGGAAAAGATGAACAAAAAAATAGTTTACTTAATTAAATTTGGCCTGATTTACTTGATACTGTTAGCAATTCTTATCAATATTTTAAGGCATATCAGGATAGATTTTATAACTTACTGTCCGACTGGATGTCTTAGAGCGTGGGAGTTCCGTTTTATTTGGTTAAGATAATGCCATGACTAAACCCAAACACAAGATTAGTAAGGAACATGAAAAACCAAAAAAATTATCCAAGGAAGTGACTAGGGTGTTAGCAAAAATTATAATTAAAGATAAGTCGTTGTTTAAAAGTTTTATTTTGAGTTTTTAAAAATGAGTAAAATATTCGCAATATCCGATATTCATGGGTGCTATGATGAATTGATGGCTTTAATGAAAAAGCTACCCTTGAATCCAATAAAAGACAAAATGGTCTTTCTTGGTGACTATATTGATCGTGGTCATCAGTCAATGCAGGTAGTCAAGCAATTAATAAAATGGGATAAGAAGTATCCCCATTGGGAATTTCTCTATGGGAACCACGAAGACCTGATGCTTGATGCTTTAGTCTATAAAGGTCGGATCTATCATTCCTACGATCTCTGGTACGGTCAGGGGGGCAAAGAAACAGCTAAGAGTTACTTTCGTAAGAACATGAATAAATACGACATGGCTATTAGTCAACCGAAGGATCACATAAAATGGAAACATTTAGATTGGCTCAGAAAACGACCAATTTATCACGAAACGGAGAAATACTTTTTTGTCCACGCTGCGGTTTTGCCAAATATAACCCTGGCGGAGTTCAAGCATCATATTGATAATAACGAAGCTCCTGTTAGGGGAGCGGCGATTTGGGCAAGAGAAGACTTTATTAATTGTAAATACGATTGGGGGAAAAAGATTATTTTTGGACACACCGCCAATAGTAGCAATCGAAAATGGGGAAAACCTTTTGAGCCGATTGTGATGGAAAACAAAATAGGAATAGATACGGCAGTTTGTCCAGGTCGATGCAATAAATTAACGGCAGTCGAATTGCCAATAGAAAAGTTTTACTTTCAGGAGTACATATGGAAAAACAAAATATAACTGTTTTCAAAATCAGAATAGATAGCATTAAAAAACACGCAATAGGTTTTGAGTTATTCTCAGGGGAAAGAGTCCAAGATACCTATGTTAATGTTTTGGCTAAAGGCGGCTATGGAGTTAAGGGAAGATTTCTACTTACTCCTAAACAATTTGCCGATTTCGCCAATAGACTAATTGCCTATGTCTATCTCAGTCCCAAAGCTTTCAATGACGAAGAACTCTTTGTTCTCTGGGGATTGAGATTGAATATTTTTGATTGTGAAACACAACAGATGTCAGGGACTATTTTTACACATGAAAGACTAAGAAGAATCAAGGAAATATTAAAAACATTAAAAAATAAAAAGACCTAAGGAGGCCACATGTCAGAAAATGAAGTAAAAGTAAAAGTAAAATATCCTTCTGATGAAGCGATAGTTTTAGACCCAAGGCTTATCAAGCAAGCTAAGGATTGGGAAGAAATTGTTAGTCTTTGGACTATTTCCAAAGAAATTGATATTAAAAATCAATGGATCAAGGGCGACATTATTAATCGGGCGATTGCTGTTCATGGAGAAGGCTGTCTAAAAAAGTTTGCCGAACAAGTCAACGAGTCGATTAGAACAATAGAGAATTATCGTAGAGTAGCAAGGGCATTTCCCGCATCAATGAGGAATTTGAATATTAGTTGGACCCATTATCTTATTTCTTCTTACTCTGATTCTTATAATCGAAAACTAAAGAAGTTCGTTACTAGAAATCGGTTTGACTGGCTTAGGAAAGCTCACGATAATAGCTGGTCTTGTCCCAGGCTAACACAAGAGATTAAAAAGTCTGGAGCAATAGTTGATAGGGGCGATGTCTTTAACTATTACGAAGCCTATATCAAAAAGGTCAGACACGTCTTGCTTCATATCGAAAAAGACAAGCTTAAACCAGTAGAAAAGAAAAGGTTAATCGGTATATTATTGCACGTCTATAACGAGTTCATGGTTTATCTTGCAAGCTGATTTCAGCGTTGATTTTAGCCTTGAAATAAGTTATAATTAATATAGAAAATTAGGAGAATAAATGGAAAAAAAATACGGTCTAAAACTTGTGGAAGAGTTAAAAAGCGGGAAGAGAAAGAAACTTAAACAAAGTGATACGATTCCCTTCAAATGCACTGCTTGTGGTAAATGCTGTTTTAACACTGATATTTTATTAAACGCTTACGACATAATTCGATTAAGACATGGGCTTGGAATTTCGACAAAAGAACTACTCCAGAAAAAATACATTTCTTTTCATATTGGGCCAAGTTCTGGCTTGCCAGTTGCTATGATTGAATTTCAGCAAGTAGACGAAAAACTGTTTCGATGTCCTTTTCTTTCTCCTGCAATAAGAGCGCAAGTAATAATGGAAGAATTGAAAAAGCTGAAAAAGGTAAAGAGCAAATCAGAAATGAAAAGACTAATGACGATTTTTAAAGAAAATCCAAGTCAAATAATGAAGGAAATTGGCAAAGTTAAAATTGAAAGATGGCTTTGCTCTGTTCATTCCGATCGACCAATTGTTTGTCGCTTTTATCCAACGGGAAGAATTAAATCTGGTAAGAAAAACCAAGAAATTCGAGATTATGAAAACACCTTCTTTCTTCAAGATCCGCCAAAATATTGCAATGGATTCAAAACTAAGGAAAAACAGACCTTAAAAAAGTTTTTAAAAGATGCTAACTTCTATCAGTATGACGAAGGAAGTGCCAAGTTCTATGAAATCATAGAAAAGCTAGCTAAATCAGGCCTTTTTGCATCTACAAAAGAGAACAGTAAAAAGTTAGCGACCCATAAACCACTATTATCTGATGGTTCAAAAGTATTTTTCATTATTGCTAATATGCTCTACAACTTTGATTCCTTCATTTTTTTCTCGGAAGATAACTTGGTTCAAAGAACAATTACTGAAAAAGATCAGACACACGAAAATTTTATGTATGTCCTTAGAAAAATAGAAATGATGATTAATTTGCTAATCAAAATTTATAAAACACAGGGCGGAGAAGCCGCCTTTGATCAATTTACAAACATGATGCCTAACAAAGGGGGTGAATCGAACAATGGCAAAAGCCAAAACTAAAACTATGAGTAGTTTAACGAAAAAACTAAACGAACCTTTACCAAAAGAAGCTATTAAGCAAAGAGAAGGTGGTCGTGGCATGATGCTCGATTACCTAGAAGGCTGGTGGGCGATTAAAAACGCTAACAAGCTTTTTGGTATTGATAATTGGAGTTACGAAGCTGTTTGGGAGAGATTAGAACACATCACTTTGCCTAATACAGCAAAGGGCAAAAAATCAGGTCTTTACACTGTTCCCGTGATTCTTAAAGTCAAAATTGGTGATAAAGAAGTAGTTAGAAGCGATATTGGAATGACGCAGTACTACGGAGAACAAGGTAAGGAAATGGCGATTAAAGGTTGTGTTACCGATGCTCTAAAGAGATGTCTTAGAACCTTTGGTGCTCAATTCGGATTGGAGCTTTACGACAAAGGAGATATTACTCCGCCAACTACCAGGGTTCAGGGTAGAAAGCCTTATTTATCTCAACAGCAATTAATGGAGCAGTTCAAAATGGATGTTAACCAAAAACCGCCAACTTGCCCTGATTGTCAGTCGGGAATGAAGTTAGTGCCGAGAAAAGACGGATCTAGTCTATTTTGGAGTTGTCCAAATTGGAGAAGTAAGGGTTGTAAGGGTTACAATGTCGATGATGTCGATATTGATGGAAACCTTACTCCAAAAAAAGGGGCTATTCCAAAAAAGCCCGTAAAAAAGGATGATGTCAAGACAGACGACATCCCATTCTAATTAAAAACTGGGGGGTTTGTTAAAACTCACAAGCCCCCCTTGGATCATTACTATGAAAAAAACACATAAACAACTATTCGAAATACTTATCAAATTTTTAGACGTTAAGTCATGGGATTTTATGGGGTGGAAGGAGAAAATGGTGTATTGGAGAGTTGGTAACTATTCAGCATCAGACTTACTTTCATTGATGATTTTATGCGATTTTGACTCCAAGGAAATAATTTACGACCTTGCAACAATCCTAGGCCAGGAGGAAGTAAGGAAGTTGGTTTTTGGGGAAGAGATATTAGACATTGAAGAACTAGGATTTGAAGCAATTACCGATAAGACAAAGACGGTATCTTTTAAATTTCACTCACTCGCTATGATTCTCACCGGCAACCCCATAGACTGGTTAAAATATGCAATCAGGTTTATTGAAGGGAAAAAATGAAAAAAATACTTGTCTATCGCCGAACAGTTATCTGGGAATTCAAATTCAAAAGATGCTTTAGATGCAAAAGAAGGGTTTGGCCTTTCGAAAAAAGGGCAAAATCAATAGTATTTTATAAACATAAAAAGAAGCGAAAAAGATTAACTTATTGTATTAAATGTTTAAAGGAGCTAGCATGAGAAATTATGATTGCCAAGATTCACATAATGAAGGACAGTTCCCGGGGTTCCCAGAGAAGCTACAATATCAATCATGGCAATTTCCATCTATCATTAATGGTTTTGTTCATTCGTTAACAGGGGCAGAATTTAAGGTTCTTTGGTACATTTTACGACACACTTTTGGATGGCAAAAAAACACCGATAGACTATCAATTTCACAGATACAAAAAGGAATTACTAAAAAAAACGGGGAAATTCTCGATAGTGGAACAGGCCTATCACGACCTAGCGTTATAAAATCAGCTAGTAATTTAGAAACAATGGGGTTTATTGAGACTAAAAAAGCCCCGGGGAAAGTAACTGTTTATACAGTTCGACTAGTAAAGAATTTTAACCAGACTAGTAAAAAAAGTTTACCAGTCGCTAGTAAAGAAATTTTACCCACAATAAATAATAATACAAAAAATAATAATACAAATATTCACGAACAAAAAATTCGTGTGTATAAAAGATTCCCAAAAGAGAAACAACAATGCGTTCATAGACTTTGTTATCACTTAGAAGATTTGACTGGAACAAGAATCGTTAATTGGGGCAAGCAAGGAAAAGCGATGAGTGCAATGTTAAGAGCTGGTTTTACCGAAGAAGAAATTAAAAGAACAATCACTTATATGGCTAAAGGCGATGAATTTTTTAGCGATAAAGGTTTTGATCTCGTAACTGTAAGCAATAGCATTGGCCGTTATAAATCAATGTCAGAAAGGAAATTATGAAACTAACAAAAGAAGAAAGAAACCTTTTACTGTTTCTCGAATACACTGCAGTAGATCAATGGGGCTGGGTCAAAGACATAAGACATTTAAACGCAGGAGATCTTGAGATTATGAAACAGTGGAATAAGTCTGGTTTTGTTTTATCAAAGCGAGCCCATAAAAGTAAAGGCAAGCTAACCCAACTCACCTATGTTGTTAAACTTTCTCCTGAAGCATGGGGGATGGCTCACAAGCTAAGGAGAGAAAAAGCAGAAAGACATATTCCAGAAAAATTTAATAAGGAGAAAATATGAAAGTAATAAACAAAAAAAACTATAAAGTACCAGTTTTTAATTGGTGTCCAGAAATTGAAGATGGTGCTATGGCTCAAATAGACAACTTGGCACAATTGCCATTTGTATTTAAAAGAATTTCAATAATGAGTGACTGCCATCAAGGGTACGGGATGCCTATTGGTGGAGTTATGGCCGCCGAAGGCGTAATAGTTCCAAATGCTGTCGGTGTCGATATTGGTTGCGGAATGTGTGCGGTCAAAAGCAATTTGCGAGCAATTGATACCGATTTGCTTAAAAAGATAATGGGGGAGATTAGGAAAGTAATTCCTTTGGGATTTAATAAGCATGATAAAGAACAAGATATCAAATTAATGCCCGACAATGAAGAATTAAAGCTAATAGTTTATCAAGAGTATAACAACGCCCTAAAATCTCTCGGCTCTCTCGGTGGTGGTAACCACTTTATCGAAATCCAAAAAGGCGACGATGGTCATATTTGGATTATGATTCATTCTGGAAGTAGAAACTTGGGGTTCAAGGTAGCCCAACACTACAACAAACTGGCGGTTGAATTAAACGAAAAATGGAAAAGCGAAGTTCCTAAGAGTTGGGGGTTAGCTTTTTTACCAGTGGATTCTCAGGAAGGTCAAGACTACATAAAAGAAATGCAATACTGTGTTGACTTTGCTTTGGCCAATCGCAAGTTGATGATGGAAAGAGTGAAGGGAATTGTTGCTAAGGTTATTCAGGAAAGTTGGATTGATGGAATAATATCTATTGGATTCGAGCCAATGATAAATATAGCCCACAACTATGCTTCTTTAGAGAATCACTTTGGGAAGAATGTATGGGTACATAGAAAAGGGGCCACAAAAGCGACCAAGGGGTTAGTAGGCATAATTCCTGGCTCACAAGGGACTAAAAGCTATATTGTCGAAGGCTTGGGCAATAAAGAGTCGTTTATGTCTTGTTCTCATGGAGCGGGTAGAAAAATGAGTCGAAGCCAAGCAAGGAAAGAACTAAGCCTTGTGGAAGAACAATACAAAATGGAAGGTATTGTTCACGGGATCAGAAGCGCTCAAGACTTAGATGAAGCCCCAGGATCTTATAAAGACATTGGCAAAGTGATGGAAAATCAAAAAGACCTAGTTAAAATTTTAGTTGAGTTAACACCACTAGCTGTTATTAAAAGTTAAAGGAGAATTATGTATAACCAAGGCCAACAATCAAACAGGGCTTTAAAGCAAGAAAAAGATAAACTTGAAATGCGGAAAACAATGCTTGAAAGAACAACCGAAGTTACGACCTATCTGGCTTGGGGTCAATTACCACCATTAGAAAAGCTAAGGATTAAAAATGAATGGATTGCCTATTATGCAAAAGTTTCCCAAACTCAATCTTTTAAAGAGTTTATGGAAATGAGAGACGCTTACAAAGAAAACAAAATGGCCAGAGTAAAAGAATTGACTCTTAAAGCTAAGAAAAGAAGGGAAGATAAAAACTTTATGCCCAAACCACAAGATACTGATCCCTGGGAATTCTCTCATGGAGTGTGTGGAACCTATCAGGGTGTTTGCAACCGAATTGAACAAATTAGTTTAAAGTTAACAGGAGTTAAAGATGTCCAAGAAATTTTTAAATAAAGTTAATATTCTGAATCGCTGGGTAATAACCAGGATTCCGGTAGGGAAAGATGCTGTTCCACTAAAGTGGCGAGTTAGCACTAGGTATAATATCTTAGGTTTTAAATTTATTATTTGGGAGTTAAAATGAAAAAAAGAAAAAGTAAAATATTAAAAATCGCTCTCGTTTTTCTAATTCTTGGTCTATATGTAGATGTTCGAATGATGCGTAAAGGCGATGGTATTTGTGTTGGGACTGCCAAACAAAGGACTTTTAACATTCAAGTTATCGTTCCTTTTAGACCCCAAAGAGAAATATTTTATTTTGGAGTCGGAAATAGACACTACAATCATAATCGTTATACTACTTATTACATTGACAAAGAAAGAGTTGACGATGAAGGATCGCCTATTGTTTTAGGAAAAAAGACTATTGAAAATGGCTGTTCTGTAAGATACGAAGGAGAAGATAGAAGTTGGTTTGGCCGCCATGCTCATTATATTAATTTAAGACCCTTTAATCGAATCAGAGAAGACGGGATAGTTGATTGGCATTTTGACGAAAGATACATGACTCAAGAAGATTACAAGGAGTGGTACAAATAATGTACGGAAAAGTAGCTATCGACCAATTCGGATTGTTTATTTGCGAGTTTCCCGTTAGGGGGGCGAATGGCGAACTGGAAACTTGCAAGCATAGGGCCAAAGATCTAGTAAGGCATCTTAGAAGTCATGGAATAAGCTCCAAAGACTATAAAAAGATGCTCGGGCTAAATCGGAAGGAGTCGCTCCTTAGTGAAGAAACACTAAAAAGTCTCAGGAAGGCCAACATCAAGTACAAAAATTATGAGAATCTCGAAAAGGGCAAACCGTTTAGATTTAGAAAGGGCAGTTCCCATGCACAAAAGTATGATCGAAGCGAACAAACAAAAAAGAGATTACGGGGCTTGCGAAAAAAGTAAAAAAAGATTATAATATACTCAGAAAAGGAAAATTATGAAAACAGAAGAAAAAGAGAAGAAATCCTACGATACGACCAACTTCCACATTTTTGTTTGGCTTTTAATGAACGATGTTCCCTTGATTAAAGTCTTTTGGGCCAGTGATAAATCGGGTGACAGAGATCAGGCACATTTTGTTTTTGAAGACTTCCCTAAAAGAAAAGAATTGATTGACAAGTTTTTTGAACAAAAGCAATTACAAAAGTGGATTATAACTACTCAGGAAGCTAAGTCTCGAATGTACGCCAATCGGACACCTGTTGAATATGACCGTAAATAGCCTAGACAAAGTTGTTCTGAAATTAAACAAGAAATTCGGCCAAAACACTATCGGCAGGGTTAATGTAATGCCGGATCTTAAAATCAAAAAGATTTCTTCTGGATCTCCCTATCTTGATTGGGCTCTTGGTGGTGGTTGGCCTTTAGGTAGGTCAATCGAACTATATGGCCCTGCTTCCGCAGGCAAATCTCTAACTGCTCTAAGAACCATTATCGAAGCTCAGAAATTAGGCAAAAGATGCGTTTATTTAGATGCTGAAAATACCTTCGATCCCGACTTCGCTAAGTCAGTTGGCGTTGACACTGATAAGCTAGTTGTCTCTCAAATGACGGGGGGAGAAAATGTATTTGATACAATTAATCTTCTTTTAGAATCCGATGTTTCTATTATTGTTGTTGATACTGTGGCTTCATTACTTCCTGAATACGAAGAAAACGAAGAAACGGGGAAAATGACAATAGGCTTGCATGCTCGATTGATGAGTAAGGCAATGAGAAAAATAACAGGGAAAGCTTCTAAAAACAAGACTCTCATTTTTTTCATTAATCAGATAAGAGAGAAAATAGGGGGCTATGGAAATCCTGAAATAACAACAGGTGGTAGAGCCTTAACATTTTATGCTTCGTTAAGAGTTGAAGTTAGGCGCGGTGAATTTTTAACTGAAGGCAAGAAAAAAATCGGCCATCAAATCAAATTTAAGGTTACTAAATCTAAAATCGGCCAACCCTGGCGAAATGGCTACTTCTTATTTTACTGGCCTGACTCTCAAAATCCCAATCTTGAATTATTTGATAATGCCGATGAGTTAGTCTCAATGTTGCTAATTCAAGGTAAAATTAAAAGGCGTGGGGCTTACTATGATGTTGTTGGTAAGACTTTTCAGGGCAGAGAAGAATTAGAACAGGAAGTTAGAAGTAATCCAAAATTTAATAAAAAATTAACAGAGCTATGGAATCCACAGGACCAGTAAGTATCTTTGAAGAAGACCTAAAATTTAGCGAAGATGCAACAACAGAACAAATTATCAAAGAGATTTTGCTTAAATACATTCCTGGGGCAATCGAAGTAAAAAAAGCCGAGAAATGGCAAGATAAACAGGGAACGGATTATTGGGTTCATTGCGGTACTAAAAGACCACCTTTATCAATAGATGCAAAGGTAAGAAGTGTCGATCCCGTAGAAGAAATGAATAAGGGAAAAATGGGATTTAAGGACGATTTAGCACTTGAAACATGGAGCAAAATTGGAACACAGGTTGGCTGGACAAGAGACAGAAAAAAAAGAACCGATTATATTCTTTGGTTTTTTGAGTCAACTAGAAGATGGGCTCTTGTTCCGTTCATAATGTTATGCGGAGTTTTTGAAAAATATTGGGAAGAATGGAAAGGAATTTATAAGGTGAAGACCCACACCTGCAGGGGAGATCTTGACACTTGGGAAAGTGAATGCGTTTTTGTTCCTAGACAAGTAATTTGGGACAAAATGCAAGAAATGTATGGTTAATTAATAAACGAAAGGGGGCTAAAATGGGACCATCATTAGAAAAACAAATTGAATCAATAATGAAAAAAGTGAGAGATTATCAAAAAGAAGCTGGTCGATCAGAAAAAGGAAGAATGTGGGCGATTGTTAACACTCATTTAGAAACAGCAAAACTGTACGCTAAAGAAATTAAAACAATAGAATAAACTAATCATTATATTAAAACGAAAGGATATTGAAATGTCACGATCATTAAACAGAATAGAATTAATTGGGAACTTGACGAGAGATGTAGAGTTAAAATATACTCCACAGGGAACAGCGGTCTGTACTTTTTCAGTCGCTACCAATAGGCAATGGACTGATTCTCAGGGAAATAAAAAGGATGAAGCAACCTTTCACCGAATAGTTGCTTGGGCTAAACTAGCTGAGATTTGTTCCCAATATCTTGCTAAGGGAAGAAAAGTCTATATCGCAGGTCGATTATCTAATAGACGATGGAAAGACGATCAGGGAGTTGACCATTTCGCGACAGAAACAGTCGCTTCTGATATGATTATCTTAGATCGAAAAGATCAAGGGGCAGGTCAACCACCCGCTCCCCAGCCACCCGCTCCAACTCAAGGAGTAGCACAATCTGAGCCTGCACAAGCAGCCCCAGAGCCTGCTCCTGCTCAACCAGAGCCAGAGCAAACAAGTATTAAACAGGCTGAAAAAGTCTTTAAAGCAAAAGCAGTTTAATTGTTAACAACCTAAGGGGGTGATAGTTATGGTGTTTTTAGCAAGCGGAAATGGTCCTGGCAGTAAAGTTGGACCTATTGTGGTGGTAGAAGAAACTCCAACAGCGGTTCCAACAGAAACCCTTGAAGTTAAGCCTACAGAAATTGCTACCGAATCAGCTCAATCAACTCCATTACCTACCCCAACTCCCGAAGACGGTGGTCTTGGCGTTGTTGGTTGGTGTCTTTTAGGAATAGTCGGATTGTTCGTTTTGGTTTTAGGTGCGAAAGCAGTTTTTAAGAAATAATGGAGAAGTGGCAAAAAAAGGAAAAGGATGATGCTAAATCTTTTGGTGGTAAAAGAACTCCCAAAAGCGGTGGTTATTGGTCTTTCCCTGGAGATGTAACCACCAAGCATTTCCTTATTGATAGTAAAACTACAGAAAAAAAAGGCTTTAGAGTTACAGAAAGCATGTGGAAAAAGATCTACTATGAAGCCCTAAAAGCAAGAAAGCTACCAGTTCTTTCAATTTCACTTATCAATGAGGATATCGAACTGGTAGTTCTTGATAAGAACGATTTTATTTCTTTTCTTAAAGATGATAGGATGAAATAGATATGAAAAACAATGTACTCACTAACAATTTTGATTTAGTTATTTATAGTAAAGAATATCCCCAAGTCCCTGAAGGCTCACTAATTCCTAAAGTTAAAAACTCTCCTGTAATTTCCGATGATGTGCTAAAATAAGCGACTATAATGCTTATTCTTCTTGCAGGAATAGGAGTGTCAATCTTGTTTGTGATAGTCTTTATTTTTCTCTTTAAAGGAGAGCAAAGATTCCCGCCACAAGAAAAATAGAAGACTTGAGTAAAAGAATACTTTGCTGTACTATGTTCCTATAGTTATAGAAAGGAGATATAGTGAGACTTTATCAATACGACGATATTAAAAAACTCAATCAAGCACTAGGAAGTTTTAAAAGAAATACACTCAAAGTAATTGATGTTAAAATCATAACAGTCGAAGGTAAGAATCAATTTTTCGTAGTGGCAGATCCGCCTTACGACTCAAAACCAAAGAAAAAGAAGGCCGAAAAGGAAAAGGTAGAGAAAAAAGTAGAAGTAAAAGAGCCCGCTAAGAAGAAAACGGAGAAAAAATGAAAGAAATTAAATATGTAGAATGTCAGGGTTGCGGACAAATTCATTACATTGTCGGTAAAAAAGAAGCAGAAACTTTGAAGAAAAAGGGTTATAAAGCAGACGGATTTTCCGATAGAAATATGCAGCACTGTTCAAACTGTGGTTCAAAAAAGCAATTCTCAGGAGTAACTCAATCTTATGCGAATCAATATTCGCCAGGTGGAGAAATTCACCCGATTCTCTTAACCGATGAGAAGCTTAAAGAACCAAAAGTCAAACCTTAGCGAGTTTCTGGAAGAAATGGCACAATTAGAAGGACTCTTGAAGTCTTCTATTAAAGTGTCATTAAAAAGAAACATTGAGTGGTATTGTAGTAATAGGATTAAACGATACTACAGACAGTACCGAAAGAATCGTGGTGAAAGCTAGACAGATAGTGTATAATAAAAAACAATAAAGGTCGGGCGCTGGGCGCAAGAAGCACTCCAAACGCTTCTCCGCCGGGTTCAATCCCTGGACGGCCTGCAAAAACTTAACGGGCAACTATTGAGAAGTGTGAGAGCAGGCCACTTCTCAAAAAGCGGGGTTAGTTGATTGGCTCAACGAGTCCCTTCCAAGGATTAAAAGCGAGTTCGATTCTCGCATCCCGCTCTATGAGTATTAAAGGAGAGTTTTACCATCGAAGCACAATCACCAAACATGGTGTCGGTAGCTTAGTGGTTGAAGCGCTGGCCTGTGAAGCCAGAGACGGGAGTTCGATTCTCCTTCGATACCCAAGTAGCACTTTAAATCAACAGAATTAATTACATTAAATCGGATATTCCGAGATAGTGTAATGGCAGCACGGCTGGCCTTGGACCAGCTAATGTAGGTTCGACTCCTACTCTCGGAACACAGAAAATGGCGTGTAGTATAACGGCAACACGCTCGGCTGTTAACCGAGAAATCTGGGTTCGATTCCCAGCGTGCCAGCAAATGCGGCGATGGTGTAGTGGTAGCACATCCTTTATCGAGCAACACCCTGGGACAAGCTCCCCAGTTCGGTACCGCTCACAATATAAATTCACTAGGTTTAAAGGTCTAGAGTTTTCTCGAGAACCTTTAAGCGGATGAAGTTACAATGGAAGACAAGGGTTCGAATCCCTTTCGCCGCTCAAAATGGGCTTGTAGCTCAGTCGGAAGAGCATTCGCTTTGCAAGCGAAAGGCCGAGAGTTCGATTCTCTCCAGGTCCACATATCAGGGATTGGCGGAGTTGGCCACCGCGCTCGGTTTGGAACCGAGAGATCATAGGTTCGAATCCTGTATCCCTGACTAAAGGCTTGTTGATTTAATGGTAGAATGTCGTCTTGTCAAGGCGATTGCAGGAGTTCGATTCTCCTACAGGCCGCTAAGTAATGAGTATTAGGAAAAGGAGAAGAAATGGGCAAAGCATGGAAAGATTTAGAAAGAACTGCCGCTAAAATTCTTGGTGGCAAAAGAATAATCAGAGAACATTTTGGCGTTAAAAAGCCGGATGTAAAACTAAAAGACTTCCCTAACTTCAAGATTGATACTAAACGCTATAAAAAGTTTAGAGTTTTTTCTTTATACGAAGAAGTCAAAAAGAGATATTGCAAAAAGCCTGTAGATCAGGTTATTCTTGTTTTAAGACAACACAATAAACAAACCAAATTAGCAGTCATAGACTTAAATCTATTGGCAAAGCTTATTAATTTTGTAAGAGAAAAGGAAGGTCAAAATGGTTTTCGTTAAAAATTTACTTTCTAGATTTCGAAAGGATAAAATGAGAGATAAAAGATATTTCTTAAATGCGGAAATAAAGTTTGATTCCGCTCATCGTTTGTCTAATTATAAGGGAAAATGTAGCAATCTTCATGGTCATACTTACCGGGTCATAATCACTGTTAGTTCAAACAAATTGAATAATTGGGGAGCCGTAATGGATTTTGGTAAATTAAAGCATCTTCTAAAAGAGAAGGTTGATGAAAAATACGACCATAAAACGATTCTCTATATCGGAGATAAAGAAAACCAAGTTATTGGCAATGTCTTAACAGAAGATGCTATTGCTTGGATGAACAGCAATCCAACTGCCGAAAATATGGCAAGAGAGATTTTTCAAGACTTAGTTCCAAGCATAAAGGCAGAAAGAAAAAATATTAAATTAGAAGTAGTGGCAGTTTACGAAACAGAGACAAATGTTGCCCGCTATTCAGAAGACTATGAAAAAAACAAATAAAAAACTTCTAGTAAGTAAAGATGGTGTTTTCTTCTCTTTACAAGGAGAAGGCCCGACAATGGGAAAGCCCGCTATTTTTTTGAGACTTCAATTATGCAATCTTCATTGTGCATGGTGCGATACTAAACACACCTGGAATTCGCAAGATGGCGAGTCTTGGAGTATCACTAAAACAGTAATAAAGCTAGGCAGATACATGGATAGCGAGCGCTATCGTTATCAGCGTATTGTTATTACAGGCGGCGAGCCACTTCTTCAATCAGATGCGATAGATGAGCTTTTAGGCCAATTTTGCTATCCACATAGAGTAGAGATTGAAACAAACGGAACAATTAGTCCAAGTCAGGCGATGATTAGTGATGGAGTTAGATTTAATGTTTCTCCAAAATTAGAAAATTCTGGCAACCTAAAGGAATCAAGATACGCACCTGCAATTCTTCAAGTATTTAATGAAGTGAAAAAGACGAGTTTTAAATTTGTTGTTACTGGACCAAAAGACATTGCTGAAATTGAAAGAATAGTTAGAGAATGCGATTTGGATTCTGAAAAGATTATTTTAATGCCCGAAGGCAGAAGCCAAGAAGCCATTTCTAAGCATGGAAAAGCAGTCGCTGAAATATGCAAAGAAAAAGGCTGGCAGTTAATTCCGAGATTACAAGTTATGCTTTGGGGAGACGAAAGGAAAAAATGAAAAGAGCAATAGCAGTAATTGGATATACAGGTATGGTTGGCAACCCTACTTATAGATGGTTGCATAAGCAAGGACACGAAGTAATGGGAATGGCTCTTGAAAGCAAAACGCATAGTTGGGACGAGATTAATGCTCGTGCTGAATACATTATTGTCGCAGTCCCGACTCCTTTTGATTGGAAAACAAAAAAATATAAATTAGATATTCTTGAAGAAGTTTTGGAAAAGATAGGCAAAAACAAGAAGGTAATTATTAAGTCAACTATTGTACCAGGAACAACCGACAGACTTCAGGCGAAATACCCAGAAATGTTCCTTTTCTTTAACCCAGAGTTTTTAAGTGTAAAAACTGCATGGGAAGACTTTGTTAATCCCGATAGACAGATAATTGGACACACACAAAAGAGTTATAAATACGCCCAAGATGCTTTAAGTCTACTACCCCAAAGTCCATTTGATGTAATTATGAGAGCTAGTGAAGCTGAAATTTGTAAGTATGTCAATAATTTCCACGGAGCATTAATGGTAATGTTTACTAATTTATTCTACGATATTTCTCAAAAAATTGGAGCACAATATGAAATGGTTAAAAAAGGAAGCCTTGCTTCTAAATGGGTAGGATCACCAATGGGAAGAATGTATTGGGACGTGTTTCACAAAGGCAAAAGGGGCTATGGGGGTGGATGTTTCCCTAAAGATATTAACAGTCTAATTCAGTGGTGTAAAGAAAACAAAATTGATGCTGAAATTCTTGAAGCCACTAAAAAAGCCAATATGCGTATATTAAAAACTCAGGGCTTGACTGAAGAAGCCGCGGAGAAAAAATGAAAGAACTATTTTTATCAACTTTAACAGGAAGTGTTTGCGGATTTATTTTTAGCAAACTAGGACTTCCTATTCCTGCCCCTGGCGTATTAGCAGGGATCATGGGAATTATAGGAATCTTTCTAGGTTATAAACTTGCAGGATTAATATGAAAACCAAAAAAACAATTTTAGTTATGTCGGGCGGAATTGATTCTTCAACTCTTGCCTATTACCTAAAAGACAAGGGACATGAAGTTAAAGCCCTAACTTTTAACTATGGCCAAAAACATGATAATGAAATAGATGCTGCGGCTAAAATTTGCGTAGAAGCAGAAATTCCCTGGAAACTCGTTGATATTTCTGCGGTGAAATATCTTCTTGATTCAGCTTTAACCAACGATAAAAGAAAAATTCCCGAAGGCCATTATGCTGATAAAAACATGGAATCAACGGTTGTTCCAAACAGAAATATGATTATGCTATCAATCGCTGCGGGCTATGCCAAGTCGATTGGGTTTGATTATATTGCTTTTGCTGCTCATGGTGGTGACCATTTTATCTATCCTGATTGTCGCCCTGGATTTGTTGATATACTTACTGCCGCCATTAGGTCTGCTTTTGGACACTCAGACGATGCCCCTAAATTAATCGCTCCCTTTGTCGATTTCGACAAAACAGATATTGTTAGAATGGGCCACATGTTAAAAGTCCCTTTTAAAATTACTTGGTCTTGTTATAAAGGAAGGGTAAAGCACTGCGGCAAATGTGGGACTTGCGTTGAGCGCAAAGAAGCGTTCAAGCTCGCTAAAGTGTCTGATCCAACAAAATATGAATAAATATTACTATCCATGGGAGATTAACGAAAAATGAGCTTACAAAGCGGATCAACCAAACCATCTAAAAACAAAATTAATAGCGTAAAGCTTTTTAAAGCGGCAGAGATGCTTCTAGATGCAATAGAAGGGCCAAACAGGAGAGAAGGAACGGAAAGAACACCAGAAAGAATAGCCCGTGATTGGCCAGAGATTTTTGAAGGCTATAATTACAAAGCAAAAGATGTTCTTAATAGGACATTTCAGGCAGAGCGCTATGATGAAATGATTATCGTGAGTACTGATTTTACTAGCACTTGCGAACACCATATATTGCCATTTAAAGGTAAAGCCTGGATAGGCTATATTCCCAAAAAGAAGATCGTAGGGCTAGACAAGTTGATTAAACTTGTTTGGATGTTCTCTAAAAGACTTCAAAATCAAGAAAGAATTACTCGCCAAGTAGCAGAATCGGTTGATAAGGTTCTAAAACCCAAAGGAGTTATGGTCGTACTAAAAGCTACGCATGACTGTGTTTCACTAAGGGGAACAAAGTCAATAAATAGCATTACGACAACTTCTGCTTGCTTCGGAGCGTTTAGAAAGAAAATCGCGGCAAGAAATGAATTTTTAAGCCTTATTAAAACAGACTTCGACAAAAAATGAGATTATATTTCGCAGGATACAGTCCTTACTGGAGAGAAGCCAAGAAAGCGAAGATTGAAAACCTGCTTGAGTCTTATTTGAAGTTTAGAAGGGGATCTGGAAAGAGTGGGTTTATCCAATGGCATAAAAGAAAGGGTTTGCTAGGAAAGAAGATTTTTATAGACTCTGGAGCCTTCTCAGCGTGGACTAGGGGCGTTTCAATCGACATTGATAAGTATGCGGCCTTTATTAAAAAGCATCTTTCTCACATAGAAGTTTACGCCAATCTTGATGTTATTGGAGATGCAAAGGCAACCGCTAAAAACCAGGCTTACTTAGAAAGCAAAGGACTCAAACCCTTAGCCACTTTTCACATTGGCTCTCTCTATTCCGAGTTAGAGAAAATGGTTAAGCAATACGAATATCTTGCCCTGGGCGGCCTAGTTGGTGTTACTCAAAAAAGAAGAATAAAGCATTTGGATAAATGTTTTAGGATTATCCGCTTGAATGCCAAGGTTCATGGTTTTGGCATTGGTGACTTAAAATTATTGCTGCGCTACCCTTTTTATTCAGTTGATAATACAAACTGGATACTTGGCGGAAGAATAGGGGCAGTCTATAAATTCGATAAAAAAAATCTTAAACTACAAAGCACATTCTATAAAGATAAGCGGATTCTTGATAGAATAAGAAAAGTAGATGTCTACAAGTTTTTTGAACACAAAAGCGTAGCACATAAAAATCGCTGTTTTGAAAATGCAGTAATATTTAAAGAATTAGAGTCTTTTGTAACCCGTGTTTGGGAAGCAAGGGGCGTGAAATGGAGTAATTAATATGCCTAAAAAATATCAGCACCAGATAAAGCTTATTAAAGTAAGCGAGATTCGACTCAATAAATATAATCCAAATGTCATGGATGTTGAGTTGAAAGACCAGTTAAAAAGAAGAATCGCACAAGAAGGAATGCTTCAACCCATTCTTTTAAGAAAAATTAAGCCTGAGAAGGAAGTTAAATACGAAGTGGTTGATGGCGAACACCGCTTTCTTGCTACTAAAGAAAATGAATATGAAGAAATTTTAGCACTTGTTCTTGATAAAAGTCTTCCTGAAGCAATGATCTCGACAATTAACATGAATAAGATTAAAGGCGAGTTCGACACCTTAAAGCTCGCTGGGGTAATTCACGAGCTTCATAAAACCTATTCAATGGAAGAATTGGAAGAAAAACTCGGATATAGTCCTGAGCAAATGGAAGGAATGGAAAAGCTGTTAACTTATGATTTTGATTCACTTAGCAATGAAGGAATTGATGGCCTAGATAAAACTGCTCCTGAAGAATACGAATTCAAAATAATGTTGACTGCAAAACAAAACGATATTATCAATAAAGCAATCGAAGCGACAGGCAAAGAAGGAATCCCCGATGCTTTGGTTAAAATTTCTTTAGAATATCTAGCTAAACATGGCACAAAATCAAATAAAGGACGAACTTAAAGGTCTAGACAAAGTTACAGCTATTGCCCAAAACGCAGAAGCTGATAATGTAAATAGGATTGCTCTGCGTAGGGCTAAAGTAAGAGAATTGATGCGCATGGGCTGTGAATCCCATCAAATTCTGCTTATTCTTCAAAAAGGCATCAAGGTAAGTGACGGAAAAACTGTTAAAATTCGCGTTACGGAATCTATTATTAAAAACGACATCGAGTATGTTCGACAAGAAAATACTGCCGTAGATACTGACTTTCGCGAAAAAAGAGCAGGCATTCTTGATAAACTTAGTTATCTATATAATAGAGCCATTACCGAATATGCCAATGCAAAAGGACAAACTAGAAATAGCTTTTTAAACACAGCCTTGGCGGTTCTTACTAAAATATCAGACATAGAAGGAATAAAAATAGGAGAAGGGGGCAGTGCCGAATTAAGTCAAGAAGCAGAAATATCAAAATTCGCTGAAGATGTTAATAAATTAGAAAAAGATGAGCAAACTACTATTCTCGCCGCGATTCACAAAGTTCGTGAACAACGCAAGCTTAAAACAACTGGAGACGCTAGAGTTCCTAGCAAAAAACCCGGAGTACCAGCACAAACCGGTGACAATGAAGGAGTATCTTGAAAATCCGACCTTTGTTAATCCACAAGATACGGCAAGACCCTTCAATAAAAAACTTTTAATAGAAATCTTTGACACAGGAACAACAGCGGAAGATTTTATTAATCTAGGAAAATACGAAGAAATACTCTATATTGCTGGAATTGGATCAGGAAAATCCTATGTTTCTTCAATGGCGATAACCTACATTATCTATCGCCTACTTTGTTTAAGAAATCCCCAAAAGTACTTTCGCTTTGCTAAGGGAACCAGAATCGCCTTTGTCAATATTTCCAAATCATTCTCTCAGGCCAAAGACATTGTTTTTGGAGAAATCAAAAATAGAATTGACCATAGTATTTGGTTCCAAACCTACTACCCTTCTGACCCGCGAATTAAATCAAAAATAAGGTTGCCTAAAAATATCTTCATTTTACCGTTGGGTTCAAATGAAGAATCTCCATTGGGATACAATATTTTTGGTGCTGTTATTGACGAAGCTTCATTTCATACCATGACAAAAGATAAGGACTATGCCGAAGAATCCTACAATCAAATTAAAAAGCGTATTCGCTCGCGATTCTTTAGCAAAGGGAAAATGTTTATTATTACTTCTCCTAGATATATTTATGACTTTGCTGAAACAAAATGGAAAGAAGAAAAGAATAATCCCAAGGTGCTTAGACGAAGAACTCCCCTTTGGGACGCAATGCCTGCCGATATGTTTTGCGGAGATAGATTTGACCTGGGTGATTATCTTCCAAGATACAGGGGCAAAAAGTTAATGATTCCCGTTGAGTATGAAGGTGAATTTAAACAAAATCCAGAAAGAGCAATGCGAGATTACGGAGCCGAACCTTCAATGGCTATTCAGGGCTTCTTTAACGATCCCAATATAATCGAAAGACATGTCAATGATGGGAGAAAACACCCAAAGAGTCCTAGAACAGGAAAGTTTTATCCCTGGTTCCATAATAGAATAAGTAGTGAAACCTTTGATTCAGATAAGCGATTTATTCATATCGACTTGGGACTTAATAAAGAAGGCAAAGGAGATTATGCAGGACTTGCTATGGGTAAATTCAATGGTTGGATGGAAGCAAAGAGCGCAGAAGGCAAAAAAGAGAAACGACCCAAGGTCTTTATTGATTTGATGTTAAGGATTAAAGCAAAGCCAAAAGATGAAATTCAATTTGAAGATATCCGCAAAATCATTTACCGATTAAAAGATATAGGCTACAACATTCACAAAATTACTTTTGATGGTTGGCAATCAGTTGACAGCATTCAAACTTTAAAATCGGCAGGATTTAATGCTGACTTTCTTTCGGTTGATAGAAAACCAGAAGCATACTACACATTGAAAGCAGCCATTTTAGATAAAAGAATGGACTATTATTATTACCAGCCGTTTGTTGAAGAATTGCAACAATTAGAAGAAGTTAGGGGAATGAAAATTGACCACCCAAGGGGCGGAAGAAAAGATGTTGCTGATGCTGTCGCAGGAGTTTGTTTCCATGCAGCCCAAGGAACCCCTGGAAGGGGATTTAAAGTAATCGGTAAATAGTTGTTTTTTTTAAAAAAACAGTGTAAGATTCTCTTTAGAAGCAAAGATCTCTAAAAAAACAATGAAAATTCCAAAATTTTTACGAAAAACCGTTTTTAACAGCGATGATGTTAAGACCAAAATAAAAGATGAAGTTAAGGCGGCAATAGACAAGTCAAAGACGGATAATCAACAGGAACTAAAAACCCAGTATAATGTAGAAGTCGTTAAAACAGTTGATAGGGCCTTAAAGGCAGCCAAAAAAGATTGGGCATTAACTACAGCCAAGGCTATTGATAGAAAATTCGGCAAATCAAGAAAGTATGTTTCGAGTTCTGGCTTCGGTACAAACAAAAACTCATTCACTGCCCGTGTTTATCAATCAGGTAAAAACTACAGCACGCTTGATACTCTCTTTAGCAATACCCCTGGATCAATTCAAAGCGCTTCAAGAATTAGAGACTCGGTTTTAGGAAGTGGTTATGTTATTAAACCACCAATTTTGGGGAAAAAGGGGAAGAAAAGCGATTTAAAGAAACTGATTAAATTCTTTGACGCTCCTAATCCTGACGATACAATCGAAACTCTTTTGGGAGTTTGTATTGAAAACTATCTTGCTTACGGAAATTGCTATCTTGAAAAAGTTCCCACAAAAGGAAGTAGGCGAGTAAAAACAATGGAAGTTGCCGCCCTTTATAATCTTGATCCTACAAGAATGACTATCCTGATTGATGCGGCAAAAAAGAAAAAGGGAGTTTTGGAAAAAACAGGATACAAAAGAAAAACAAGTCAAAATAAACCAGTAATTTATAAACTAGACGAAGTATTTCACACAAGACGACCACATAGAAAGGCAGGCTTGTATGGCCGAGCAGTTTTAGAAGATAACATGGCAGGTAATCAACTTTTGCTTAGTGCTCTTACTTACAATATAAACATTCTTAAAAATGGGGGTAGACCACCACTTCAATTAATTCTTCCAGAAGATTCTACCGAAGCTGATGCCGACGCTGTTTCAGCTTATTTCGAAAAGAACTACATGGGGTCACATAATGCAGGCAAAACACTTGTTTCGTTTAAAGGTGCGAAAGCTGATCCTTTAGGTATTAAGCCTTCAGAAATGGCCTATCTAGAGCTTTTTAAATATGGTATCAGGCTTGTTTCGGGTCAATATGGTGTTCCCCTGTTATTAATCGGTTTTCCAGAAGGCACAAATCGTGCTACGGCTTCTGAAGCTCGAAGATCCTACTATCTATCAAATATTTTCCCGATTAGAAAATTGATCTCACAAAAGATAACTAAAGAGATAATTCAAGATAGTTTTAAAATTGAAGGATGGAGATTAGACTTTAAATCGGCAGGACTAGAAGAATCAGAAGCGTCAAGACGAGACTTTATGATGGCCTGGACCAAGGGATTATATAGCTTCAATGAAACTAGGGTTGCCATGGGTCAAATGCCAATTGATGAAAAATGGGCAAATAAGTACTTCCTGCTAAGTTCGAAAAATGATGCTATGATTCCTATTGAAGATGCGATTGGAAGAGAACCAGATGATTCTTCTCAAGATTCCGCGAATATTAAACCTGGCCGCGGAAAAGGGGAAGAAGATCCAGGACAAGATGACCAATCTCACGATGAAGGCTAACCGTTGATAAATTTCTTGTTCTGAGTTATAATATTATTAGTTTAAGCGTCAGGTTAAGTAAGGAGTTTTTTTATGACAAATGGAGCACCACAAAGTGCCGTACCAGGCCAACGGCCACAAAGAACTATTTTGGCCCATATGAAAGTGAGATCCTTCATCTCACCACCTTCCCCAAATGAAAAGCAGTTAAAAGAGTACGATAAGAAATTGAGTACTTTTTTAAAGACTGTTGATAATACAAATAGGATGCTCAATGGTAGAAATTCCTATGCTGTTGGAGATCGTGTTTACACCCTAGTTTGGATTTTGGATAGGATTGCTGATAAGCCAGTTACTACTCCATTTGGAAAAGGGGTAAAACCTGGACAGCCAATTATCACAGATGACAAAGATAATAGTCCCAAAAAAGAAACAAATAAATGAGACGGAGCAAGTAGCCCTGCCTTATGTTAAATGCTGTGTCTGCGGTTGCTTGACACAAACGGGATTGCATCAAATTAGATTAATAATGGTTAAGCCAGGAAGACTGGTAAAGCACAAGGTAACAAAACAGGTTGTAAGAATACCACCTGTAATGAAAAGAATAGATGTCTACATGTGTACCAAGTGCGTAAAGGGAAAGAAAAAATGGCCAGGAAGAAATCCGATCTATCCAAAAAAATAAAAACATTTATATCAATAGCATTTAAACCAGAAGTCGATTCAGATGGGGACAGTTTTGATAAAAAAGCATTTGATTTCGGTCTATTAAAAAGGGGTATTAATCAATGTCAGTAGATAGAGCTAAGGAGTTAGAAAAGATAGCTAAGAAACTGGGAATTGGACTGAATAGAAAAGTTAAGTGTATCGGTTGCGAAAAGGAGATTTCTTTTAAAAAGGCAGTCGCCCTAACCGATAAAGAAGAAGTCGCTTATCTTTGCAAGAAATGTCTTAAAAGATTAAAAAGGGGTGCTTTCACTCAACAGCAAATAGATAAGAGTGATATCTTAAAAGAATTAGAAAAGCTCAGAAAGGAAAAAGTTCCAATCTTGCCCTGGCCACCAGATACAGATGTTTCACCAGTACGAATACCACCGCCAATCCCACAAGATCGCTGGATTGAGCCTTACAAGGTCACTTGGGGAACAGATCGAAATATAAAACTTGCGGGATCAGCTTTAAAAAATCCCGAGATTACAAAAGAACTTTATGTTCTAAAAAATGACAATCAAACAAACCCAACCACCGCCAACTAATCCAATTTTAGGAGCTGATGGCAAACCAACAGGAGAAAAAGTAGAACAAAAACCTTTGCTAAATATAAATTTGCCAGCACCGAAAAGTGGCGATCCAAATGCTCCACTTCCTGTTAGACAACACAATGCCTGCGCTCAAAAAAACTTTAATCAGGTTGCCAATATAATGCTGATGATTATTAATAATCAGAAAATAATGGGCCTTGCAATCACCAAGCAAGATAAGCAAGTAAAAGAATTGCAAGAGAATTCAAAGAAAATTGCCGACAATATAAGAAAATTAATAAAGGAAGAAGATAAAAATGACCCCAACACCGCTAATGCCTAATCCTGGCATAAAATTAAAAGAAGCCTTTGGGCTTGATGTCTTTAAAGAAAGATTAAAGAAAAGGGAAATTTGGATCAATGGACCAATAGATGACTCCTTGGTTGAAAAACTCTATGTCCACCTTATAAAACTTCAGGAAGAATCTCGGCAAATTGACATAACAGTTGTTATTAATTCTCGTGGTGGTAATTTTTACGAATCATCAGTTGCTACAGACCTGATGGGAACTGCAAAGCCGTTAATAAGAACTATTGCTTTAGCAGAAGCGACTTCGGGCGGATTTATTTTATTCATGGGCGGCAAACATAGAATTTGCCATGACTATACAAACCTGATGATGCACGCAATAAGTTTTGGACCAGGGGGCAAAGTTCCCAACATAGAAGATCGGGTAAATCACATTAAGCACCTTCAGGAAAAATTAGCAAAATTCTTTTCCTATCAAACAGGTGGAAGAACAACCCCTGAATATTGGATAGAGTTATTTAAAAGCGAAAAGGACAAATGGTTTTCAGCCGAAGAAGCCGTTAAATTAGGAATTGTCCACCAAATTATTAAAAGACCAGAAATGGTTGACAAAAATTTTAGTTCTCGACTTCCCTATACCTGGGATATAGTCGTTGGAGAAATATGACAAACGGATTCCAAAAATTATCAATAGCGGGAAATCAGACAAGAACTTTAGGTTTTGAAAAAGCAAAGGGGAATATAATTCCAGTTCATCCCGGACAGTGTCCACATTGTTTAAGAAGAATGGGTGAAAAAGGAAGACAATCTGCGCAAGTGAAGGTAATAACCGCAGAAGGACAAGACTATTGGTGTCAAGAATGCGTTGAAAAAGGAGTCGAAGAAAAGATTTGTATTAAATATCGAAGACTATCTAAAAAAGAAAAAAAGCAATTAAGAAAACAGTTGAAAAAAGAAAAGAGATTAAAAGAAAATGACCGACAAAGTCAATCGTTTAAAGGAGTTAAATAAATTATGGTTTAAACTCACTAGGCCAAAACTTGGAGATCGAATTCAATTTAGGTTTGTAGGGGGTAAAAAGTTATACACGGGAAAAATCATAGAAGAGATTCTAAATGAAGAAAAAAAGTCTGTTAAATATCGGGTCGAATCAAACGGAACCCCTGTCGGAAATAAAGTAATAGAAATAGTCAAATGCAACAATATTATGTTTAGCGGAAAATCATTAAAGTATTCGGTACCATTAGATAAATTTAAACCTTTATGAAAGTAAAAGAACCTTGTATAAAAAATAAATGTATAATTTGTGCATTAGTTATTGGAATTAGCATTGGAATAGTAATTGCGCCTTTATTTTTAATATTTGCATCTAAAAATATGCAAAATAGAGAAGAAGCCTATTTAAAAAGACTTGAAATTTGTTTGCCTTATCGAAAAGACGCTAGTAATTATGTTTGGAGACATGAGTTTTGTGAAAATGCAGAAAAAGAATATCTAGAATTATTTAAAAAGAATTGGGAAATTAAAAATGAGTGAAGAAGATAACAGCGGTTGTAGTGTAGGATGTATGGGTTGCTTAATTGAAATCTTAGGATTATTAGGTCTTTTATATTTATGGTTTCATAGGGCTGAAATCTGGGGGCTTATAATAAAATGAAAATATTAATATACGGAGATTATTACAAATTCAGATCGGGCTACGCTCGAGAAATAAAGGATATTCTGCCTTTTCTTCAAAAGAACAATGAAGTAAGACAGGTAGCTTTAGGCTATAATGGCTATCCGATAGATAAGGACATGGTTGTTTACCACACCAAGACCCCTGAAGTTAAAAACCATTACGCCCAAGAAGTCCTACACTATGCCTTAGACGATTTTAACCCTGATATTGTTTTAACAGTCCAAGACTTTTGGATTCTTCCCAAAATATCTTTTACCCTAGCCCATCCAGGTAAATTTAAGTGGATTCATTGGGGAACACTAGATTGTGATCCTTTAGATTTTTATTCAAGAGAGTCTTTAAGATGGATGCATTATTGTTTCTTTCAATCTCACCACGCCGCTATTGAAGTAAAATTACAACAACCAGGATTATTGGGAGAAGTCGTTTATCCTTCTGTTGACCCGAAAATCTTTCACAAGTTAAATAAAAAGGAGTTAAGAAAAGAAGTTCAACTAGAAGGTTTTAATATTCTGATCTGCAACGCTAGGGGACAGCAAAGAAAAAATGTTCCCGTATTGCTAGATGCCTTAAAAGAAGTTATCAAAGAAATTCCCAATACTTGCCTTATTTTGCCTTCGGGAATTAAAAGAGCAAAAACAGATTCAGGCGGACTCGATGGTTACGATTTAGAAAGATTCGTACATGAATTAGATATAGTCGAATATGTCCTATTGCCACGCAATCAAGACAAGGGGCCAATAGACGATAAGACTCTTAATGTGCAGTATAATCTTGCCGACATAAACATTCTTCCTAGCTGGGGAGAAGGATTCGGACTACCATTTATTGAAGCAGGCATATCTGAGATTCCTTCGATTGGTGTGGATCATTCTGCAGTACACGAGATTGTTAAGGGCAGGGGAGAACTGGTAAAGCCAAGGGCCTATACCTACAACTTAGATGGTTCTCGCTATGGTCTTTGCCATCCAGAAGACTTAAAAGAAGCCATAATCAAATTGATTAAAGATAAGAAATTAAGAAAGAAATATGGAAAGGAAGCCTACAAGCTCGCCAGTAGGTTAACTCCTGAAAGCAGGGCAAAACAAATGTTAACAAGATTCAAGCAATTAATTAAAGACGATGCTCAACCATTAGCAAGAAGATAATATGTGTTTTTTAATGTTTGGCCATAAATATAAAATAATTGATGCCTGGCACGGCCATAATCTTATGGGCGGTGGTGGTACAGCAATAGAAAAAGTTTGTAAGAAATGCGGACATTTTAAAAGATCCACAGTCCCAGGCCATATCAACCTAGAAAAATTATTAAGCAAGAAGATAAAATGAACTATAGAAAAAACTGCTTCACTTATTGGTTTCCTAAACTAAGTAGACAGGAAGTTAATCTTCCAGGAACCCTTGTGTTTAATACAGACAAACTTGATAAAAATATTACTGTGGCATTACGGAAGGCTTTCTGGATGAAGCCACTAACAAAAGAAGATAAGGTATCGCTAGGAAGATTTGCATCTATTCTTAAACACATGGCTAAAACAATAGGTGGCTATCCCTTCTTTTTAAGAACAGGCCAGACAAGTCATAAGCATGACTGGATGCAAACTTGCTATATTGCTAACGAAGAAGCTTTATTAAAAAACGCCCAAAACTTAGCCGAAAAAAACATTATGGTTGATTTTAAAGACGGTCTTCCAATCAATATTTGGGTAGCAAGGAAGCTAATTAAAACAAAGGTTGCTTTTAAAGCCTTTTACGGATTTCCAATTACTTTAGAAGCAAGATTCTTTTTTAAAGATAAGAAATATCAATGCCATCATCCTTATTGGCCAAAATCAGCAATTAGCGGTTGTGATGACAAGGATTGGGAGAAAAAACTAAAAAGATTAAACAATATTCGGGCGACAGAAATAGAAAGACTTAAAGCATTAACTGAGAAGGTGGCTAAAAATTTTAATGGCTATTGGTCAATAGATTGGCTCAAGGGAGAAGATAAAAAATGGTATGCTATTGATATGGCCACAGGAAAAGATTCTTATCATTTCCCAGGGTGTAGATTCGCTGATAAATCTAAATCTTAAAAATATGTCAAAGAAAAAGTTTTACCCTAAAGATAATAGTAAAAGGAAAGGTCAAAACGCTCCCCATGGGAAAAGAGAAAGAAGAGCAAAAAACCCAAGGGGGGGCAGAAGATAGATGAAGGATAAAGTTTCGATCATTGCGCCAACATGGAATAAGGTCAAGTTTTTAAAGCAGATGATGGAGTCTGTCGAGAAAAATACAAAATGGCCTTTTGAGTTAATTATCGTTGATAATGCTTCCGATGATGGCACGCAAGAGTTCGTTCTTAATGCTAATTTCAAAATGGACGGACAGTATCTTAGAAATGAAAAAAATCTAGGGTTTTCAATCCCAAATAACCAGGGAATGAAGGTCGCAAAAGGTAATTTTCTTTGTTTCTTAAATAACGATACGATTGTTACTAAAGGGTGGTTAACCGCCATGATGAATGTTTTTAACGAAGAAAAGGCGGTAGGAATAGTGGGGTCGCGGTTAATCCACCCTGGTCGGGGAACAATTCAACACGCAGGAATCTTTGAACACGCTTCTTCTAAACTACCAGACCATATCTACTTTAAGAAGCCAATGGATTATGCCCTGGCAATGAAAAGGAAACAGTACTTTGCCGTTACAGGGGCTTGTATGGTCACTCCCAAGACTCTTTTTGAAGGACTAGGTGGATTCGATGAAAAGTATTGGTGTGGCTGGGAAGACATGGATTATTGTCAAAAAGTTAGAAGAATGGGACATAGAATTTATTATGAACCCACTTCCCTTGTTTATCATTATGAATCAAGGACGGAAGGCAGATATAGCAACGAAGGTTCTAATTTTAGTTTATACATGAGCAAGTGGATTTTAGGAAAACAAATTATTGATAGCATCGGTGTAAAAGATGTCGATGCTAGTAAAATTTCCGTAGGAGAATTAAATGAAAAATAGAAGAATGCATTATAAAAAACTTTATTGTAAACACTGTGGTCGCAAATTATCTTTTATTGAAAGAAAAGTCGCTTACTATGATTGGATAACAGGCGAGCCGACTTACGAAAAAAATTATAGATGTCCCAAAATAGGTTTTTTTGGCAAACTTGTAGGATCAGTCCATTCAGAAATGCGCATAATTGAAGGCAGGGGTCTAGATGGAAAATATAGAGAAACAATATTAGCAACATTTCCTTAAAAAATGAAAAAGGTAGTTAAAAAAGGAGTTAAGACAGCGATCATTATTTATCAAGATCCTGATTTAAAAGAAGGTCGTAGGTTTATTTTTGGCGACCCTATGCGGTTAATGAGTTTAATGTTAGACCAGTTTCCCATTCTTTGGAAAAGAGTACAAACACTACTAGGAAAAAATCTTAGTATGCAAGAAGCGATGACTCTTTACGAAGAAACAAAAGAAGAATGGACAAAAACGCATGGAGTGGGTTTTTCGGAAAAAGAAATGAGAGTAAGTTTGAGTTATGAAATAAATAAGTTAAAATAAAGATAAGGAGGTGAAAAATATGGAAAATAAGAAAAAATTGTATGTAGGCAATCTTAGTTACGATGTATCCGATGAGCAATTAGGAAGTTTGTTCGCTCAAGCAGGTACGGTAACAAGTGCCCAAGTTATTATTGATAAATTTTCGAGTCGATCCAAGGGATTCGGTTTCGTTGAAATGAGTACCGAAGAAGAAGCTAAGAAAGCAATGGAAATGTTCAATGAGCAAGATCTTGAAGGAAGAAAAATGCTTGTAAAAGAAGCACGACCACAAAAACCAAGAGTTTAAGGAGAACGATTATGGATATGACAATTAAAACGCCCGTCCAGATCTTTATTAATGGAAGATTCTTTTGTATCGCCAGTGAAGCTGAAATTAAGCGCAGAGATCCAAGGTTCAAAAAAAGTCTTATTCCTGACAATGTAAAATTGCAACCAGGAGAATGGACGGGAACTGTCATCAATATTAAAAGGCCGCTACGAACAAAAGAAGAAAAAGAAGCGGTAAGAAAAATATTAAAAGCAGAACCCTATGATGAATTTTATACACGAATGGTAAAGGCTAAAAGTAAACACATACCAGTCGAATTAGATGCAGTGCAATTTACTAAAGAAAGGGGAGAAAGATGACAGAAAAAGCAAAAGCAAAAAAATCTAAAGCGGAGAAACCTGGAAAAAAGGGGCCCGAGACGGGCACTCCAAAAAAGACTGAACCAGTTGTAAAACAAAAAACCCTGAAAGAAAGGCTTAATGAAACAGTTGATAAACACTATAAAGAGAGAGAAGAATTAAAGAAGCAATTATTTAGTTTAATGCAAAGGGTTCTTTATCCAGAACAATTTTGCCCAGAATGCGATGAAAGACTATTCTTTACCCCTTCTAATGGCGGCTATAGTTGCCCTAACTGTGGTTATGTGGCTACGGCTACAGTAACCGCTCTTATTCAACCAGTAAGTCCACAGGCAAGAGTAGTTCAAGACGGCAATGTTTCGCCACAAGTAGAAAATGCAATCAAGGAATCGAATGCGGCAATGAAAGAACCTAGAAGGGTTGTAGCCCCAACAGCGATAGGGGATAAAATTAGAAAGTTAGTTGATGGCAGGGAATCAACTGCACCAACACAAGCAGATGAAAGCGCTGTTAGGAGAAATCCGGCAGTAAAAGGGCCTATTAATTGGTGTTAACTATGAAAGAATTTTTTAAGAAAATACGGATTGGCTGTTTGAATGACCACTTTGATATTTTAGGTGGCGGCACAGTCCATTCTTTTAAGTTTCTAGAATACCTAAGTAAGTTTTATGATGTTGATGTTTATGTTCCAAAAAATCCAAAGACAGAAGAATGGATGAAAGTCTTTTTAAACTTGGAAACAAAAGGTCTTGCTTTTTATAAATACGCCAAGGGAATAGGTAAAAAATATAACTATATGTTTCTTAACATTTCTCATTGGCGAACAGAAGAAACTAACGCCTTTAAAAAGTATATGCTTGTTTTCTTTCCCCAGTTTTTCTTTCCGCTTTATGACTATAAATTTTTGGCTAATTCAGAATACACCAAAAAACACATAATCAAACTTTGGAAAAAGAAGGCAAAGGAAATTAACGTAGTCTATCCGCCAATTATGACTTCGCAATTCAAGTCTGGACATAAACAAAACATTATTCTTCATGTAAGCAGAATCACTCCCCCAAGACCAGAAGCCGATAAGGGTCATGTGCAAATGATCGAAACCTTTAAAAAGATGTGCGACAAAGGACTTAAAGACTGGGAATTTCACCTAGTGGGACAGATAGAAGACCAAGACTATTATAATCATCTTCTTTCATTATTAGAAGATTATCCTATTCGTATTCAGGTAAGTCTTCCTTTCAAAAAACTTCAAGCTCTTTATAAGAAGGCTAAAATCTATTGGCACCTTACGGGAATTACTCTACCTAAACAAGCAGGAGCTCAAGAACATTTTGGAATGACAATCGTTGAAGCTATGTCTTCTGGTGCTGTTCCAGTCTCTTTAAACACGGGTGGACCAAGGGAAATTATTGATAGTGGCCTAAACGGACACCTGATTAAAGATGCAGAAGAACTAAAATTAATAACTGATTTACTTATAGAAAAGCCAAAAATGTTAGCTCATTTTCGCAAAGAAGCAATTAAGAGAGCCGAAAGTTTTAACGAAGAAGTATCTAAAAAACAATTGTACTCATCAATAAGTCAAACGGATAAAGTTAGCATTGTTATTCTTTGCTGGAACAATTCTAAATATACAAAAACCTGTGTTGATTGGCTATACAAAGTAACTCCGCCAGGATTCGAATTGATTCTTGTTGATAACAATTCTACAGATGATACCCATGATGTTTTAAAAAAGCTTCAAACAAAATATGCAAAATTAGGACATAGGGTAGTTATTCATAAGAATCCAACTAATTTTGGATTTGCTAAGGGAAATAATGTCGGCTTACAATATGCCACTCGTCCCTATGTTTGTTATTTAAACAATGACACTATACCACAATGGGGATGGCTAGAAAAAATGATTGATGTTTTGGAGACAGATAAAAAAACTGGCGTAGTTGGAGCTAGGCTATATTTCCCACAAAAAAAAGATGGCTCTTGGATGGTACAACACTCAGGCATTTCTCTTAAAACTGGAAGTCCTAAGCATATTGACGGAAGAAGAAAAGAAACGGATATCAGAAAAATTGGAGTCGAAGAAATGGACGCAGTAACAGGAGCTTGTATGTTGGTCAGAAAAAAGTTAGCTAAATTCAATGAAAAATTTATAAGGGGATATTATGAAGATGTCGATCTTTGTTTGAGAGCCAGGCAAAAAAAATACAAGATTTATATTAATCACGAAGCAAGATTAATTCATCACGAAGGTGTAAGTCAAAATATTGCCAAGAGAGCTAATTCAAAAAAGTTCAAAGAAATCAGTCAGCAAAATAAAAAATTATTTCATAGTCTTTGGGAGAAAAAAATGAAAAAACTACCGAAAATTTCTAAAAATATAAATACCAAAGGGATTAATCATCCCAAAAAGATTGAGATAGGTGGTGGCGAAAATCCACTTTATCCTAATTATAAACAAGTGGATTTAAGAAATCTGCCTAAGATAAAATATCAAAATGATGCCAGAGCTTTACCTTTTCCTGCTAATTCTTTATCAGACATTTGTGCCTGCTATATTCTACAATGCCTATCTGATCGAGACGCTAAAATGGCACTTAAAGAATGGCATCGCTGTTTAAAACCAGGGGGGAAACTAGAAATTCATGTTCCTGACCTAAATGAAATAGCAAAAATGTTTATTAGCACAAGCGAAGAAGGATTTTTAAAAGAAATTTATGGAGAACAACAACATGAATTAGACTTTTATAAATCTGGTTGGAACCTACAATCTTTAGAGCGCTTACTTTCAAAAGTTAATTTTGTAAGACTTAAAATGGTTAAAAAGCCAAAACACAAACCTTATTCTTTATCTTTAGAAGGGTATAAGCAAAAATGAGAATCGGTGTAGGAATCATATCTTGGGATAGACCGCAATATCTTGCACAGTTAATAGAGTCTTTGGAAAAAAACATTCTAACTGAAACAAATTTCCACTTGTTTCAAGATGGAGCGGTTTGTAAATTCACTAATGAAGAACTTGCAGATACAAATAAAATTGTTGAAAGCATAGGTGTTTTTTACAAATCAAAGCTTCCTAATAAGCATTATCATGTTCGAGACAAGAATGTATCTGTGGCTATTAATCAATTTGAAGCAATGCAGTATCTTCGGAAGAATTACGAACAGTTTATTTTCTTAGAAAATGACGTGATTGTCAGTTCCAATTTTATGATTTTAACGAGAAGACTTTTGGAGCAATTCAAAAAGGACGAAAGAGTTGCTTGTATCTCCCCAGGATTAAGACTTCTTTGCAAAGAAAATGATATTGGAAAAAATCTTAATAAGTTGAAATATTCTAAAGGACATTTTTGGGCTGAAGCGTGCTGGTCTAGTAAATGGGAAAGAGTAGAAAAAGAATATATGACTTACTATAATATTGTGAAAAATACTCCTTATAGAAAAAGAGATGAAGTAGCAATAAGAGCCCTATTCGCAAGAAATGGACATAAAGCACCTACTACTTCGCAGGATCAGGGAAAAGACTGGGCAATTCAAAAAGCAGGAATGAAAAGGGCAAGATTAATAGTCAATAGAGCAACGGGAATAGGCGATCATGGAATACATAGTACTCCTGCAAAATTAAAGAAAAGCCTAGATGGACACAACCCGATTTATGTCTACAAGGAAGAATTAGATATTAAAGAATTTAAACTTGGATGAAAACTTATAAGCTAGTTAAGAAGAACGGCCAAACAGGAATAAAATGCTTAATGTGTCGCAGAATAAGCTGGAATGAGAATGATGTCAAATACAAATATTGCGGTTATTGTCATAAGTTTCACGATCAAATGGCAGCGAAAATGGAAGAAAGTTTAAAGAAAAAATGAAACCAACAATATCAGTTTTTGTCATCACTCATTGGAGAGACAAATTTCATCTAAAAAACTGTTTAAGATCAATGGTTGATTTAAAACCTGATGAAGTTTGCATTTTCGAAAATACCAAAAGCACAAAATTATCAAAAAGGTATCAGAAGTGGATTCGAGAATATGCTTCAAATCTGGGATTACCAATTAAAATTACCCATAGTCCTTGGACTGGAAGCTACAAAGACGCGTGCAACGCTGGTTTAAAGATGTGTACGAAAGAATGGGCAGTAAGAGTCGATTCAGACGAAATGCTGACTAAGGAGCTTTGTAGGGATCTTAGAGACAAAATTAAAAGCCTTCCACCTGAAACTCTTGTTTTAAGACCTAAGAGAATAAGTTTAATAGATGACAATCATTGTTTAGATAACTTATGGAAAGGTCCAAATCAAAGATTGCCAACAGGTTCTCATGGAAGAATATTCAAATTAGGTTATGGAAAATACACAGGAAGCAATATTCACGAAACCTACGCCTATCCTGGAAGAACTGAGATTCCTTGGAATGATCCCAAACATCCAAAAAAAGATTGGCATGGTTACTATATTCTTCACCTTTGGCTTTATAAAGATAATTTTATGAGACGCTCTTGGGCGGCTGGTGATTTCCCTTATAGGCAATTAATGCAAGATGTTTTAGAAATTGGTTTACCCAAAGATGATCTCTGGAGAATAGCAAGATATTTGTTTTTGAAGAAAAGAAGATATAAAATAAGAAAGATGCCCAGAAACGGAATTTCATGGACTCCGATAAGATGGACAGTGGGGAAAGATTGGACAACAGCACATAAGAAATACTGGGAAAATCAGGTAAGCGAAAATATTAATAGAGAAGTAATATGAATAAAAACTATTATCAGCTTAATGACGAAAGAGAAGACTGGGCTAAGAAAACTGCAAAAGCCGATGACTCACTAGTTGGAGAAGATATCAAAGAAGAATTGTTTAAAAAATTAAGCAGATTGAATATTGAACTCAAAGGCAAAAGAATAGTTCAGCTTGGATGTTTAAAGGGATACTTAATGAAAAGTCTTTTGGAAAAAGGGGCCTATGTCCATGCGGTAGACTTTTCTCAAACAATGCTAGAAGTCACTCGCTCAAATTTACCCAAATTTCCAAATGAAGCCGAACGCTATCAATTATCTCCAATCATCCGCGACTTTTCGATTCTTACTGACTTTTCATTTGATCTGGTCATTGCAGTAACAATGTTGGGATATGTGCCAGAGAATATGACTAAAAGAATAATCGAAGACGCAAAAAGGGTGTTAAAAGAAAAAGGCGGTCTTCTTGTTTTTAGATTACCACTAGATAATAAACACACAACGGTAAAGGGCGGAATGCACCCGCACTTGGATATTAATTTTTGGACACGAAAAGAGTTAGCAAAAATAGCACAAGAATATAAATACCACGCTGTTGACATTGATAGGGTTTCTATTTTTTACAAATCCAAACCATGAAGATAAGTCTTTATGATAGTTTTTCGAAATTATCCTATAATCCAAATACTGAAAGAAATGCTGGTGTTGGCGGAACACAAACAATCATTGTCAATGTCGCAAGAGAATTAGCCAAATTAGGACACGAAGTTACGGTTTTTAATAGATGCAATTTTCCCGATATCTACGATGGGGTTAAGTATTATCAATACTATGATTACAAATTGCTAGACGAAGATCTTTTAATCGGATTTGAAGGTTTGCCTAAAAATTATAATGTCGAACTTCATGGTAATCGCAAGGCATTTAATTGGTCAACAAGGGTAAATCCTTCCGAAGTAATAAAATATCAAGATGTCGATAAGTTAATCGTTTTAAGCGATTGGCATAGAGATAGATACGCTTCTGAACTCCCGTCAAATTTAGTCAAAAAAATGGTTGTTATTGAACCGGGAGTTAGTAAAGAGTTTTTCAAAAATACCCTAAAAAGAAATCATAGTATTGCCTATGTAGGACATCCCCATAAGGCAGGAATGGGTGCTTTAATTGAAACAGCAAAAAGACTGAAACCAAAAGTTCCAGAAGCAGAAATTCATGTTCACGGCAGTGGACATTTATGGGGTTGGGACGATAAGCAATACCGCAAACTTTATGATGATTTAATTCGCAATAAAATTTTATATCATGGGGGACGAAGTAGTGGCAAAAAAAGAATGGTCAAAATACTAGGATCTTCTCAAATCTTTTTATATCCAGTTGGAAGTCACATTCAGGAAACATTTTGCCTATCCATTCTTGAAGCAATGGCATCGGGTTGTGCTATTATCGCAAGCGACAATGGAAATATTAAACACCTAGTGGGAGAAACGGGATATCTTATCTCTGGTAATATTGCCGATTATAAGTGGCATTTGGAATCGGTAGGTATAATTACAAAGCTTTTTCAAAATCCTTCTAAAATGGAACAGTTAGGAAAACTTGCGAGAGAAAGAGCTAGTGTGTATACTTGGGAAAAGACAGCGAAGAAAATAGAAAACCTATTATAAAAGAATGAAAATCACCACAATCCTTTTGCACTATTATTCCCAACGAACTCAAAACATAGCAAGAATTATAAAAGATTTGAAAGCTAGTTCTCGTCCCCCAGATAAACTAATAATTTTCAATAATAATCCAGAAGTAACCTATCCCACTGGCAAAGGGTTTACTGTAATAAATAGTGACAAGAATTATGGGGGCAGGGGTAGATATCCAATCGCCCTTCTTGAGCCAAGCGACTATTATCTTTTTTTAGATGATGATGTTTCAGTTTGTAAAAACACAATAAAAAACTTCTCGAAATATGCCTACGATGGTTGTTGTAATGGATATTGGGGAAAAATAGTCAATCCAAAAGCTAGACAGTGTTATGTAACAGGCAGAGAGATTTATGGCAAAAGTATAAGTGAACCCAAAGAAGTTGACTTATTAGTTGGGGAAGCACTGCTTTTTGTATCATTTTCAGCTTTTAAAAATATATTTAAAACAGAAGAAATGTTGTTGAAGGAAAATTATATTTTTGGAAGGGAAGAAGATTTAATTACAAGTATGAGTAATCGTCCATTTGTTATCCCTGCAAAAGCAGATGAATATTATACCCGATTAGATACAAAGGGAGTAGGATACTGTAAGACTCCTGGTCATTTTCCACTCAGAAATCTTATGGCTAAAAAATTATCTCCGATAAGAAGACAAGCAGATTCTATTCCTATTCCTGATAAACTTAAAATAAAGACAGAAAATAAGACAAAAGAAAATAGTTATAAGCCCATATAGTTAAGTTTGCAATTAAAAGAATAAAAGGGTAAACTCAATAAAGAATAAACGATAATTTAGAAAACCTGTTATAAAAGTTAAAAGAAAAGGACCTATTGTTATAAAAATAGGAAAAATATGGTCATAGGATACGCCTATGTAGTTGCCGATCTACTTCACATCGGCCAGCTCAAACATCTCCAAGCCTGTAAAGCTCTTTGTGATAGACTTATTGTTGGTGTTCTTACTGACGGGGCTACTATGGAAAGAAAGCCCAAGCCGATAATGTCTTTCGGAGAACGCTTAGAGTTGGTTAAAAACATCAAAGCTGTTGATGTCGCAGTAAAACAAGAAACTTATTCTCCGATTCCTAATGTTCAACAACTTCATGTTGATATCCTTTTTGAAAGTACCAGTCATGCTCCCAGCGCTCTTAATGAAGCAAAATCCCTAATGAATATGACGAAGAGTCGATTGATAGTAATGCCCTATTATGCAGGGCAAAGTTCTACAAGTATTAAGAATAAAATTCTTAAAAAATGGAAGCATAAGAAAGAAGAACATCCTAAAGTTATAAAGGAATAAAACATGACTAGTCATAAATTGTCACTATTAAAATCATTTATTTGGAGAGTAATGGGGGTATTTATTTACGCCATTATATTTTTTATATTCACTGGAAAATTTCAACTTACAATAAAAAGCACACTAACACATCACGCAACATTTCTATTAGTGTTTTATTTACACGAAAGACTTTGGATTTGGCTTAAAAAACCAAATAGCAAAATAAAGGCCTGGACCTACGAAGTCATTCTTGGAATGGGACTAGGTGGATTAATAGTCTACTATTTTACAGGTACATGGAAAACGGTTACATTAATAACTGGTACTTATACGGTTGTTAAAATTATTATATATTACATTAATGAAAAAATTTGGCATAAAATAGAAAGGAAAAATGGCTAGAATACCCCCAGCAGACAAAGTAAAAGAAGCAGACCTATTTTTAGAATTGTGGGATGATATTTGTACTAAGTTAGAAATTCCACATCTATTAATTTATGGTACGGCTTTAGGTTTTTATCGAGAAAATGGATATATTAAAGGCGATAGCGACCTTGATGTTAGGTGTATATGTAAAAGGGATGTGTGGGATAAAATGGTGGCAGAGTTAAAGAAAAATGGTGTTTCCCAAAGTCTTCCGCACGGAGTCGGCTTCTATAAATATAGTATTCTTATGTGTATCGAAAGGTGTGAAAAGGTTGGCGTAGTAACTTACGATGATGGTTGGGAGATTACATGTTTGCCTTATTACGATTTCGAGACTGTTGAGCATAATGGTAGAAAATATAATGTTCCACGCCCAATTGAAAAATATCTTGAGCAAAGATATGGAGCAGATTGGAAGACACCTAAGCCGGGAGCAAAAGCCCAGCCTGGTGTTGGTATTCGCATAAAATAGAAAGGAAAAATAAAGTGAAACGCATACTTGTTACGGGAGCGGGTGGATTTATAGGCCACCATCTATGTAGGTTTCTAAAGAAAAAAAAGTACTGGGTTCGGGGAGTTGATTTGGAAAAACCTAAGTTCAGTGGGACGGAAGACTTCAATGAATTTTATATCAGAGACTTAAAAGACCCACAAAGTTGTCTTGAAATGACAATGGGCATTGATTGGGCATACAATTTGGCTGCACTTAATGGAAGCATTGAATTTACAACCGGCAATAGAGCCGAACTTATGCACAACAATGCTTTGATTAACTTAAACATGGCAGAAGCCTGTTGGAAGAATGGTGTGAAAAGAGCCTTCTATGCCAGTAGTGCTTGTGTCTACCCAATGCACCACCAGGAAACTGACGAGATTCACGCCTTAAATGAAGATGATGTCGCCCCGGCAGACCCAGACACAGAATATGGCTGGGAAAAGCTATTCTCTGAGCACATCTGGATGTCTTACGAAAAAGACAGGAGTCTTGAAGTCAGAGTGGCAAGATTCATAAATATTTACGGGCCAGAATGTTTAATAGACACTCTCAAGAGCAAGGCTCCAATGGCTCTTACAAGAAAGGTCATAGAAGCGGGAGAAAACGGAGATGTTCATATTTGGGGAGATGGCGGACAAAAGAGAACTTTTTGTTATGTCGATGACTGTGTAAAAGGGATCCAAGCATTAATGGAGTCTAATGTGAATTTCCCAATAAATCTCGGAAGTGATAATCTTCTGTCTATCAATAAATTAGTGGATATTATCGCAGAGATTGAAGGAGTAAAAATAAATAAAATTCACCAATTAAACAAAACGCAAGGGGTGAGAACAAGACAGGCTGATTTAGGAAGAATCAAAACGCTTCTTGGTTGGAGTAATAAAATGGACATTAAAAAAGGCTTGACTATTATCAATAAATTCACTCATAAACAGTTAAAGAAAGGTCTAGTAAGCAATGGATAATAAAGTCCAATTAATGATTTTTTCCTATAATCGGGCTATGCAATTAGACCTATTATTAAGAAGTATTAAAAAGAATATTACTGGCTTTGACAAAATCATTGTTACTTTTAACTATTCTAATGATAAATTTCTTGAAGGATATAAAAAGTTGATGAAAAAAGGACTGGTAGATGAATGGCATTGCGATAAAGATTTTTCACATACTTCTGGTTTCAAAGATTATCTTATTGGCTTGATGGGCACTAAATATCAATATACTTGTATATTCTCTGATGATGATATTGTTTTTAGAAAAGTTTCTATGGATGAAGTTGTTAGTTTTGTAGCAAATGATGTTATCTCTTTTCCTTTAAGATCAGGCCTTAATGCTAATTACAGTTTTTATGGGGGGAAAACCATAATCGAAAATCCATGGGGAAAGTATAAAGATTTGGGAAAATTTGTTAAATGGAATTGGACAAAATATAATCCTAAGCGCTGCAATGGTTATCCAATAGCATTCGGAGATGGTGGCATTTTCAATACTCAGATAATAAGAAAATTATTAAGAAGGGTTGAAGGGCAATCGCCTAATGAATTAGAAAGATGTTTAAATAAAAATGAAAACAGAGATGCTATAACTCAAAAGAATTTAGTTGCATATAAACATAGCGTACTCGTAAGCACTCCTGTTAATAATGTAAATACCTTTTCTCCTTTATTCAGTGGTGAAAAATTTAGTTACCCTGTTGAAAAATTGAATGATAAATATTTAGAAGGATATGTTGTCGATCTGGAAGCAATAGATTTCAGTAATATTAAAGGAACTCATCAAGAATTAGAATTGCCGTTAAAAAAGGAGTTTTAACATGGCTTGTCCACCAATAAGGGCGTTTGATTTTTTACTTAAAGATAAAAAGAATTTAGTCGGTGTAGAAATAGGGGTATTGGCAGGAAGTCACGCTCTTAAAATGTTAGAGTGTCTTGATTTCAGAACTCTTTATTTAGTTGATCCTTATTTCAAATATAAGGCAGGTGGATTAGAGTGGGATAATGCGCGACATGAAGAAGTTGCAAAAGAAAAGTTACGAAAATATAAAGATAAAATAATCTGGATCAAGACTACATCAGTTAAAGCAGTTCTTCATTTTCAAGATGAAAGTTTGGATTTTGCTTATGTAGATGCGAACCATGATGAAAAATTTACATACGAAGACACTGAAATATGGACACCTAAAGTTAAGCTGGGTGGAATTGTAGGCGGACACGATCATGTGAAGGCTCATCCTGGAGTAGAAAAAGCAGTAAAAAAATATTGTAGTAAAAATAAAATTGACTATCAAACTAAATATTTTAAAAATAAGAAGGTTAATGTTGATTGGGCATTTAGAAAGGGTGGTAAGTTAGGAGCCTGGGGATATTCCTAAGGGCAATATGCATAAAGATAATGCGCCTAAAAATCATGCGTTTAAATCATTATAGGAAATCAATTTGAAATTTATTACTGAACTTCACAATAAGCATCTTAGAAAAGAAATATTCATAGCAGGCTCAGATCCTTCTTTAGATGAATATCCTGATAACTTCTTGGATGGAAAAATTTCCTTTGCCCTTCACCTTGCCTATTTAAAGTTTCCAAATACAACTTATCGCTATGCCAATGAACAAGACAGAATAGTATGGTTTAAACAACACAAACCAGAATACTTTGACAAAATTAATATTTTTGCCTTCCCTTTCTATAAAAAAACCGAAAGACAAATGAATCAACTAATAGACCTAGAAAGGCCTTATTTTTTGATTTTAAGACCCTTTCCTTCTGAAGATATAAAAATTATTAGTCAAATGGTAAAAGATGCTAAGAATGGTAAAAGAATAGATTTTGGGGGGCACGGGAGTTGTCTTCATGCCTGTATGTATACTGCGATAATGATGGGGGCCAATCCAATAAATATCATTGGCTGTAATCACGAGTCAAAAGATAAATTGGAACATTTTAAGTTAGGAAATGACAATAATCAATATCGGAAGAATTCTACCCCTTATGCAATAAAGGGAAAGATTATGAAAAAAGGAACTGAACTTTTAATTAAAGCCTGTGTTAATAATAATATAAAAGTTAATTGGCTAAAAAACCATGAACAAGCTTTGCATATCAATTAGGGGTTTTAAACGACCTGGATATTTAAAACAATGTTTAGAATCCTTAGAAAATAATTCAGATTTAGATGTTGATTTTTTCTTCATTCAAGACGGAGCAGTTAATCCATTTTCAGGAATAAGACGTGCAACCGATGAAGAAATAAAGGAATCTTTAAGAGTTTTTCAAAATTCTAAATTGCCCAATAAAACAATTTTTGTTAGTCAACATAATTTGGGTCCAATTATTAGAAATAAGCTTCAATTAGAATACATCTTTCCCTTATATGAATATGGTGTGCTTATTGATAATGACCTTATTTTTAATAAATATTATATTAAAACATTAAAGATTTTATTCGAGCAGTTCAAAAATAGCGATGCTGGCTCAATCCAAACATCTTTCAGACACCACGGGAATAATATCCAGTCTTTAGAAGATGCTATTAAACTTCAGAATAAAGTAACTTTTGGACATTCTCATAGATGGGAGATTGGATTATGGAGAGAAAGCTGGGACAAAATCAAACCCATTATTGCCCCGTATTTTAAACTAACTGAAAGAGTTGATTTCAGAGAATTTTTATACAATAGTTCTGTTTACAAAGATATTCGAAATAAATGCAGGGATATTTACGGGTGTCAACACGGGTCAGGAGATACTCCGACAGAAGATTTTGTTTTAGAAAAATCAGTAGAAAAAGCAGGATATAAAGGATTGCATACATTGACATTACGACACAAAACAATTGGAGAAAAAGGAATGTTTAGTTTTAGGTCAACTCGATTTAAGGACGGAGAATACGGGAAAATCAAACTACATAACATCGGGAATATCGATAAATATGAAATTAGTAATTGAATTACACAACAAGCATAAAAACCAACCAATCTGGATAGTCGGATCTGATCCTACTATCAGTGACTATCCTGACGATTTCCTTGATAATAAAATCGGGATTACGCTTCATTTGGCACACATGAAGTTCCCAGACGCTACTTATAGATATGCCAATGAGCTAGATAGGGTGCTTTTTTTGAAAAAATGGGATAAAGACTATTTGAGTAAAAAGAATCTTTTTGCCTGGCCCTTTTATAATAAGTCTGAAGAAAAATCTAAGGAAGCAACTAAAGGGGCAGATCTAGCATACTATCTGTTGTTAAAGCCTTACCCGTCTATAAAACTAATGAAATCAAGGGTAACTGAAGCAATTAATGCTAAGTCAAATTTATATGGTGGAGATGGTACTTGTCTTCATGCTTGTATGTATGTAGCAATAATGATGGGTTGTAATCCAATAAACATCATTGGTTGTGGATTTCAGACAATAAAAGGCAGGGAACATTTTGATAAGGCTAATAAAATTGACCAAAAAATGAGACCGAAACAACTACCTTTTTCTGCACCACTTAGAAGAAATAGAATGATACGGGGGTTTAATGCAATTATCGAAGAGTGTGCAAAACATAATATTACTGTAAATAGACACCTAAAATATCATGCCGAGTGAAATGCGAATAGCCATCTTTGGGGCTATGGAACACTATAAAAGGCTTTTAAAGCCCGAGAACAAGGGCTGGAAGGTCTTAGAAGTAGGAATTGACGGTGATCCGAAGCCTGGTGGAAACTATAAATACTTTGGAATAGGGAACGAATATAAAACCCTAGACATTCTTAAAAGAGTAAATCCTGATATAGTAGCCGACATTTGCGATACTAAACTACCAAAAGAAAAATGGGATTTGATAATTCTAAGCCAAACACTAGAGCATATTTTTGATTTCAAGGCATCAATAAAAGAGTGTTATCGTTTGTTAAAATTCAATGGATATTTGATAGTTGACTGCCCATTTTTCTATCCCTATCACGGAGTAAGGGGGGATGAAGGCTACGAAGATTACTGGCGAATATCTCATACCGCCATGAAAAGATTACTAGAAGAAGTTGGCTTCAAACACGGAAAAGCGGCTTGCTTTAATGACATATTAACATCAGCAATGGTGAGAAAGGCAAAATGAAAACTTGTTTTTTAGATTTTGATGATTTTAGCGAAAAGAATAGTCGTCTAGATTGGCTTTGGCAATTAAGAGAAGCATTTCCCAATTTTAAGGTAAACCTATTTACTATTCCAGGTGATTGCAATGTAACATTTTTGAATTATATTAAAAACCTTGAATGGATTCAGCTTTGTGTTCATGGATATAACCATGAAAATAAAGAAGATGTTTCAGAAAAAGCCTTAAAAATGCTTACTTCATTTTATAGATATAAAAGGATTTACCGCGCCCCTTTTTGGCAACTATCAGACACTATGTACAAGAGACTTAAAAAGCTAAATTATAAAATAATGATCCATCCTGACGATCCAAGAGAAGGAGTTAAGTACAACTGGAATATTAAAGACTCGCCACCGCCTTTAAAAATCCTTCACGGACATGGCCATATCCAAGATACTCAAGGAAATGGGCTAGTAGAAGCATTTGGAAATATTATGAAATTGCCGAAAGATACTAAGTTTAAATTTTTATGAAAGTACCAAAAGATTACCAGGCAATACAAACAAGTAGATCTTCCACAAGTCGTGGGATTAAATGGGGAAAGCGAGCCAAAGAATCCGTAGATAGATATCTAAGTCTTTTTAAAGGCAAGATACTAGAAGTAGGCTGTAATGATGGTCTTGCTATGGAGCATATGCAAGGATATAGACTTGAAGTAGAAGGAATAGACATTGCTAAACATAAATTAGAAATTGCCAAAAAGCATGGTCTTAAAGTCCAATTCGCTTATCAAGAAAAGATGCCCTTTAAAGATAAATCATTTGATACAATCTTTTCTTCCCACACACTAGAGCATAGTTACGATGCAGAACAGACCGCCAGAGAATATCAACGAGTAGCCAAAAGAGCAATTATCATTGTTCCCATTGAGCCAAAGACAGCTTCGCCCGAAGTGCATCTAAGCTCTTTTCGCTCAGGAAAAGATTTGATTAACCTGTTTAAAGACAAAGGGGTAATAATTTTAAAAGAAGCACGCAACGAAATTCAGCCTGAGTATGTAATTATTATTGATTTTGGAGTATCACATGCAATCTAAGTTCGAAAAAATAATGAAATGGATTTCGAAAAATCACGAACATCATTATAATAGTGAAAATTTTTCTATTGACTTAGAAACAGGAAATAAAAAATACAACGATGGTAAAAAATGTAAATGTATAGACGGTAATCAAGCGTATGTTAACAGTTTAAAGTTAGAAAAATTTATTAAAAAATTATATAAAAATGAAGCCAAAAATTAGTGTAATTATCGCCACTTATAATAGACCAGCTTTGCTTCAAAGAGCAATCAATAGTGTCTTGGCTCAAACATTTAAAGATTTTGAATTGATTGTCGTTGACGATCACTCAGATAAACCACCCAATTTCAAACTTCCAGATGGCGAAGATAGAGTTGTGGGGATGAGATTGCCATACAACACAGGATATTTTGTTAAGCCAAGAAACATAGGAATTATGATTGCTCGCGGAGACTATATTGCCTACTTAGACGATGACAATGTTTATCTTCCAAACCACCTAGAAGTTCTTTATAAAGCGATTACTAAGAAAAATGCCGATATTGCTTACGGGGATAGAGTTTATAAAAGCACTAATCCCAATGAAGCGAAGTTTATGGGCAAACAAAGCTATCCCTACAATTTGAAGCAAATAAACCAAGGGAACTATATTGACACTTCAGATATTTTGCACACTATTCAAGCAATTAATGATGTCGGATTCTGGGATTTATTTTGGATCAGAAAAGCAGATTGGCTTTTAATGGTCAAGTTTGGAAAGGCAGGAATGAAGATAGTCCATGCTCCCGAAGTAATTACCGAGTATTGGTGGCACGATGATAACATTGGACAGAAAAATCCCCTAGGTGGAGAGTTCCCACAATCAACAAAGCCATTTAGAAAACATGTAGTTAGTCTGGCAGGTGGCGTGGCTAAAGGAGATAAAAAATCATGAAACAATCAATAGCAAAAAAACAAATAGCTAAACTTCTAAACAAAATGCCCGAAGTAAAATGGGATAGATATGTTCATTATCGAAAAACAGAATATGTTTTCTTTGGTTGGATTGATCGCGACAAAGATACATATAAAGATTTCTTTGTATTATTTATAACAACCAAAGAAGGGAAAGCAGATGCTTATACTTATGTTATATCATCAGCAAAGCTAACTAAAAAAGTTAGTCCAAGATACGGATTTCCAACCACAGAACATGAAGACTGTATTAGGGTAGAATCCTTATTTTCCAATAATGAAGTTAATACAATAAAGTTGTAAACATGAAAGTAGCTCTGTTCACTCTAACAAAAGATAGACTGGAATATACAAAAAGAACTTTCGAAAGTCTTACAAAAAAGACTCATGTTTCTTATGACCATTTTATTTTAGATCAAAATAGCAAAGATGGCACTGTAAAATGGCTTGAGCAATTCACTCATCAATTAGGGAAATGCTATGTTTATCCGCTTACTTTGAATATTGGAATCAATCGGGGAGTGAACTTTATTATAGAGAAAATTGGCAAAGAGTACGATATTATCGTTAAAATAGACAATGATGTCGAGATAAAAACTGATGGCTGGTTGCAGAAGTGCCTTAGTGTTTTGGATAAGAAAATGCTTATCTCTCCGTTTGTTAAGGGTTTAATAGACAATAGAGAAGGAGTGGGAAGAATCGGACTTGATAAAAAAAAGCTAGTAGGATGGACTTCTTTTATTGGCGGTATTTGTATGATAGGATTTAGAAGGGCATGGAGTGAAGATTCAGGCGGATGGGAATTTCCAGTTCCTAAGCATGCTGGCGGAGATAGATCATTTTGTAAAAAGCTTAGTCTAGTAGGGTATAGATTTGGTTACAAAGAAGATGTAGTTATTAGGCATATCGATACCACTGCTGGACAAAGAGAAAAGTATAAAGGCTATTTTTCGTTGAGAAAGCAAGAGAGAGTTAATATAATATAGTTAGTGACTAAAAAACTTACAGAGAAGCATAAAGAAAAAATAAGACAGGCTCATTTGGGTAAAAAGCGTCCACTGCGATCTAAAAGATGGAGTAGAAAAATTAGTAAGGCTTTAACAGGAAAAAAACGCAAACCATTTTCGAGAAAACATAGAAGAAATATAGCCAAGACACATAGGGGAGTAAAAAGTAATTTTTGGAAAGGTGGAATTACGTCTGAGCATTTAAAAATTAGAGCATCTATTGAACATCGACTTTGGCGAGAATCGGTTTTTGCTAGGGATAATTGGACTTGCCAGAAATGCTTGGAAAGGGGTGGAGAATTACATCCACATCATATTAAGAACTTTGCTCGATATCTGAAATTACGATTTGTAGTAGACAATGGAATTACTTTTTGCAAAGAAGATCATGATAAATTTCATAAAATATATGGAAAAAAGAACAATACTAAAGAGCAGGTAGAGAAATTCTTAAAGAAGATGTTATAATCAAACACATTGAGACTACGACAGGGCAACACGAGAAATATCCTGAGTATTTTAAAAAAAGAATAGTTGAAAGGCGAAAGGTGTTTTAAATGACAATGCTAAAAAAATATCAATGCCAAGACTGCAAGCACAAATTTACTAGAATTCCTAGTTTAAAATTCATTAAGACGGTACTACCACCATGTCCTACTTGCAATTCGGATGACATTCAAAGTATTAGCTATATTGAAAAAAAGAAAAAGAAGTAGTATTCTTAGATTTGACAAGTAGTTGTTCTATCTAATATACTTGTTCCAGTTAAAGTTTTAGTTAAGAGTTCCAGTAAGAGTCTTGCATAGATTTTCTGAAAATCTACATAAGTTTTGAGTAGATTTAGAAATTCTTGCGTAGATCTAGGCTCAGAAGGGAACTCTTTTTATATGTTTATTATCTATAATTGCGGATACCGAAGAGTCCTGGGCCTTCAAGGGAAGTACACTTATAAGCGGTACAAATTTGTAAAAAAGCATGTTACCGAAGTAGACGATAAAGATGGAGAAGCATTTTTGAAGATGACTTCTAAAAACATCACTTGGTGTCCTACTAATGATAAGTCACTACCGCCCTTTATGAGACTCAAAGAATGGTGTGCAGGTAAAAAGGGTCGTTTCGATTTTCAGCCTTTGAAAATATATGACCCTGAGAAGTATAAAAGTTTATTTCTTGTCAAAAAGGGGAAATGAAGTTATGAAAAAAAATACCATACAAAAATTTAGGTTTACGATCCCCATTATTAAGACAAGTGTTTTGGTAGTAAAAGACGAAAAGGGGAACGATGTAGAAGAAAGATATGTTGAAGGAATCGCTTCTGGAACAGAATTAGACAAGCATGGTGATAGAATGGCTCCTTCAGCCATTGAGTCCATGGCAAAATCTCTTAAACAGCATGTTATTGCTTTAAATAGTGAACACGACACTTCTTGGCTGGGAGAATTGGGAGACATTGCTCACCTGGGAGTTTCTAAAGACGATGATTTGGAAATCAAAGCCAAGCTGAATGAGATGAGTTCTTCCAATGATTTATGGTATGCTCTTACAAAGCAAAATAAGAAACTCGGACTATCCATCGGTGGTTATGTAAAAGACTACGAAATGGTTAAGGAAGGCAAGGGCGAAGATGCAAAATGGGTTCGACTTTACAAAAAGATTGATTTAGACCACATTGCAGTTACTTCCCGACCAGCGTATCCAAAATCCTGGGTTTCAAATATTGCCAAATCAATAAGCGATGATGATAAAAGTCTATTAAAGAAAGTAAAATCAAAGAAAGTAAAGAAAGGTGCAAGAACTGCACAAAAAGAAAAAGAAAGAAAATTAAGACAATTTGCGACAAGAATAGTAAGGAGTTTACAGGATATGGAAGCAGATTTGCTTCTAGAGTTAGCTTACGCAGGACTACAATTCTGTGACAAGGAACAGTTATTATTAATTGAAAGGATTCTTCCCATGAAAAAGCAAGATGTCTCACTGGAAGCTAAAAAGGCCAAGAAAAAGGCCGATGCCAAAGTCAAGTCCGAAGACGAAAAGGCTGAAAATTTAGCAGCCCCAGAGAATGAGTCATCCGAAGATGAATCTGAAGAAAAAGAAGAAGCCAAGGAAAAAGGCAAAGAAGGAAAAGAGAAATCTGATGCTTCTAAGTCTGATTCTAAGGAATCTAAAGATTCTAAAGAGAAGTCTAAAGATGAGTCGGACGATGAGAGTGAAGGTAAGGACGAAGGCAAAAAGAATTCAGAAAAAGAAGAAGCTGATGAGTCAGACGATTCCGAGTCGGAAGACAAGGAAAAAGATGAAGAATCAGAGAAATCTTCTAAAAAATCTGAAAAGAAGGAAGGCTCTGGGAAACTTTTAAAGGCCATGAAGACTGTAGAGAAGGCCATGAAAAAGATTCTAAAAAGCAATGAGACTCTCGCCAAGAGAGTTAAAGAGCTTGAGAGTCAGCCCGCAGATCGTAAAACCATCGAAGTCCACAAGGAACTCGGTGATGATGACAACGCAAACTTCGGAAGCCCTGAAGAAGCGACAAAGAAAAGGGACAAAGAAATTGCGAAGGTAAGAAAATCTAGTGTCAACGATCCACAGCTTTTCGCTAAGATTCAAAAGGTCCGAGCCAAATACGCTCCCTACACTAGCGAGTAAAGAGTAAAAGTTTAAGTTTTTATATTATTTAACACTCAAGCAAAGGACTACAAGAATGAAAAATCAGAAGCAAAACGTTCTGAGACAAAACCTACTTGCAGCCGCCGCTCTTTTAGAAAAGTCGGCAAGGCTTGATCGTGGCGTGGATGAAGCAGCATCAATGCTGATGAAGGATGCCATTTATACTACAACTTCTGGAGCGTTCGCGCAAAGGGAGCACCTTGACACACAAATCGGGGACATTACCCGAAGAAACACTCCGTTCTTGGACAGAGTGGCCAAGGTAAAGGCAAATGGTAAAACTCATGAATGGGACATGGTTACGGCACTCGGTTCTAACGACACAGCTGTCGCCGAATGCGGTACTCCAGTCGAAAATGACGCAACAATCACTCGCTATAGTGCACAAATTAAGACATACGCTACTTCGGTAAAGGTCTGTGATTTGGCACAATGGGCGTCAAGTGATTACTTTGACCTAATGAATCTTCATTTGGAAAAAGGAATGCGCAAGATTCTCCATGATGTAGAGAAAAAAATCTACTACGGTAATAACGCTGGCCTAAGTGCCAACGATTTTACTGGCCTATACAAGCTGATCGCAGATTTTGCGGGTGCGGCAAATACCATTAACGCTCTGACGAATCCTATTTCTCAGACCTACATCGATAACGCTATTCAAGCGATTGTTGATAACGGTGGTATGCCAACCCACATGTTTATGGGAGCTAAAGACTTGAGAGATTTCGCAGCTCTTTGGGCTAACAAGGTCGTTTATAACGACCCAAAGGCTGGGATGACATTTGGATACAATGTAGCTCGCTACATGTCATGGGCCGGACCAATCGATATTGTTCTCGATCCGTTCTTGACAGCGGCTAATTCTCCAAATAATCCCCAGACCGATGTGTTCATCGTTGATATGAACGAAATTGCTCTTGCTCAAACAGAACCAATGTATAGGCTACCCGCCTATCGTGCGCTAGACCTAGCTGAAACTCAAACAGTGGTCTGGAACATTGTATTGGAAGTGCGTGTCCCTCAGTGGCAATCTGTAATCAAGAACCTAGGTTAAAAATCAGTCGTTTAACATTAGTATTAGTAAGAGATTATCGAAGAGGAAGGTCGGTCTACCCACTTGCCTTCCTCTTTTATCAAGTGTTATACTGCATTAGTTAGAGCAAGGAGATTTATTATGAAAAAAGATTTAGTTATAGTCAGAAGTAAAACCGTAAACAATGAATCCGTTCCAGTTGTTTACTATCTAAGAAAAAAGTTTGGCGGAATTAAAGAAACAAGAGAAATCAGCCGAAGCTATGTTTTTACAAAGTTTCGAGCTAAAATGCTTTTAAGACACGCTCTTGCCTTGGTAAAATCGAATCCTAAAGAATTTCAAATCCTTAAACCTGCTAGTAAGAGATTTAGCAAGAAGGTTGCACAGGCATTAAAGATAGTGATGGAAGAAAAAGTAAGTGAGATTGTTTGCAAAATCTGTAGAAAAGATGGATTTAAAAGCAATGCGGGATTAATAGGACACATTCGATTTAAACATCCAGAAAAGTTTCAAGAGATGTATCCGTCTAAACCAAAGAAAAAGTCTAAAAAGAAAACTAAAAAATAACTTTGATAGGAGACAATAATGCAAGTATTCGGCAGTATGCATACTCAGTTAATACCTTGTGCTAACAATGGTAATGCTGATGTTGATTTTGACAGTGTTGTTTCTACTGAAAAATTGTTCAAGATTACCCCAACGCAAGATGTTTATGTCAAGTTTACTCCCAAATCAAATACAGATGCGGCAGATAATACTGACTATTTCATCCCTGCAAACCAAGAAAGAGAATTCACTCTTGGCAGGGCACTTGATAGATTAGTCGTTAGAAATGAAAGTGGTAGCGTAGCAAACATTCATGTAGCTATTTTGTATTAAATAAAATAGAGTAAAAGGTTTAGTTTTATGAAGATAAAAACAATACAATGTATTGATTGTGGTATTACTTGTGAAAGAACAGGAAGTAATCAAAAAAGATGTCCTAGATGCCGTAAAATTAATAAACTTGAAAAATATCGCAAGAAGTATCGTCAAAAAGTAAAAGAATTCTCAAAAAAAGGTCTTAATTACAATAAAGAAAATTATAAGAAAAATAAAGAAAGTATCAAAAAAAGTCTCAGACGATATTATTTAAGAACTCGTGGACAATTAAGACTTGGAGCACTTCAAACCATCGCTGACAATAAATCAATTCAATGTGCAAAACATAAAGACTGGTGTTGTTGTGGTAATTCTTCCAATTTAGACTACCTTGAATTAGATCATATAAAAAATGATGGAGCAATTGATAGGAAAAAATTTAGCAAAGGAAATACTTTTTATAGATGGATAATAGATAATCCTGAAAAGGCACGAAAAAAACTACAGATATTATGTTCAAACGCTCAATGGATCAAAAGACGGATCCAGGAAGCTAGAAAGAGAAAGGAATAATGCGTATAATATTTGTTTTACCCAGTTTAAGGGTAAATGGTGCTACGGTTATATTTGAATTAGCAGATAGATTAGGCGACAGAGATCACGATGTACGAATCACTTCTCTGGACGAATTAGTAAAACCCCTATATCCACTTAGAACAGCTCCACAAAAGCTGTCAGATAGTTTAAAGTTTTTTCAAGAAGCAGACGCAATTATTTCCTATTATCCCGCTTGTGCTTTTTATGTTAACGACATAGACACGCAAGCTAAGAAGTTTTACTTCATTATTGATGATATTAGGAAGCTCTATACTAAAGATGTCTTTAAAGCAAAGTTCCCCAAGTTAGATGAAGATAGAGTTAATATCGAACACAAGACCCATCAGAACTATTTAGAAGCTTCTTATCAATTACCCTTTTCATTTCTTTATACTAGCTGGAAAGCACAATACATTAAAAAGGGAACATTTGTTCCAATAGGAGTTAATCACAAATCATTTTATCCCGAATTGGCCGTTTTAAAAGGAGATACAGTAAGAGTCCTTATCGAAGGGAATTTATTGCCCTGGAAGGGTGTCAACGATATCAATAGAGCCTTGTCTGATTTAAGGGGATTCGAAATTTGGACAATGAGTAATACGAAATTCACTATTAAAAGTCATAAACATTGGACAAACCCAACAGTTGATGACACCAGGAAAATACTGTCTTCTTGTGATATTCTAGTAAAAGCATACTATGAAGATAATTCGGCAGAATTACAGGCTCAAGCAATGGCTTGCGGATGCGCTGTTTTGACTAGAAAAACAAATGGGTCATTCTTTTGTAAACATAAAAAGAACTCATGGGTATTCGAATCACAAACCCCAAAAGGAAGCTCAGACTCGATTAAAAAAGCCCTAGAAACACTAATAAAAGATAAAGCATTAAGAGAGAAATTCATAAGAGAAGGATTAAAAACAGCCAAAGGAATGGATTGGGAAAAATCAACTAATATTTTAGAAAAAGCACTAAAAGGAAAATAAAATGGAAAAAGAAATAATGAAAGGCGACACTGCTCGGGGCGGCGAAGTTAAGTCCCTTGGAAGACTGAGAATTCTCTTTATTCCTAGAGATAATAAAGGTTGCGGTTTTTACCGAATGCTTGTTCCTGCCAATGAAATTAAAAGACAGGATTTAGCGGATGTAGTAGTAAATTTTGGCTGGAATTGGAAATTAGTAGAATGGGCTAACATTATTATCGTTCAAAGAATGACCGATATTCAAGCCTACGAAGCCTTTGATCAGGCTCACTCTTTAGGAAAGAAAATCATTTTTGAACTAGACGACTATGTTAATGCGATTTCTCCTTCGAATCCTTCATTTGACTTTTGGAGTCCTTTTGGGCCGAACTATGCTAGATGCCTGAAAATTATGCAAAAGTGTGATGCCATGCAGACAACAACAACTAGGATTAGAAATGAGTATGCCCTTTGGCAACCAAGAATAGAAGTTTTGCCAAACTGCCTAGATAAACACCTTTGGGATGTTCCTGCTTGGACTGCCACACATTGGGATAATTACTATAAAAGAAAGAATGATGGTATAATCAGAATTGGATGGGCAGGAGCGGCGAGTCACTATGAAGACTTGCAATTAGTAGAAGAAGTTCTCACTAAGATTTGTCAAAAATATAAAAATGTCCATCTTTGCTTAATGGGATATCATGGTGAGTCCAAAAGAGGGCCAGATCTTTTCAAAAATATCCCTTCAAATACATCACTCTGTCCGAACTGCAAAGAAGGGGGACAGCTTGAAAAGATACCAGGAATTGAGTTACTATACTACCCAAGCAAACTAAAGGAAGCGGCATTCGATATTGGGATCGCACCTTTAATTGAGACTGGATTTAATCAGTGTAAATCTGATATAAAGATAAGAGAGTATTCAGCGCTGAGTATTCCCGTAGTAGCAACTAGGATGAAGCCATATAGTGAAAGTGTGAAGGAAGGATATACGGGGCTCTTAGCGACCACTGGGAAGGAGTGGTTTGACGCTTTGGAGCTTCTAATCAAGGATAAGGATTTAAGGGAAAGACTCGGTAGAAATAATTATCGATGGTATAAAGAAAATACTATTGATAAGCATATCCATAAATGGATGACCTTCTATCGCCGGGTCACAAGTTTCAAGTTTAAGTGGTAGATCTTTATTTATAAAAAGGAGGAACACTTATGGCTGCTACATTTCAATGGTGGGGCGAATACGGGGCATCTGGTTCTCCAACAACCACTGACCTTGGTGTTTCTGGTAACCTTTTTAACTTTAAGACATATAATGATTTGTCTTCTGCGGCAGATTACACATCTTATCCGATCACAGCGGGCAATAATTCTTATGATGTCTGGTTGAAAGGACACTTTACCGGATCATTCAACAAGGTTCAAAATGCTAAGTTCTGGAAATCATCTGGAGCTTTGGGAACAGGAGAAACAGTTAAGTTCGTCGGTCACGTAACCGCTTATCCCCAGCCAACAACTGGAGATAGCTCTTACGCATCAGCCGATGTCCTAACAGCATCACCAGGTTCAGCAAATGTGTCATTTGGTGGCGACCTAGCCGGTAACATTACTGGAGTAGGATACTCTGACTTCATTACGCTACAGTTGCGAACAACATCTGCGGCAGAAGCAGGAGACACCAATACATTCACATTTACTCTGACTTACGACGAAAATTAGTTTGACATCTAATGAGAATTGATATATAATATCAATTAATATGTCAAAAAAGCAAGAGATTCAGGTTCAGTTTTTAAGATGGTTAGCGGGATTTTGGGATGCAGATGGTTGCTTTTCAATTGCCTTGGCAAAACAAAGGACAGCTAATAATTACTTAGCAGTAAAACCAGTTGTTAGCGTAGGACAGAGGGGCGACCATGACTGGATTATTAAGTATATTTATAAAAAACTAGGGTTTGGTCGCACTTATCTTATAAATAGGGGCGCTATTATAAGTAAGGCGACATGGCAAACTACTAAAATTGATGACGCTATCAAAATTGCTAAACTGCTTGAACCTTATTTAATAATTAAAAAAAGGAAGGCACAGCGATTTATAGAAGCATTAGAGCTTTGGAAGAATACAAAACATAAAGTTGATTTTAGATCACAGGGAAAAAAATTAAGAACCAAAAAGGATATACTTAAAGTAATCAAAATCGCTACCACCTTAAATGAAGATAGACAAGAAAAAAGATATAAAGATTATAAACGATATAAAGATTGGAAAAAGTTAATTAATGAATGGTACGATGAGAACTAATAGTTTAAAGTAAAAGGAGTATTATCATGGCAAAACGCATACCAATTAATCCTTTAGATAAGACGTTTGCTGGATTAATGAGAGACGCTGCTAAGGCTTTGCGAAAAGGTGACAAAAAACTTCTTGCGAAAACCAAGAAGGAGTTTGCCGAAGACGCAATTAGTCTCTTTTATAATCAAGAGAGCGATGTTATCAGAGTATTAAGAAAGGACTGTCCGCCTATTGACTTTCCTGTAAGTAAATATTCGGGCTTGCCTAAAAAGTAAAAGTTAACGGTCATTTGCAATACAATGCGCCGA